TTTCGATTTAAACGCGATTGGGACATTAATGCATATACTCTGGAAGGGGAAGTGGTTCTTTATTCCAGCGGTTCTGCTTGTACTTCTATATAAACCTATCTATTGGACAGTTCTGAATGTGTGGTGCTGGTTATATGGACTCATCTACTGATTGGCCATTTCCAACTCTGTGGGTATATGGCGATTCATTCGCCTGTGAACCTTCACGATGGGCAAAGATTCTTTCGGATAAACTAGGTTGGTACAAGATATCTAATTATGGATGGCCTGGCGGTTCATTGGAAAAGACTAGTATCAGTATAAGTGATACCTATTCAATGTGGGAACCGAAAGATGTAGTGGTTGTTTGTTTGACTGAGGTGCATCGTATCGATGGTTTTTCGCCTGGCAATCATAATCAAGATAGACCAGTTCGTAAATTGAACACCGCGTTACGCAATCATATGATTTATTCCTTATCTTATTTAAAGGATATATCCAGTTTGCGTGCCTTGGTGGTACTGGACGGATTCAAGGATGATTCCAAGGCGAATAGAAGTGTGACCATGCCCGCGAATATGATATACAGCGACAAGGGTTCGCTCATGGAAGTAGCACAGGGAGAGATAAAAGACTTTCAAGCACAATCAATGGGTGTAGACTCACGAGAGAACCATCTGTCCCCAGTAAATCACGAGATTCTCGCTGACAAGGTGCTTTCTGCGATAGAATCGGGGCAAAATATTGACTTATCAGAGGGATTTCAGCGTAAAATCTTCGATATTTGAGAAAAAAAATTCAACTTTTTTGCTTTCCTTTGGAAAATCAATGGCTTACGGAGGCAGCTTTTTCTTGACATTTGCCCCAATATATGTGATCATGATCCTGTAATCAATTGAGAGAGGTTAAAAATTATGGCTTATGTGTCCCAAGAAAAGAAAAAAGAACTTGCGGTTGGTATCAAAAAGGTACTGAAAAAGTACAAGATGAAAGGTACTATCGCGGTTAACAATCATTCTACTTTGGTTGTCAATCTAAAGTCTGGAGTCATCGACTTCAAGGCGCAAAACGAACATTATCAAGTTAATCCTTACCATATCGAGAATCAATGGACGGGCGTTGCAAAAGACTTCCTAGTCGAATTGCTTGCCGCCATGAAGGGCGATGATTGGTTTGACAAGTCTGATATCATGACCGACTATTTCCATGTCGCGTGGTACAATGATATTAACATTGGTAAGTGGAACAAGGCTTACGAACTAACTGAGGCAGCGTAGAGTATGTCACTATGCCTTCGCGTGACAGGTGGCAATCGATATCAAAAACAATTGGTATTCGGGACGGTTCGATTTGGTATGAACCGTCTTTTGCCGAACATACGCAAGCTTGATGTGAATGTACATATTAGGGATTTCAAGAACGACACTTCAATTGGGTATTGCACAGATGACTCTGCTGACCCAGAAGATTTTGTCGGCAAGTCCCCTAGACGATTTCAGATTGAAATATCAAAAGACTTGAACTTGACGGATTTTATCAAATGTGTTCTGCATGAATTCATCCACCTCAAGCAGTATGTGCTGGGTGAGATGGTTGATTTGGATACAGGCAAAAATGGTCGAACACGGTGGAAGAAAAAAGTGATATCGCGTAAGGTAAAATATCATGACCAGCCTTGGGAGAAAGAGGCGTATCGACTTGAAAGCAAATTACTCTGGGAGTGCCTAGAGGAACAAGAGTTTTTGACAGGTAATATAACAGCACAGGGAGTAGCAAAATGATAAGATGGTTTCTAGGATTCTTTTTAGTGGTAGGTAGCGTTGGTGGTTTGGAACAAAACACAATGTCTATCTCAGAAACAATGGCATTTGCCGCCATGGGTCTTGCGCTCATGGGATGGGCAACATACGATTTTAATATTAAGTACGGAGAAGATGTATGATTCGAGTAAAAAACCAAAACCGTAAACAGGTGATTGACCTTGATGGGCCTGACGGTAATGCTTTCGTTCTAATGGGTACTGCCCGTGGCGTATTGCGAAAAGGTGGTTCCAATGACTTCTGTGAATTGGTTCTAAAAGAAATGCAATCAAGTGACTACACCAATCTAGTCAAGACTTTTGACAAGTACCTTGGTGAGTACTTCACTCTTGAGACTTCTAACGAGGAGTTATTGGAGTCATTGTCTTGAGTGGGTTGACATACTTGAAAGAGATTACGGTGTGGGAAGACAATACAAAAAACCACACCTACATCTTTGATGAGAAGAATCAGAATGTTGGTTATATCATCACAGGAACCAAGAAAGAAATCTTCTACAAGAGACCTTCCAAGTTGTTTAGTAAGGCGCGTAGAAAGTTTGTAAAGGTAAATCCATCATGGGTATGATGCACATGGGCGGTAGCCTTCGATACGATATGTCTGGGCGTAAGCGTAAGGCATATAAGAAGAACAATCCAACCAAGCGTAAGACTGTCTTTAAGTCTGAACCTATGAAGTCTGTTCCTCATTATCGTCTTGATGAGATGAATGAACACAGGCGAAAGTATCCATCGCTTAATTCTATGGCACCAACAAGTGGCACTAAGGATGATAAGTGGATACGACAGAAGCAAGAAATTTCATCTGGTTACACGGTTGCACCAGCATACAATAAAGGTGCGTATCAAGTAATCGGTAAATCCAATATAAAAGACATTGGAAAATAATTGAAAAAAACGCTTGACATTTGCAAAAAAGATCAGTATAATGGTTGAAACTTGTATAAATAAACATGCGGTGGACGGTATTCGTACAATCCGTTTCCAACGGACAAGGTTAGGTGAAACTCCTAGACGCCGCTCCAATTTAACAGTTGTAGTCCTAGGCAAAGACTCCATCCTGTCACACTATAAACTGCCTCGACTGAACATTGATAGCCATGTAATGATGCATCAAGATAGTATGTCGTTAAACCATAAGGAGCCCTGAGCAGTGGCGCATGGTAACACACAGACCGAAAAAGGCTCAGTCCATCAGACTACAGAGGGCAGTGATGGCCTCGCATAACACAGATGGACAAAGAGAGCTGGGCATCTCTCTTCATCCTAAACTGCCCACTTTTATAGAAGGACAAAAACAATGAAATACTTGAGTATATTAGTTGTGTGTATTATGATAACAGCATGTAGCGGAAGAATAAATCTTATCGCTGAATTACCAAAAGACCAAGACTTAGATGTTTCCATTAAAACATCAACTTCTGGTAAGCTGCACGATAGTACTACACCAACAGCAGAATGAAAGGACGAGAAGATTTGCCTTTCATACGCACCGAACTTTTGTTACGATGCGACTAAATGAATTTGTGGATGGTTAACACTTTAAGTTAACTTTATTATTGAAAACGGAGTATAGTATGAAAAAAACTTCACAAGCGAAAAAGGTTATTTCAGCCTTGCAGAAAACAGACCAAGGTCTGACTGCTAATGAAATGAAAAATAGGTTTGGCGTAACTAATGCGAGAGCATTGGTGACACACCTTCGTCAGAATGGTTTCGCCATTTATTTAAACAAAACCCCAGCGTATACTGACAGGAATGGCAATGTACGAAAAGGTGTCTCACGATACCGTTTGGGAACACCTTCTAGGGCAATTATTGCCGCTGGATACAAAGCTCTTGCAGCTTCTAGAGGTCTAGTAGCTTAATAAGAGTTTAACGAACCGTTAACCAGACACAAATGGAATAAAGGGCGACTTAGGTTGCCCTTTTTTTTAGCTTACTTTTACAAAGAAAGAAGATTGGTCAACATCTGAACTCGCGTACCTAAACATCTTTGTTATAAGGTCGTGTTGTTTCTTCTTACTTGCACCAGTTGAATTGAATGCCTCTAGGAATGTTAGGCAGATAGACTTAGACATTCTAAAGTTATCACCCTGTTCGTGGTTTGCCCACTCTTGTAGAAAGACCTTTTCTGATACTAGGTCAATTGATGGTTTACTTTTAGAATTAAACTTCTTGTAGATTTCATATGCCTTTGATGGCCACTTCTTATCAGACTTGATAGAAGATAGAAATGCTTTCTCAGAACCTTTTCCATTGTAAATATCATTATTGAATACTTGTTTACAATAGAAGTCTACATTACCCCCACCTATTTTACCACCAGCGGCTGCACCACCCTTAATCTCACCCTGCCATGAAGTATCACCACCGAATGTTCTAAACTGTATCTCACCCCCACTCGTGTCTATGTAGATGTCTTGGGAACTAAAGAAGTCCCCAGTTTTACCGAACTTGAAACTACCGTATGTAAATGTATCTCTATTTTCTAGTTGCGTTGGAGTATTGAATTCTTTACAAGTAGCAGGCGAGTTCTTGCCTATTTTCTTGAGTGATATACCAAGAAGTTTGCCTGCCTTTGCGAGTTTTAATACTTGTGCATTTAACTCACCCCAACTAGATGTGCTTTCTGATAAAGGTTTTTCTAAAGCACCAAATGTAGTTGCCCATATATCGCCTGGATTCCATTTGTCATGAGAGAATGACCCTGGCGCCTGTGGGTCATCTGAAGCTTTATCTATTTTATGGCACTCTGCTTTGGCATTATACAAATTATTCATGAATGGTGACCCTCTATGAAAATGTACAGCACCATTCTTAGTCATTTTCCTACCATACTTTTCCCATAGTTTATTCGCGGTCTTTATATAAACATCCGTTTCAATCCAATCAGAAGGCCCTTTACTCAAACAGTCTGCAAGTGATTTGTCGGTGTGGGCAAACTTAGCTGATGATTTAAGTTGTGCTGGTGATACTGATTCGCATTTATTCTTCTTTACATTGAATACATACGCATTATAGAAACATTGTAGGCTTTCTGTTAGTGCGGTATCAGCTGCACCGCCGCCAGAACCACCACCGCCACCGAAATCCTTATCCTTGAATATCTGTGACCGTCTTGCTTCTTTTGTTTGTCGATTGACTTTATAGGTTAGTATTTCGGCTTTTCTATCATAAGATATGCCGATTACTTTTGTACCAGACGCAGATGAACCTACGACAAATGGTTTTTTGTCTTTTATTTTTAGGTCGAATATGTCTAACCGCGACTCACCAGCGTAATCGCCAGCGGAAGACTTTTTTCGCATGTCATCTGCTGATAGTGTGGGCATCTTATCTTCCCTGTCCCCTATATTTCTTATAAGACCTTTTTTTGTGCTTGTTCATCGTAGATGTATTAATTTTAACACTACGCCCTCGTCCACCTATACCTTGAGATGTACCCTTTTTTGTTGGTTCATGTACATGTACCGCGTTCCATTTTCTAGCCATTCACTTCTCCATTTTAATTATTGTTCAGCAAGTGGATTTGCAAGCGCCTCTTCGATTTGTTCTCGTATAGATTTTCTAATCTCAATAAGTTCCTTACTAGTATCTCTTTCAAGTTCGTATAGTCTCTTATCGGAAGCTCGCACATCCGAAAACAGCGATTGCATATCGCCGTCTATTCTATTTATAGACTCTCTGGATAGACTTGTTATGGACTCTTGAGCTGCTAGAGTAGTGTTCTGAGACTCAATTCTTTCCTCTAGGATTGATATTCTCTCTTCTATACCCGACAAATCTGGTGCTTCGTAGGTAGTTATTGCTTCTTGCATGTCTTCATATGTCTTATACACCTCAAACGCACCATATAGTCCCCCTATTAGCGCTCCAAGTGCGGAAAGAATTACAAATACTCGCCCACCTTTGATTGTTACTCCACCGATTTCTATTTCTGTACTCATTCGTATTGACTCCTAATCATTTTTCGGATTGTTCCGTGATTACTTTTAGACAAATTGTATATTAATCTCGCGTTATCGTCAAGTTTATTTTCATAAACAATGTAATTGACATTATAAAAGTCTCCATCTGTTAAATTTGACTCGTAATATGAACCTAAATCTACCGAACTCTGAAGTGAAGCGATTGCTTTTGTCTGTCCAGAAGCAACTTTGTTGGAATTTTCCATTTTTTGTTGTGCCACTTGTTCTGAAATAACCTCGGCAAGAGATTTTCGTGGCGCCTCTTGCTCTGGTTGTACCGTCATTGTCTCTACTGGTATGATTGTTACACCCACGATTGGGTTCCCTGTAGAGATTAAATTATTTTCTATCTCCATTTGCATTTGTTCCGACTGTGTTTCTACTGACATTTCGTTGATTTCTGCATTTTGTTCTAGTGTTTCTACTGTAATTCCACTCATATTAGAGAAAATTTGCGTATCTGCACTAAAAAATTGTTGATTCATCATGCTTACATTGTTTTGTGATGAGGTAAAAGCACTTTGTTGTTCATTTTGAGCAGTTTCGATAGTTTCTGAAACTTGGCCAGGGCCAGAATCAGCAGCGCCGATTGATTTTCCCGATTGACTTTGACTATTTTCTTGTGATTGACTACCTTGGTTACTCTGGGATGACTCTTGACTCATTGAAACCGCGTTTGCACTAATTTTTAATGCATTTTTTGTCTGTGCCATTGCTATTCTTGTTGCGAGAGGTGAAGTTTTTGGTTCAGATGTAGTTTCGGTGGTCTCTTCCTCCAAAATATCTTCTTCTAACAATAATTCATCGGTTTCTTCTACGATATCTTCTTCTAAAATCTCTTCAAACAACTCTTCAATCAATTCCTCTTCTATAATCTCATCTAAAAACTCTTCTTCTTCAAACAGTTCTTCAAGATACTCTTCAACCTCCTCCACATTTACCTCAATTTCCTCCACGATATCGGCTTGAAGGTCTTCAAGGACTGTGAGTTCTGGTGACTCAGCAAGGGGTGCGGAGAGAAAGTCCTCTGTGATAAGTATTGGTTCAAGATTGGATGAGGTAAAAAGGTCGAGCCCTTCGTCCTCCATAAAGAACTCTTCTGGAAGTCCTGTGAAGAACTCGTCTTCTTCATCGATTCCTGTATATTCTTCGTCTTCGATGTATCCGTACATTGCTTCTTCGTCTTCATCTGTCATCCACTCCTCTTCTTCCGTCATTTCTTCTAGTTGGTTTTCTACAAATGCTTCATAGTAACCGTCACATCCGTCATCATACAATGGGTCTAGGTCGCATTGTAAGTCATCGTAAGCATCTTGATACCCATCACACTCAGTAGAATAGAAAGAATCACTCTCACATTGTTGTGCTAGGAACGCGGCTGCATAACCATCACAGTCTTGACTAGATAATGGGTCATATGCACAAGCTAAACCTTCACTTTGATATGATTTAGTCCCAGCATTTCCTGCCGCTGTACCATAGATGTAGTTAGCTTGTTGATTTGCAAAATATTCGTGTTGTACATACTCATCTTCTGATATATCACCCATTACACCTATGAATACACTATGATTCTTAATTAATAAATCGCCGTACTCCATCGCGTAATCGCCAGATGGAAGTATCTCTAAACTAAATGTGTTCTCGTGGTTCTTATTATATTCTTCTATTCTCACCCACCAGTATTTTGTTCCATCGGCACTAGTCTTAGAATAGAATCCCCCATCACCATCTTTTTGTATTAGGTCTGTCCAGAAAGGTGCTATTGCATAACTAAACTTGTCTTGTTTGTTTGCTGCTATGTTTGCAACTTCTAATCCGTTACAACACCAACCCTTGTCTGGCCAACTTTGAAAATTAAAGGTAGTTGGATTTCTAAACATGACAACACCATTTGCCATCATCCAAGAGTTAGTATAATTCTCTCCATAGAAAGGAAATGTATGTCCTAGTGGTACATTCGCGTAACAGTCATCACATATAGTATGAGAAGTCGCATCTGAAGGAGGCGCAGTATATTGTCCAGCAGCTGGAGCTGCCAGACACAATAGTAATCCAAATAATAATGTTTTTATCTTACCCATATTGATAATATTGTAAAACAGATTAAGAAAACTGCAAGTACGCCTCCTCCAGCGATACCTATAATTTGCATAGTTTCTATTAAATCTGCTCTCCGTTTCCTTTTCTCTTGTCGCAGTCGTTTATCTTCTTCTGCTTCTTCTCTTATCCTATCCGCTCTTAGTTTTAGTATTTCTTGCCAAGTTCCAAATCCAAATCTCATATCAATGAGGTTTTTCATCTCTTCAATTTGTTCGTTAGCCAACTTCGCGTCAATAACAGCATGGGCGGCACTTTTGGTTTGACCCATCATGCTTTTATTTCCCCACCTTTCTTTGTTTATCTGTTGTTGACCATTTAAAGCATTGTCAACCATATCAAAAATTTGACTTATGTCTTGAGCGGTATTAATATTCTTTTTAATAAACTCAACACTTTGTTGCACCAAAGCAATTCCCGCCAATGCGGTTGATACTGGTTCCATAGTGGATATCCTTATTCGTCAATTGTACACACCTCTTCATCGGGATTTAACTGACAGAAGTCATCCTTCTTGTAGACATTATATTCTACTTTTCTTCCTTGTTTATCTCTATACCATCCAGCGACTTCTTGTTCCTCAATGAGAGAATCTTTAGGTGCTACAGCAGGATGCATCTTCCATGCATTTAATGCCTCATCACCTATCTTACCTCTATATGGGCAGGGCGTGCCGGCCATTAGCATCGCATTGAACACGCGAGCATCTTGGCACATCAAAGATACAGCAGCTACCTTCATCCCCATGTCGTATAAACCGCGGCTTAATTTAATCCTTTCGCAGTTTTCATCTCGTACTGTTTTACCAGCACTAATACCAAATACTTGAGTTTGTACCGCTCCACCGACACCTGTGGTACATAAGTCTTGTGAATAAGACCCACCTATTGCCGGCGCAATAGCGCTCGGGGGCGGCGACTTAATTTCTTGTTTTATTTTCTGGTCTGAGTGATTTACATTAATGTTTTCATTCTTGTTATTTGATGTAACATTTGAGTCACTCGTGCTTGTACTAGTATTAACATTATTGTTAGTATTGTTATTGGTGTTACTGGTCGTAGTATTATTAGTAATGTTACTTGTGTTATTACTTGTGCTGTTTGAAGTAACATTACTAGTATTATTATTCGTGTTGTTTTGAGTCACCGTACTATTAGAAGTAACATTACTGTTATTGGTGTTTACATTAGTATTGTTACTAGTGCTATTGATAGTATTATTATTGGTGTTAATATTGGTGTTGGTGCTAGTTCCAGTATAAGTCGTATTGTTGTTATTATTATTCGTGTTCGTACTCGTGCCAGTATAAGTTGTGGTGTTCACATTGTTATTATTATTGGTATTAGTATTTGTGCCAGTATAAGTTGTGGTGTTCACATTGGTGTTATTATTGGTATTCGTTTGAGTACCAGTTGTAGTTGTAGTATTATTATTGGTGTTGTTGTTAGTGTTGGTGTTATTCGTAGTGCTGTTAACTGTGCTATTCGTAGTTGTGTTAACAGTACTAGTTGTGTTATTAGCCAGAGCTGGCCCTGCTATCAACAGCATGCCAAAAATAAGACATATCTGCTTCCTAAATTTCATTTTTCTCCTCTATTGGAATGTTTAACAAACCATTACCAAACTAAGGAATTCGCTTGACTTCCTCTCTCACTTGTGGTATAGTATACCCTACTATGCGACTATTTATAATAGGCGCTTTGCAGAGCGATATAAATAGTTAACATGAATATCTTAGGAAGACTTATGAGACCGACACCAATTAGTTTATTAGTTGGTCAGACTATTGCTCAACTTTCAGTTATACCCATGTTTTTCATTGGTACACCTGTGACTTGGGCGATTTGTGCATTTATGTACTTTGGAATTATGACCTTTGGTATCACAATGGGATATCATAGATACTGGAGTCATTATAGTTTCAAATGTTCAAAATGGTTAGAATATGTCATGATGTTTTTTGCCCACATTATGATGGTTGGCCCAGCACTAGCATGGGTTGCTCAACATAGGGAACATCATGTACACGCGGATACAGATAAAGACCCTCACTCTCCAGAGTATCAAGGATTCATTCGTTGTTACTACTCTCAAGTGATGTCTTTACCTAAAATGCAGTATGTAAAGAAAGATTTGTTAAGGAATGATTTATGCAAGAAACAACATCGATATTATTGGCAGTTATTGTGCTTATGGGGATTTACTTTATTTACAATTGGTGGTATTGAAACAGTAATATACGCATGGTTAGCTCCCGCTGGATTTGCTAAGTTGATAGGTTCATTAGTATTCATACATTCACATAGAGGTGGGAAACCTCATAGTGATTATTGGTTAGGAATGGTTACATTTGGTGAAGGGTTTCACGCGAAACATCACGATGAACCGTGGAGTTGGAATTTTCATCCTTGGGATATAGGTGGAAAAATTATTCGGTTATTAAAACATGCTTAGAAAAAGAGATTTACCCACAGTTGCAAAACTGGATATTGAATTTGATATTGACAAAATAAAACATTATATAGACTCATTAGACCAAGGTGGTTGGGGTGATGTATACGAATCAAACGAAGGAATCACAAATTTCGCTAACGCGGATTTTATAAGAGGACTTGAATATAATGATTTTAAAGAATACCCTTGTCAATACCTTAGACCAGAATACTGGGAAGAAATGAAGAACCCTAGTCTTGATTTAGGAAAAAGTAAAACAGAGGTTTATAAAAACAAACACGAAAGAACAAATAAACTTTCACCAGTTGGTAATGAACATATGTGGGACTATGACATGCCTCATTATAAAGGTAGTTATATTCATAGACACATAACAGAAAACTTTAAGGCGGAGTCCTGTAGAACCAGAATACATTGGTTACCAAAAGGAAAAGAAATACAACCTCATATAGATTATGATGCTTCTTATGCGGTTAGAATTGTCGTACCCATATCTGGTACGGACAATGTTATAAATGCCTTCTGGCCAAAAAACCAGAGGGAAGAATATAACCTAAAAGCAGATGGTTCAGCTTATTTTATAAACATCGGTTACAAACATGCCGTTGAACATAATGGAAGTGAAGATAGAATTGCTTTGTTATTTACATTGAAGAGCCAAGAAGATGTGGAAAATTACGCCATACGAAAAGAAACATAAAAAACATTGGGAAAAATTCAGAGAACAAGCTCTCGCGGAAGACAATGACTCTCTCATTGAAGAGAAGTTAGACCCCGATAATCTTAATGGAGTATTTCATCTTTTATGGGAAGATGGAAAACTTGCCTCCTGTCAAGCGGCCGAGGTTGACCATTATACGGACAACCCCACCGCATTAAGAATGTGTAGATTGCACACATTAAAAGAATTTAGAAGAACTACTTATGGGATGCCTCTCACGAGATATCAGATACAATGGGCGAAGGAGAATGGATACAAACATCTCTGGGCTTCTATTGATGTTAATAGAACTGGTTATAACGCGATATGGCAAAACAAAAGGAAGTCACCAAATTATCAAGATTGGAAAGAAGACTTTGATACTTGGTGGAAAGATATAATATGGAACAAAAAGTATATGTTTAAGGTTGACCCTGTAGCAGAATATTACCAGTACATCTATGTTATTAATTTAGTGGACGAGGAATTCATTCCTAAAAAGAATGTTGTTCCTTTTAATTTGGAGATAAGAAATGAACATTGAACATGAAACAGTAGCACGATGGTTTAATTATGTTAGAGAAAAATCAAACCCTCGATTCACAGAATGTTTTTGGGATACGCAACTAAAATCTAAAGCAGAAATCATAGACAATATACCCCAAGACCTTCACGGAAATTTTTATATTTTTGGTGGATGGTATGGAGTACTTGCACATTTGCTTAATGATAACATAATTGCAAATGAAATATATTCAATCGACATTGACGAACAATGTAAAGAAATTGGCGACATATATTTTCGCAATTCAAACCTAACTTATGTAACGGCAGATATGAAAGACTATCAGTACCCCAGAAAACCAGATGTCGTTATAAACACTAGTACAGAACATGTACACCAACACTCTTACTCTTTCTGGTGGCACAATATTCCAAAAGATACTTTTTATATAGTACAAGGAAATAACCTTGATATACCAGAACATGTTCGTTCATTTAAATCACTTGAATACTTTTTAGAGTGGAACCTATGTACGAATGTAACTTATAAGTCAGCAATAGAATTGCCTGGCCCTAACAACTCAACTTACACTAGATTTACAGCAATGGGGTACAAAGAATGAATGTCGCAATAATTGGTTACGGATTTTGTGGGAAGGCTACTGAAAGAATACTTAGGGGTGTCAAAGAAATCTCAAGAATACAAATAGTAGACCCCAAATACAATGCAAAGATATCACCAGATGAATGGGATTTAATTGACTATGCATTTGTGTGTGTTCCAACACCACTAGTACAGAACTATAGTGTAATGGATCATTTTTATAGTGGTAATGAGTTTGATATGTCTATTATACACGAAGCAATAGAAAATGTACCAGATAGAACAAGAATAGTCATTCGTAGTACAGTAGGCCCAGATAATTTAGAAGAAGGTTGGATTCATTGGCCTGAGTTTTTGCGAGAAAAAAATTGGGAAGAAGATTCAGATGACAAGTCAATACCTTTTATCATTGGTGCTGATGGTGATACACAAGCAGAAATAGAGACTTGGTTTATTAATCGCAAAACAATATTTGTTTCCCCAAAAACAGCTGCGATTTATAAGTTATCTAGAAACGCGATGTTAGCTGCTAAAGTAACTATGGCAAACTATATTCATAAAGTATGTGTAGAAGAAAACATAGAATATAAAAATGTATCGGGGTTGTTGAAGGAACATGCAAACCTTGGAACCTCACATTGGGATGTGCCAGGCCCAGATGGAGAATATGGTTTTGGTGGTTCTTGTTTTCCAAAAGATACCACACACTTTGCTTCGATATTAGGCAATCAGAGTAATATCTTTACTCATGTTTTGAGGTGTAATGAACGAGGTCGCTAAATACCTAGATGACATTACAAGAAGAAACAATGCGATAGGAAAAGGTTTCTGTGTATTAAAGTGGTGGCATTTAGAGATGCATCTGGGAACAGGTAATTATCATTCTTGTTTTCATTGTCCACAACAAAACCTTAAACTTGATGAAGATATGCACAATACTCTTCACAAGATGCAACAAAGAAAGACCATGCTGGAAGGCGGTAGACCAAATGAGTGTTCTTACTGTTGGAAGGCAGAAGATGTTGGTGCTGTAAGTCCTAGAACAACTCTCACTCCAATATACACACAGATGGAAGAGGACATCATTGAAACCACCGCTAACTTAAAGTGGGATGAATATGTGTATCCAAAATACTTGGAAATGAGTTTTTCAAACACATGTCAAATGAAATGTTCTTATTGTGCTCCATCTCTAAGTTCTACCTTGTTAAAAGAAATAAAAAAAGAAGGCGCGTATCCTCTTGCAGACCCAGAGAACAGAGGTCAATATGAATTAAATGGGACAGAAGAACTTTATAAGGATGATGACAACCCCTTATTAGATAAGTTCTGGGATTGGTTTAGTGAGGCAAGAAAACATCTTAACACTTTAAGAATAACTGGTGGAGAACCCCTATTGCATAAAAGTACATTTGATATGATGGACAGGCTGCGTGGAGAGTCTATCAACTTTCATGTAAACAGTAACTTATCGATATCTAACAGAAGGGTAACAGAAGCATGTAACTTGTTACCAGCAAACTCTAAAGTGTATGCTAGTGTAGATACATTTGGAAAACAAGCAGAGTGGATTAGACACGGACTTAACTGGGACTTGTTTGACCAGAATGTACTTACTGTTATTAATCACAAAATCCCATTAAGTTTTATGACAACTTTTTGTTTATTAAGTATACCTAGATTTAAAGACTTCTTATATTATGTTGTACAACTAAAAGATATAGGGGATGTATTGATTGATACACCTTTTATGACAAACCCACCTCACCTATCATGTCTTATAATGGATGATGATATGAGAGAAACATTAGAAGATAGTTATCAGTTTATGTCATATAACAAAGAGTTTAATCACGCGGAAGTTGTAAAATTTGAAAGATTACTCAAGTGGGTTGACGCAAATAGATTTACTGGAGAACGCCTAAATAGTCACAGGAAGGATTTTAAAACATTTGTCGATGAACATGATAAACGAAGAAACACTAACTGGCACGAATCGTTTCCAGAGTTGACATATTTTTATGAGTTATGTGATGGCTGAAAATAAACCCAATGAGTTTTGGATTGAACAACTAAAGCATAAAAGAGAAAAGATTAATCAAATTAGTCCCTCTTTTTGTTCTGCTAAATGGTTACAGACTACTCTTTATTTACAGAATGGGTACAATCACTCTTGTCACCATCCCTCGCCTCACAAAATACCAGTACAAGAAGTATTAGAGAATCCAGCAGCTCTTCATAATAGTAAGTACAAAAAAGAACAAAGAGTTAAGATGTTAAATGGCGTAAGGCCAAAGGAGTGTGATTACTGTTGGAAAATAGAAGACCAAGGTAAAGACCATTTCTCTGACCGCCATTATAAGACTGCTGATTGGTGGTCATGGGACAAGGTTAATGTTATTGCAACTGATAACCCCACTAAAGATGTCTATCCAACATACCTAGAAGTATCGTTTTCAAATGCATGTAATTTCGCGTGTGCGTATTGTTCACCAGAGATTAGTTCTAAGTGGATGAAGGACATAGAAAAGAATGGTGACTATCCTGTACAGTTTGGTTCTGGTAACTTGGACTATTTAAGACAAGTAGAAAAGTTCCCATATAAACACTCTGACCCAAATCCATATGTCGATGCATTTTGGAAATGGTTTCCAGAAGCCCTTCCTCATTTGAAAGTATTCCGAATGACAGGTGGCGAACCTACCATGAGTAAGGATGTATGGAAAACTTTGGACTACATATATGAAAATGCAAACCCAGAATTGTCTATTGCAATTAATAGTAATCTAGGTACACCACCAGAATTAATAAAGCGACTTGTTGACGCAGTAAATAAATTAAAAGATAAAGTAAAACAAATTGAGATATATACAAGCGCAGAAGCAATAGGAGAACAAGCAGAATACATTAGAGATGGAATGGATTATGATTACTGGCGGCGCAATGTAGAAAAGGTATTATCAGAAACAGATGCCAATGTTGCGATTATGACTACATTGAACATATTAAGTATGACTACCTTTGACCAGTTTATCGAAGACATCATGCAGTTAAGAATCAAATATAATAAAGATTTAGCAAACAATAGAATACCGCTAAGTATAAACTATTTGAGATTCCCACCCCACCTACAATGCACCTTGTTAGACAGGAATACGAGAATATCGTATGCATCTGATTACGAATTGACCGCGAAGGTTTGGTTGAAATATAATTCACCAGACAAGTTTGCAAGAATTTATTTGGAAGAGTATGACCAGATACAAAGGTTTTGTGAATACCTAAGACAAGAACACGAAGGTGCTGAAAAATATAGAGCAGACTTTGTAAATTATATAAAAGCCTACGATATCAGAAGACAGAAAAACTTTAGCAAAACTTTTCCAGAATATGAACATTTATTGGAGTGGTGGGATGCCTAAAAAATACATTCATGTAAACATGCACAAAATTCGTGCTAATAAAAAACATGGAACAAACGAACCTGTTCTTACAGTAAAAGAAGGAAGAAAAAATACTTATGGACATAGTGTAAAGATACATGGCCCGAGTGAAGTGATATATGGTGGTAATGATAAACCATTGTTACCCTGTGGGGCAAGAGTTGTTATAATGACAGAAGCGGAGATTGAAATTGAATAAAGAATATGATTTGATAAAGTATCGTAAAGACATCCTTGATACTAAGTCAAAGAGTTTTTGTGGTGCGAAGTGGTACAACGCCACCACATGGTTAGGTAGTGGTACTACTGCTAGTTGTCATCACCCTCCAGCACATAAGATTCCGTTACATGAGATTGCAGCTGACCCATCTGCTATTCACAACACGCAACATAAGAAAGCAATGCGTAAGATGATGCAACGCGGAGAAAGACCGCGTGAGTGTGAGTATTGTTGGAAAGTTGAGGACATGGGTAATGATGCAGTTAGTGACAGAGTTTTTAAATCAATCATATACACCAATGAAGATTTAAAGAAGGCGCACGAGGCAGACTTTAACGATAACACATTACTAAAAACATTTGAAATTGCATTTGACCGAACATGTAACCTTGCTTGTTCTTATTGTAACTCTAGTTTCTCTACTACATGGGCGAAGGATATAAAGAAACATGGCCCTTATCAAAACATGGTATCAGATGGTGCAGCCGCTTTTCAACATGACGGTGCGTGGGCAGACCCATATGGGAAAAGAGAAGAAAATCCATATGTAACTGCTTTTTGGGATTGGTGGGAAGATGGACTATCAAAAAGTCTTGAGGAATTAAGAGTTACAGGTGGAGAACCGTTAATGTCTGACCAAGTATGGAAGTTGTTTGATTGGTTTGAAAATAATCCATCTGATATGCGATTTGCAGTAAACTCTAATCTTATTGCGAAGAAAAGTATTGTTGATAGATTGATAGAGAAGTCACAAGGTGTTAAGAAGTTTCATCTTTACACCAGTTGTGAAGCAACAGGAAAACAAGCTGAGTATATAAGGGACGGACTTGACTATGAACTTTGGACTAGTAATATAACAAGATTTATTAAAGAAGGTAATTATGAAGGCATCAATATAATGATGACTATTAATAGTTTGTGTTTGTTTAGTATAACAGACTTCTTAGATGATGTATTCAAACTGAAAGAATTGACAAAAAGTAAAACACCTGTGTTTAGTGTTAACCTATTGAGATTCCCTAGTTTCCAAAGTCCACTATCACTACCAGACCATATCAAAGATTACCTTAGAGAGAATCTATCTAACTGGTATGAAGAAAACAAAGACAGACCATACTGGCATGATTTTGAAAAGGCGAGTGTTGAAAGGTTAATAGACTACCTTGTAATTGTTGACGCGCCACATAGAAGGACTAGTGATAAGATGACATTGTGGAGAGACTTTAAAACTTTCTACAATCAATACGATGAAAGAAGAGATAAAAGTCTATCTGTATTTCCAGAGATTCTTACAGATTGGGTGGACACTATTCCAGATACAGAAACTAAACCAATTACAATTATGCCAAGTGGGGACAGTACAGAACAGTACGCAGATGACCCCGATTTAAAAAAGATTGCAGAGGAGGAAGGATGGGTATTAAAACCAGACAACAAAAACATAGACGAAGCTTTGGGGGACTACGATAAATGAAGATATTAATGACAGGTTCCTCTGGTTTTATTGGGTCGCATTTAAAACCATATTTAAACGACCACGAAATATATCACCTAGAAAGTGATTTAAGACATCATGAATTGGTTAGAACTGAGGTTAAAGATTTTCAACCAGAGATGATTGTACACCTTGGAGCAAGGACAGAAGTTGAACAAAGTTTTTATGAACAGATAACATTCAGCGAAATTAACTATGTTGGTAGTGTAAATCTTATTGAAGTCTCAAGAGAGATTCCTAATTTCAAGAACTTTGTTTTTGCGAGTACAATGGAAGTATATGGCCCGCAACCAAAACATACGGTATGTGACCATCTTACTACCCCATATCCAAATGCACCGTATGCCGTTGCCAAGTATGGGGTCGAAAAATATTTGGAATATGCTGGTAGGTCTTATAGTCTTCCTTATACCATTATTAGACAGACTAACTGTTATGGTAGAAAGGACAATGACTTCTTTGTTACTGAACAGATTATAACTCAGATGTTGAACAATCCAGATGAAATACATTTGGGATATGCTGAACCATATCGTAATTTCATATACATTGATGATATGTTAGAGGCATGGACTGCCATTATTAACAATCCAGAAAAATGTAAGGAGAAAATATTTACCCTAGGCCCAGATAATCCAATTCAAATAAAAGACTATGTTGATATCATTGCTCAAAAAATAGGATGGGATGGAGAAGTGCATTGGAACACGAAACCAGAAAGGCCAGGCGAGATATATTGGTTAAACAGTAGTGGACAGTTATTAGAAGATACTCTGGGTTGGTCGCCCAAGGTGACTCTATCAGAAGGATTAGATAGAACAATTTCTTGGTGGAGAAATGTCGCTAAAAGATAGACCCTACCTATGTACCGCACCGTGGACTCATACTTATGTATCACCACAAGGAGAAAGAAGACTATGCTGTGCTAGCAGAGAAGAGGCCTCGTTCCAAAAACAATATTTAGATAGTGGTACTGCAAATGGTAAGTTTGCTCCACAATCTTTAGAAGAACATTGGAATGGTGACTATATGAAAGATATCCGTAAAAGGATGTTAGCAGGAGAAAAATTAAAACAATGTCAAGTATGCAATGACCAAGTTTTAAACCTACACACATATCGTCAATATTTTACTGAAACATTGTTCCCCCACAAAGTGAAAGACATTATAGCAACTACGCGAGAAGATGGGCATTACGATAAGATGCCAGTCTCGTATGATTATCGTATTTCAAATCTATGTAACTTTAAATGTCGTATGTGTGGGGAACAATTATCTTCTAGTTGGGAAGCAGAAAAAAAGAAACACAATCTTATTGATGTAAAACAAGACCCTTGGATGGAACCCACCACCAGAAAAAAGATATCTAAATTTCAAGATGATGTATTAGAAGAAGAATTGCAACGAGCAGTAGATAACAAAACTATAGAAGAAATATATTGGGTTGGTGGTGAACCATTGATGTTTGAAAGACATTGGACTGTTATGCAAGAACTAGTAGATAATGGACACGCGAAAAATGTTACTATTCGTTATAATACAAATCTAAGTAGAGTAAAATATAAAAACTATAACTTATGGGACATGTTACCACATTTCAAAAGTGTAAACATATGTGCTAGTATTGATGGTGCTTATGAAGTAGGTGAATATATTAGAGATGGATTAGTTTGGAGTGAGTGGATAGAAAACTTCAAGTCTGGTATGTTTTTGATAGACCAATTTGGAGATGATGCATTGGTGTTTGATGTAACTTTAACAACGCCAGGCTTATTTCATCTCGACAAACTAATTGATGTTGCTAGTTCTCTTGATATAAAATCATACTTTAAATTTACATATGCATTTGACCCTAGTGTTGTTATGTCACCGTTTTGTCTTCCCAAAGATGTACTTTTACCTCAAGTTGATTCATTAATGCAACACATAGAGGAACGACTAACATGGAAAACAAAAGTTTATAAGGATTCACTAGTTAACTTAATAAATAGAGAATCATTTGATGAACAATGGCCTGACACATATAAAGATGGATTGAAACGCGGAAAACAGTTTCAAGAATATCTTGATAATTTAAGAAACTCTAAACTGAAGTTTGTTGATACACTTCATGGTAACGCCGTGGATTGGTGGGATAGAATATGAGCGAAACATTTTGCCCTTTACCTTGGAATCATTTAGCAACTCATCCACATGGGATATGTACTCTATGTTGTGAATCAAACCAAGAACAAGGTCAATCGCAAGCTTTCAATGATACTAGAAATAAAGTTTTTAGAGAATTTTTGACATTGCAAAAAGTTGATGATTTTTCTGAGATTACTAATTCTGATAGTTTCAGTAAAGTTAGATTACAAATGCTCAATGGAGAAAAACCAATTGAGTGTAGCAAGTGTTGGGAAGCAGAAAGTGTAGGAAATAAAAGTAAACGATACTATGAAAGTCGCCGACTTCCTATGACTTTGAAACAAGCGAAAGAACTTACAAATGATGATGGAACATTAAAAGAGGTCAATTATGAATTTGTGGAATTACGCCTTGGTAATCATTGTAATGTTCAATGTCGTACTTGCAATCCTTATTCGTCTTCTAGGTGGTTAAAGGATTGGGATAGCATATATCCAGAAAGAAGAGCGTTACCAGAGTTTACTAGGAAGAGTAGTTTCAATTGGCCTTTGGAAGAAAATTTCTGGGAAAAACTTATTGACAAATGTAACGAATTAAGGTTGTTGTATATTAATGGTGGTGAACCTTTTCTTATAGACAAACATTTTAACTTTTTACAGACTTTAGTTGATAGGGGTATATCAAAAAATGTAGAGATAGTCTATTCTACTAACTGTACAATTATTAACCACACATATGAAGACATATGGAAGGAATTTAAAAAAGTACAGTTTATGTTATCCATTGATTGTGTTGGTGAACGAAATGAGTATATCAGAACTTATACCGCGTGGTCTAAGGTATTGGAGTTTGTTGATTGGATGAAGGATATTACAGGTAAGAATGACAACCTAGATTATAATATACTTCAAACTGTATCGACATATAACATTTTTTATATACCAGAATTTTATGAATATTTTGAGGGAGAACATATAAGTCATAATTTTGTAAAAGACCCCTCTCAATATGACCCTTTAATTTTACCGCAACGAGTACAACAAAAGATTTTAGATAAGTTGTCTGGGTGTGGGGGATATGATGTTGTTAAGAATTACTTTAATATAGAAGGCATATCATATACTGACTTGGAAGTAATGAAGTCATTCTTTCAAAAAACTGGTGCTATGGATGTTACAAAGAAAACATCTTTTAAGAAAACCTTCCCAGAATTTTATGAGTTAATTAAAGATTATGAGTGATAAGAAAAATCTATGTATGTTACCTTGGGTGCATTTGCACACATGGCCTAATGGTAATGTATATCCTTGTTGTATCACTCCAATGGAATACATTGCTGGTAATTTAAACGATAGCAGTTTAGAAGAAATATACAATAGTGACTTGATAAAAGATATCCGCGTGAAGATGTTGAATGATGAAAGACATGATGCATGTTCTAGGTGTTATCACCAAGAAGATTCTGGTGGTCACTCCATGAGACACAGGGCAAATAAGTCATGGAAACATTATGAAAACTTAATTGAAACCACAGAGGATGATGGTACGATAGAAGAAATGAAACTACCCTACTGGGATTTTAGATTCTCTAATATATGTAATTTCAAATGTCGTAGTTGTGGCCCTCAGTTGAGTACTGGGTGGTATCCAGATACAAAGAAGATTGCTGTTTTGGAAACAGGTAGGTCATTCCTACCAGACGATGTGCCTAAGAAAAATACTTTTGACTTATGGGAACAGATAGAACCACACTTTGAATCTGTAGAAGAAATATATTTTGCTGGTGGCGAACCTCTTATAATGGAAGAACACTATCGCATATTAAAGAAACTAGACGCGATGGGTAAACACGATGTGCTTATTAGATACAACACAAACTTTAGTGAGATGCGATATAAGGATTTGCATGTGTTGGAGTTCTGGCCAAAGTTTAAGAATATAGAGGTTGGTGCTAGTATAGATGGGATGGAAGAACAGGGTGAATTTATTCGTAGTGGATTTAACTGGGAACAGTTCAAAGAAAATAGAAACCGAATGAAAGAAACATGTTCTCATGTAAACTTTTATGTTAGTTCTACTATTAGTATTCAAAATGCATATCATGTAATACCATTCCACCACGCGCTTGTAGATGGCGGATATATTGATAGTTACAATGCGTTTAATGTTAACATAGTTACAGAACCGAAACATCTTGATATGAGAATTTTACCGCAACACCACAAAGTAGAATTAGAAAAACTCTACCAAAAACACATTGACTTCTTGTCAGAAAAAAGTGCTTGGCCTGTAAAACAAGGATTCGATACTCTGAGAAATCATTTGATGCAAGAATTAGATAGAGAACACCTTAGAGTGTTTCAATATAAGATGAAACAGTTGGATGAGTTAAGAGGTGAGGACTTTCAAAAGACATTCCCCGAACTAGAGGATTTATATAATGCCGTTTAAAGAAAAAGATAGACCTAGAGATGATGATTATTTCTTTGCGGAGGATTATGCTGGTGTTAATGAATGTAAGGACGCTATAATAACCCTAAGACTACGCAATAGTAGAGATAGTAGTATTGAACCTATGGAACTGAATGTATCGTTAGATGATAATCACGCGGTAGACATTTGGTATCAGAGATTTAAACACGAACTAGAAACCAAAGCTTTCCTAAGAAAAGAACATGTCTTTATGGGAGAAAGTACTCTTACTACAGAAGACATGATAGAAAAGGTTAATAATACATTAGACCATATATCCAAGTTTGATTTTGTTGCTGAACAATGGACAAGGTGGCCAGAATATGTTAAGGCAGACCAAAGAAATGTTCTTGACCAACCTATTAAAAATAATCCAGATATAACAGAAAGGTTAAGTATGGAAGACTTTAAGGATGGTAATGATAATAAGAAAATGAATGTTGTCCATAACTATTTTCCTATGTTGTCTGGCCCAGCAGAAAAAACTAGCGCACACTTATATGTTGCTTCCCCAGATGTCCAAGCAAGTATATGTCGTTTAAATTTAGAAGTTCACGAACTTCATACTACATTGCAGAATGATGAACAGGCAGACTTTAACATGCATATTAATGTGTCATGGCAAAGAGCTCCAAAAAAGTTACCAGAACTACCAGATTGTTTCAATGACCTGTTTACAAAATATGCTAAATTTGGTGATGTCTTACTTGGGTATCCTCAGATTGGAAAGACACATATAGAAGCATACGCGGAAGATGATGAAGAATTGGAAGATGAACATGTAGAACCAATTAAATTTTTATCTGGAGACATGTTAATTAAGTTTGCTACAGACCAACATGAAAGTTGGGTAAAAGGATTTGATGAGTGGTTAGTTGAACAGGGACTAGACCCAGAAGATAAAAAAGGTAGATATGGATTTGCTAAACTGGGTAGGGTTGTTGATGCTGATTTGGAGTTTGTAGAAAATAACATTTCTGGTAAGTATGATGATATAGACAGAATTACAGTTGAAGGTAAACATTATTATTACGATTATAGTAGATTTGATGATGATTATAAAGAAAGATTTTTAAGGTATTTGCATGACTGATAAGATTTGTGTATTACCTTGGGTTCATACAGAGTTCACTACAGATGGAACTGCTAACCCATGTTGTTTATATAAAGGTAATCCTATGGGAAATCTAAAACAAGAAAACTTTCTTGATGTCTGGAATGGAGAACCATATAAAAATTTACGAAGAGAGTTTCTTGAAGGCAAACAACCAGCTGGATGTGCCATGTGTTGGGAAGGAGAAGCAGCAGGATATCAATCAAAGAGATTACAAGATAACCAAAGATTTGCCAAAGAACTCGAAGACATAAAAGAAAGGGGAAGTTTTATTGCTACTGATACCCCCAAATATCTTGACCTAAAATTTGGTACATTGTGTAATTTAAAATGTAGAACTTGTGGTAGCATAAACAGTTCAAAGTGGCAAACGGATGAGAAAAAATTATACGGTAGAATCCTAAACAAAAAAGACCCATTGTGGATTGTTAAGAACCCAAGTGTATGGGATGAACTTTTTGAGATTATGCATACGGTAGAACAAATGGACTTCACAGGTGGTGAACCATTTATGATAGAAGAACACTTTGAGTTATTGCGTAAAACGGTTGAGGCAGGACACGCGGAACACATATCCTTGCATTATAACACGAATGGTACTATTCGTCCACCACAAAAAATATTTGACTTATGGAAAGAGTTCAAGTCTTGTGAAGTAATGTTTAGTATTGATGGAATATTCAAGAAATTTGAATATATTAGACACCCAGCAAAATGGGATGAAGTGTGGGATAACTATAGTCATTTCAAATCACTTGATTGGATGTATGTCCAAGTATGTCATACTGTAAGTCTTTATAACATATATTATCTAGATGAATTTATAGACATGTTTGGAAGAGAAAACATATATCTGAATCTTTTACATTTCCCTAGACAGTATTGTGTTAGAAATATGCCAGATGTATGTAAAAAACAGGTTGAAGATAAACTTATAAATATTCCAAACATGGACGATATCATATCGTTTATGAATCAAGAACCCAATTTTGATAAATTAGACCTTGGGTTTTTACCTGTTACAGAAAGATTAGATGGATTGAGAAATGAATGTTATAGTGAAATATTTTCAGAATTTTATAGGATATTGATTGATGGCGGAATCGGACGAGAACCTTGGAACCCTAAACAGTACTTTGGACAGATTAGTTAATGAAGTAATTGGTCTTAGAAGTGAATTAGCAGACTTAAAAAGAATCAACACTAGCGTATTGCAAAAATACTTAGTTAGAAAAAGCACTCCCAAAGAAACACATTACCTTATCTTTGATAGGAAAAGACTAAAGGTAGACCACGAAGACTGCATGTCTTGGCCTCTAGCTAATGGTTCTGGTTCACCAGAAGCTCACGGTGTTTTTAATTACATTACATCTGTCATTGGACATTATCAAAGCGTTGACTGGCCTTACGAGTTGGTTGATGTGGGTGACTTTGACCCAAATGGTATTCATAAAAATACAAACAATCTTTACTTCTTAGAACCCCAGTTTATATTCAGTCAAGAGTGGATAACCGCTCTCAATGCTATTCCTCAACAGATAGTTCATCACTTACGACACAGACATTTAGCCATGGTATTATGGTTTCCGCATGAAGGTATGAATTATTATCAAGGGTTCCATGCTGAAGGATGGTTACATCATTTTCATATGCAAATGAGAGCTCATCAACTAGAAGAAACTATATGTTATTTTGTTTTTGGTGATTTGCAGGCAAAACATAATTATGACCGATGGTTAAGAACCAGACACGGTATGGATAAAACAACCTTTGAGTTTACAAAGGTAATATCTTACGATTATTTCCATTGTGATTATTGGAAAGAATATTCAGAACGAACTGGCGTGTATGTACATAGATTACAGAATCCAAAATACATGCACCAGAATCATTATGGCGCTTCAGATTTAACTGGTGGATTTACTGACCATGTTGTAATACCATATGAGGATTTTGATTCTACTCTACTGGATACAGCGCCCAATCAAGTTATTAGGGATTCATTTGAAAGATGTAAACCAGATGAAGTTCTTGTAGGTGTACCTACTGGCGGAGACAAGAAAAAAGACTTAATATGTTTGAACGCGAGACCAAGGTCTCATAGGCCTGGGTTAGTTGCGGAGTTGCATAGACTAGGGTATAATAATGATAATTCTTATATTAGTTTCCTAGCTAGGGATGCCATTATTGATGAAGATAGTACAGGCGCTCCACAAACAGAATGGAAAAAACAAATGTATAATGGTCGTGATATAACTGCTTTTACTGCTAGGAAAGAAAATAGTTATGTTTCTTTCTTTTCTTATGATGTACAGATAGAAAATGTTTATAAGTTCTGGAAAGATAGAGACAGGGTTATTGCAGACGCAAGCACAAATGATGTTGATGCTGATGATAGATTGATAACATCTGAGATGTATAAAGATTCTTTTTTTAGTTTTGTTTCAGAAACACTTTTCCACGATGACCCAGACGCTCTGTTCTTATCAGAAAAAATATTTAAACCCATTGCTTATAGACATCCTTTTATGGTTGTTGGTAGTATGGGAACATTAAGACATCTTAGGTATCTTGGTTATGAGACTTTTCCAGAAATGTTTGATGAAAGTTATGACCAAGAATATGATGCTAAAAAACGATTTAGTATTTTAGTTAAAAATCTTGAACAATGGAAACAGTTAACTCATGATGAAAAAGTTCACAAATATAATTCAGTTAGAGATAAACTAAAACATAATTTTGAGGTATTTAAAAACTCTAGACCAGACTTTGAAAAACACACGGTTGGTATATTGAGTCAGTTGTCTTCACATGGAGTTGAGATTAATTAATGTATTGGAGTAAAGGCGCAGACATAAAAAGCGGCAGTCAACATATAACAGAATTTGAAAGAAAGTTTGTTAGTGAACTAAAACAACTAAAACCAGATGATTGTATTCTGATAAATTCTACATGGTGGTCAGTTGGTGATAATGTAGCGCAATTAAAGCAATGGTTCAACGCGAGTCAATTTAAAGCTGGTGAAACACCAAGAATTTTGGTGTACTCTGGTATGGATTGGGAAAGTACTGATTGTGTGCCAGAATGTGTGGAGGCACATAAATTTTTAAATGAACGGTGGGAGGTTATCAATATAGGAAACAGTAGAAAAGGTCATTATTTTAGTTTTTGGTTATCTTTTATTCATAATCACCTTGACACTTTCTTTGATGAATGTTATACTGAGATGCCGAACATACAGAAACACTTTATGACTTTGAATCACCAACCACATGACCACAGGATTCATTTTTTAAATAATTTATTTACTATGGGACATTTTAAAGATACTATAGTTTCTGCTGTAAAACCACATGAAGATTATATATTTGAAAATCCTATTATATTAAAGGAAAACAGACCACCACATATAATGGAAAAGGCTTATGATTGGGAAAAATTAAGTGATACACACTTAGCAAATGATATTATATCTTTAGGTGAACCACAGTATTGGAACAAACACTTTTGTACGGTTGTTACAGAAAGCGTTATGCATACTGATGTGTTTTTAAGTGAAAAAACCTTTAAACCCTTGATAGGACTTAGACCATTTATTATTATAGGTGATAGATATCTATATAAAAAATTAAAAGAATGGAAATTTGATACTTTTGAAGACTTGTTTCCAAATATTCATCTTGATGAACCCGATAAATACTGGCGAATAGAGAATGCTTTAAAAGATATGACCCAGTTCCAATTGAATTACGGATTGGATGAATTAAACAATCTATACGCAAAACTAGAAGATAGACTCATGTACAATAGAAAAAGAGTCTTAGAGGTAATTAATGAAAACTACAATAATATTATGGAGATTAGTAAGTTATGACCAATGTTGCATTTATTGGATTTGGTAAATTAGGTAAACCATGTGCTGAAGTTATTGCACAAAAAGGACACGATGTTAGTGTTTATGATACACGCGAAGTAGAAAGCGAATATTGTAATGTTAAAGATACAATAGAAGAAGTTGTAAAAGATAGAGTATTTGTATTTGTTGCAGTACCCACACCGCATGACCCACTTTATGATGGTTCAGAACCTACATACCATTTGCCACCAAAAGACTTTAATTATGATACCGTAAAAGAAGTAATCGCTGAAGCAAATAAACATATGACAAAGAAACAGATATTGGTTCTTATCAGTACGGTATTGCCAGGCACCGTAAGAAAAGAAGTAGTGCCTCTTATAACCAATCCTAAATTTGTTTATAATCCATATTTGATTGCCATGGGTACAGTCGCGTGGGATATGGTAAATCCAGAGATGGTAATGATAGGAACAGAGAATGGAGAAGAGTCTATGGAAGCACATAGTCTCATACACTTCTATAATGAGATAATGGAAAACGAACCGCGTTATGAAGTTGGTACTTGGGATGAGTGTGAATGTATTAAGGTGTTTTATAATACCTTCATTAGCGCAAAAATTGGTCTTGTAAACATGATACAGGATGTTGCAGAAAGACAGGGTAATATTAATGTTGATGTAGTAACAAATGCATTGAAAAAAAGTACTCAGAGAATCATGGGGCCTAGTTACATGAAAGCTGGTATGGGTGATGGTGGCGCGTGTCATCCAAGAGACAATATTGCACTTAGATACATGGCACAAGATTTAAATTTAGGGTATGACTTGTTTGCTGAAATAATGAAGGCACGAGACATACAAGCAGATAATATGGCAATGGCAATTTTAAAACACGGAAATAAAATTGCATTTACATCTGATTCATATAAACCAGATGTTCCATATACAAACGGTAGTTACAGTCTATTAGTCCAACACTATGTAAAAAGATATGGATTTATTGTACCTGTAGATGAAAACCCACATGTCATCGTAAAGGTACACGAGTCGGATTTGATACCTACCGATTATGAGGGAGTTGTGTTTGACCCTTGGAGAAGTCATGTGGGAATAAATGTTGTACACTACGGAGATACGAGAAATGAAACAACGAACAAAAAAGAAACTACACAAATTCATGAAAGCTGGGAGATTAACCAAAGTGATCAGGAAGGTGTTGTTGGAGGTCTCGGAGAAGACCGACTCTCTTGATAAGTCCTTGAACAAGAAACTTGATGAGATAGAACAAAAAGAAAAAGAAAAACAAGAAGAACTAGAAAAGAAAATGAAAAAGATGCGAGAACGAGACCCTTTCATCTATGACTAGACTTGTAGCATATGGATGTTCCCACACAGCTGGTGCAGAATTAGCTGACCACATAATGTTGGGGACAGACATAGAAACTGTTAATAAATTAAAATCTAAGTATATCTCTGGTGGTGATACACTACCGCAAGCTTGGAAAAAGATTTGGAAACTATACGGACATGAAGTTGACCCATATTCTAAATTTGGTAACATCTTTCGTAGTGTTTCTTTAAAAGAAATATCGCATTTAGAAAGTGGCGAGGATATATGTAGGTCTTTAACATGGGTAAGGTATCTAGCAGAACTTCGCGGTCATACACATTATATGAATCGTGCTTTTGGTGGTGGTTCATTAGAACTTTGTTTGTATTCATTGGAAGAGGATATCATGGACGGTTCCATTGATATTACAAAAGATGAAATAATTTTACAGGTGCCTCATCCCTATAGATGGTTAGAACTACAGTTTGACAGTATGCACAAAACCGTTGCTCCATATGAGTGGGGAAACTATTGGAATATATCTTGGAACTATTATCACTTATTGAGACATATAAAATTATTAGGAGTTAAATATTTTTTCATAGAAGCACCGTCATGGAGATTGCAGTTAGAAACTAAGGCAGACAATCCAGATACATTGGAAACAGACGGTACACGCAGAAAAGAGGTTTTTAACAAATATTGGCAATGGATTGGAGAAAATGCGATACCAACAAACGATGAGTTTACTCCTAATCCTAGACACGCTGGTAATCATTACTACACAGAGACACAGAAAGAAATAGCGGAACATTTAAATGATAAGTTGGGGAATTAGTGCTTGTACACATGACGCTTCTTTAGCGGTTGTTAGAGATGATGAGATATTGTTTGCCTCTCATAGTGAGAGATTTAGTGGTATAAAAAATGATGCATTTCTTAATCCAGAAATTATCATGGAGGCAAAAAAATATGGAGAACCAGACCATGTTTATTGGTATGAAAATCCTTGGTTAAAATGGACAAGGAAAAAATACGCTAAACAACAAAGACCGTGGGTGAGTCCTAAAAAATATTTAAAACATTTTGGAATTAAATCACCACACTATACTACTCACCACAAATCACATGCAGCTGCTGGATATTACACTTCACCATTTAAAAGTTCTGCTATATTAGTTATTGATGCTATTGGAGAGTGGACTACCACATCTATATGGAAGGATATGGAGTGTATTTGGACTTCTAGGTATCCAGACTCATTGGGATTGTTCTATTCCGCGATGACAGATAGAATTGGACTGAAGGCAAATGAAGATGAGTATATTCTTATGGGTATGGCTGCTTATGGTGACCCAAGTAGATTTCATCGTGATATTAAACGATTACTAAAAGAAAACTTACATAGAGGATGTAAGTGGTGGAACCCAGATTTAAAAGAAGAGGATTATTTTGATGTCGCAGCTGCTACACAAAAAATCTACGAATGGGAGTTTAGAAAGTTATTGTTTACAGCTGCAAGATTGACAGATGAAACCAATTTGGTTTTCATGGGTGGGTGTGCCTTAAATTGTTTGGCAAATAGACTTATTCCAGAATATTTTTCTAATCATTGGATTATGCCCAATCCAGGCGATGCTGGTTCTTCCATTGGTGCGATTGCAGCTAGAGAACATATAAAATTAAATTGGAAAACGCCTTATCTTGGATACAATATAGAAGGCACATATCCAACGAATGACCTACTGGCAAATCTTGTCGCATTGAAAATAGTTGGTGTTGCAAATGGTAGGGCAGAGTTTGGGCCTAGAGCTTTGGGTAATAGAAGTTTACTTGCAGACCCAAAAGGTTCAGAGATGAAAGATGTTGTTAATAAGATTAAGAAGAGACAAGAGTTTAGACCCTTTGCACCAGTTATATTAGAATCAGAGGTACACAAGTATTTTGATGTACCAGAAGGATTTAAATCACCATATATGCAACATGTAGTTAGATGCAAAGAACCAGAACTATTTCCTGCCATAGTACACAAAGATGGAACCAGTAGAGTTCAGACTGTCAATGACGAACAACACAGCGGATTATCTCAGTTGTTAAGAAGATGGAAAACACATAGTGGTCACCCTATCTTACTAAATACTAGTTTGAACATCAAAGGCGAACCAATAGTAAATGATGAAAAAGATGCAGCTAGATTTGAGAAGAAGTATGGAGTTAAAGTGTGCGTGAGATAAAGTACCACAACGGTGAAACCATAAAGGTAGATGGACTTCACTTTTATGGGTGTTCCTATGTTGCTGGGCAAGAACTTATGGATAAAGAAATGCCTGACCCCATGCGTATTCCAGTAAAGGAAATGAAAAGACAGAAGGGAGAAACCGTAGAGGGATATTACAAAAGAAAATTGTCACGAGAACTTCTTTTTAAGAAAAAAATGAAATTAGAAAATCAGTTATCGTGGGCACAACACATGTGCAATCTTTTGAGAGTTAGGTCTTATAATCATGGAGCCCACGGAGCATCGATGACCTATATGAAAGCTAAAATACTATCACATATCATGGGAGAAGAATATGAGATAGATAAAAACAAAGAGGCGATTGTAATTGGTCTTACTGGGTTTGCCAGAGAAATGATATTTACAGAATATGAAGATAATACAAATAATACTTTGGGAAAATATGGTTCCGCGAGGAGTCTTGTAGTTGCTACTGACTTTGAAAGAAGGGGTGACCCAGACTTTGCTAAAAAGTATATGCGTCTAAAGGGAGTATATACTCTGTTTTGGCATTTTCTCCATGAAATCTACAGTATCATCAATCTCTGTAAAATTAACGACATAAAGTTCTATATTATACCAATGTTAGATGTATTTAACATAGAATGGTATAAAAAACAATATGAAATGGACTTTGATACACCACAATTTGCATCTCAAATCAAATTTCTAGAATCTGAAATAGATAAGTATATTATAGAAGGAACAAAGTTAGACCCTCTGGGTGCTAACATCATAGAGAGATTACCAAGGGGCCATCCTTGTGCCGAAAGTCATAAGTTATACGGTACAAAGGTTGGTGAAAAGTTATTAACATGAGTAATATACTGAAGTTCCCGAAGAAGCATAAATGGGAACCAACAGGATACAGAATAAATCTATACACAGAAGAGGATATCTATATCGTCCTTTTATGTCTTAATCTAACCGATGATTTGGATGACCCAAAGAAATGGGTACGCCAAGATCTTCGCACATTAGAACCAGAATTCGTCATTGAAAAAATGTCCGATTGTCTGGATAATCAAATAATATCAGAACCATGCAAAAAACAGATTCGCAGAATCATTCAATCTGCTGAGGTTCTGCCACTTTCAGCGCTTTATAACTAAAGGAGAAGATATGTAATAGAAATCTTTATGATGGATATCATTTTTTTTAACTAACCCATCTGGAGAAATACCACATGCCAAGACGCAAAAGCAACCTACAAGTAATTGAGAATTTAAATTCTGATATACAACAGGTAAAGAAAAAATCAACTTTAAAAATGCGTATTGAAGATTTAATTACAATCGATGCACTAACAGAAACCCAAGGACACTTTTTCGCAGAATACAAGAGAGATTGTAAAGCAATGTTGTTGCATGGTTGTGCTGGAACAGGTAAAACATATATTGCCTTGTACAGAGCATTAGAAGAGGTTTTACAAAGAGGAAACCCATACAAAAAAGTAGTCGTTATTAGGTCAGCTGTCCCATCTAGAGAAATAGGACATCTGCCAGGCGATGAAACTGAAAAGACTGCTGTATACATGCAACCATATATCGACATGTGTTCCGTCTTATTCCCAACAAAACAACAGGCATTCCAGAGACTAATCGAACAAAAATATGTAGAATGGATGATTACATCATTCGTAAGAGGAATTACACTAGATAATTCTGTTATTATTGTTGATGAGTGTCAAAATATGAACGACATGGAGATTAACTCTATCATAACTCGCGTAGGACACAATTCCAAGATTATATTCTGTGGAGACTTCCGCCAAACTGACCTATATAAGAAGGGTGATTTGAGTGGATTGCAGAAATTCATGGTAATCGCTGAAAATATGCCTTCATTTAGGACTTTTGAGTTCAATGAGGGTGATATTGTTCGTTCTGACCTAGTAAAAGAGTACTTAATATCAAGAATTCGATACGAAGAACAATATGGGACTTGACATTTGCTCTAAAGGCTAGTATAATGGTCGCATAATATAGGATTTTTACATAATGTTTACACATATTGACAAAAAACACGATTTCCCTCAGTTGATGAGGGAGAATTTTGAAGGAAAACGGACATATGTAACGGAAAGCGGTGATAGATATCCCTCTATCACCACCGTTCTTGGATATAAGATAAAACCAGCCATAAAAGCATGGAGAAAAAAGGTAGGAGAACAGGCAGCGAACAAAATATCGCGTCAATCGTCTGTTCGAGGAACCAAAATTCATGGTGTTTGCGAGGATTATCTTAATAATAAGGAACTTGATACTGAAATGTTGTCTTTTGTAGAGGAAGACATGTTCGATAACATGCGCCTTTACCTTGATAAGATAGATAACATACACGCGATTGAACAATTTTTGTACAGCGACCACCTAAGACTCGCTGGCCAGGCGGATTGTATCGCTGAGTTTGAGGGACAATTGTCTATTATTGACTTTAAGACCTCTGCTAAACCTAAAACCAAGTCATATATAAAGAACTATTTTGCTCAATGTGCTGGTTACGCGATTATGTTTGAAGAAAGAACAGGAATACCTATCACAAAATCAGTAATTATCATTGGTGTAGCGAACGAAGAACCACAATTATTCGTAGAACATCGTGACAATTACACGGAGTATTTGCTAGAGTGTCGAGATTTGTACGAAAATAACGCTTGACTTTTGGCCTATCTTGTAGTATTATAAATAACTTAACTCGATGAAACAAGTCGAAAGGTTTACAGGACGGGGGTGCGATTCCCCCCGCCTCCACCAATCAATTCTTATAGACCCGACTAAGGGGGCGAACAGGATCGACTGGAACTTAATAGGTGCGTGGAGAGTTCGGAGAGGAAGCTGCCGTAAGTGCAACAAAACCATAAATGCAGAAAATAATACTGCTTATGAGGACTACGCTTTAGCGGCGTAGAATCGCTCGGGGTTTCGGACAGTTCCTAGCACCAGAATACTGTCCTAACAAATTCTCAAAGAGAAGGAGGAGAAAGATATGTGGTTAATTACAGGACTCGTTATTGGGATAGTAATTGGAGCATGGATTAAAGACCGAAAAGGTTGGTTGGATTTTCTTGACACAGTATTTGACAAGTTACCATTCTAATCTAGTACACTATGTACACTTGGTTTTTAACAGCCTTTGTAGCGGTGTCTCTTATATTGTGGCCCGCTAGTGCTGATAACTATTACGACAAGGAAATTCATGTCTATGACCCAGTTAAGGTTATAGACCAAAAAGAAATTGCTTGTCTCGCAATTAACATTTATCACGAAGCTAGGGGCGAAAGCTCTCAAGGTAAAATTGCAGTTGCTTTCGTTACCCTTAATCGTGTTAAACACAATGCATATCCAGACACAATCTGTGGTGTTGTTTATCAAGGCAAACACAGACCGTCTTGGAGAGATGAAAATGAGTTGGTTCCAATCAGACATGGTTGTCAATTTAGTTGGTACTGTGACGGTAAGCCAGACATGGTACGAGATTTTACTTCATATGAAGAAATCATAGAATTGGCAATTGATGTAATGGTTAGTAGATACGAAGATAATACAAATGGTAGTTTGTTTTATCACGCGGATTATGTGGAACCAGCATGGGCACAACATATGGCTATGACAACAAAAATAGATAGTCACATTTTTTACACGGTATACAATGACTGAGAAAGTTCATAATTTTATCGTCACAGGTGGATGCGGATTTATTGGTGGACACCTAACAGAAGCATTGCTTTTACATGGGCAGAATGTTCTTGTTATTGATGATATGAGGAAAGGCAACTTCAAAGTCGAAGATAACCCAAATGTGAAGTATCTACATAAAGATGTTGCATCAGCAATTCCAGTTGGAAAGTATGACGCAATATTTCATCTAGCCGCCACGCCTAGAATTAGGTTATCTCAGAATGACCCATTTGGGACTATTACGAATAACTTTAATTCAACAATGGTCGTTGCTGAGTATGCACGAAGAGAACGAATACCCTTGTTTTTCGCTGCTTCTTCAAGTACTCAGTTTCTTCACCATCATGACAATCCTTATACATTTTCAAAGTGTATAAATGAGGAGTTACTAGAACTTTATCGCAAACAATACAACTTGGAATACCACTTGTTATATTTTTATAATGTGTATGGGCCAAGAGAAGCAGACTATGGAGAACATAGTACTGTAATCCGAGCATTTAAAAAATGCGTAGAGGAAAACAAACCTCTAAGGGTATTTGGTAGTGGTAAAAAAGAAAGGGACTTTACTCATATCCATGATGTAATAGATGGTATACTAAAGTTATTAACAACAAAAAGTAAACCAAAAAATGTACATCTTGGTTCTGGGAATCCAGTTAGTATATCGGAACTAGCAAAGGCATTTGACCACCCTATTGTTTATGAATTTGACAAGAAGGGTGAGGCAGAAGTAACCGAATGTGAAAATCCATATATTGAAACAGAATATAATGTTATTAGTTATGTTAAGAAATGGAAAAGTGATTATGAGGAAGAACGGATTTTAAGAAATGTAAACAAGGATTTGAGGAATGTGGAACGAAAATATGCCAAAATTGATAGTGGACAATGACACAGAAAAAGAAGAGAAGGTTAGCGATGTATTCATGGTTACGAAAGAATTTCATACATCCGCTGAGTTCTCTCAACACATAGAAAGAAAAGCTGTTTCTGCTGGTAATTATATCGATGTTTTAGTAGAATACTGTGGCAGGAATGATATAGAAATAGAAAGTGTTAAAAAATTACTTACAGCATCGCTTAAAGAAAAAATCAAAGCAGAAGCAATTGGTCTTAACTTAGTTAAGGGACAGAAGTCTTGTAAGTTACCCATATGATTGAACCCTATGAAGTTTATAAACTGTACCTAGCTATTAAACTTCATTTTACTACCAAGTCATATGATGTAGTGAAGTATAAGGGTAAAGTTAGAGTAAAACCAGAGACTTTTCGTAAACGGAAAGACATGGTATCTATAAAGAAACTTGCTAGGGATTATAAACGCGAGGAAATAATAGATTTTTTAGTCGCAAATTTTGTATCTGGAGAACGATGGGGTGGATTGTTTGATATACAAGCATCCAAGAGATACGAAGATTGGAAGGCAAAAAAGAATCAGAGAGAATATCTCTTTCAAAGGGATGTCTCAAAGATACTACTAGAGATGGAAAAACAAAAAGTTGGCGCTTTTTTTGAAAAAAATGGAAAACAGGGCTTGACTTTTCGTCTGTACTTTGGTAGAATGATCGAAATTGAAACTCTTGTTATATTAGATAAGATTTTCGATTTTGTAGAAGAAACGGATGATGTTTTACTAGAAGATGTTGTACTGCTGGTTAAAAAATATCGTCCTTTCATAAAGGTGACCGACTCAATGAAGGAAGTCGCCAAAACACTTACTCAACCTGTATAAATAGGAGTGTATATAATGAGTAGGAAACTACGACCTCATGATGATGAGAAGCGTGTGCGGAGAGTACCTAGTGAAGATAAAACTAGACTTGACAAATACCGACACATCATGTATAATGAGGATATGTATGAGTCTGAAGAGTTCTTGGACGCTTTAGACAAAAAAAGTAAAATACAACGCAAACATAAACCAATATAACGCACAAGGAGAAATATATGTCGTTTAATACTATAGAAGAGCTACGCAAGTCGCGTGGCAATTTTGACACCCTTCTTAACCAAGTTGAGAAGATGTCTACCACCACTACCGAGTCTAATGACGATGGTAAGGAATGGAAACCAACTGTTGACCAAGCTGGCAATGGGTATGCAGTCATCCGATTTTTGCCCCCAGCAAAAGGTGAAGACCAATATTGGGCACGACTCTGGACTCATGGATTCCAAGGCCCTACTGGGAAGTGGTACATCGAAAACTCTCTCACAACTCTAGGAAAACAAGACCCTGTTTCAGAATTGAACAGCGAATTGTGGAATAGCGGTGTTGAGTCTAACAAAGACATTGCTCGCAAACAAAAGCGTAGACAGTCTTTTTACTCCAACATTCTTGTTGTGAAAGACCCATCAAATCCAGACAATGAAGGTAATGTATTCCTTTATCGTTATGGTAAAAAAATCTTCGACAAAATTCAAGACTTGTTAAAGCCAGAATTTGAAGATGAAACTCCAGTAAATCCTTTTGATTTCTGGGAAGGCAGAAACTTCAAACTGAAGATTCGTCAAGTTGAGGGATTCCGAAACTATGACAAGTCGGAGTTTGAGTCTGCTCCATCACCAGTTGCCGCTGATGATGAAATTGAGGCAATTTGGGCGAAACAACACTCTCTTGCAGAGATTGTAGACCCATCTAACTTCAAGTCTTATGAAGACCTTAAATCCAAATTGGATATGGTTCTTCAAGGTGCAAGCAAGGTTCCTAATGCTTCAACTGTCGCAGCCCAGACAGGCGACATTGAAGATGACTTGTTTGTTAACAAAAACGCTGAAACAAAGGTAGTCTCCAATGGTTCAGATAGTGATGACGATGCAATGTCGTACTTTGCAAAACTTGCTGACGATAGTTAATATCTAAGATTAGTTATGCGAGGGGCGGCATAAATAGTGTCGCCCCTTTTTTTATGGCGAAAATTATGGATGGAATTATATTTGGTGGACAACTAGAAGACTTTGCTGGGTCAATTCATAAAGAAGATTCAAAAAACATCTCAATAAGAAGAAGTTCAGGCGGACACAAGATTGCCACTTTTTTGAGGCAGAACGGTTATAATATAGATGTAATAGATTATGTCCACAGATGGAAAATAGAACAACTTAAAAAATATTTAAAACCTAGAGCAGAAAAGTGTAAGTTCTTTGGATTTGGTTCTACATTCTTTTTAGATAGTCCAGTTGTTAAAGAACTGGTTGAATGGTTAAAACAAGAATATCCAAATATACCGCGTGTTGCTGGTAGTCAAAATGATAGTATGCGTAGTCTGGACATGGATTGGTATGTCTATGGTTACGGTGAAAACGCCATGTTGGAATTGATGAAACATTTCGATGGTGGGCCAGAACCGATACACTTCAATAAAGTAATTAACTGTTATGTAAATTACAAATCATTTCCGAAAGAAGATTTAACAGTATCTTACCAAGAAACAGATTTTATGAACCCAAGGGAAATACTTCTTTTGGAGTTTGCTCGTGGATGTAAGTTCAAATGTAAGTTCTGTAGTTTCCCGATACTAGGCGTCAAGGGTGATTACTCTCGTACAGCAGAAAGCGTCTATGATGAGATGTTAGAGAATTATGATAAGTGGGGAACAGAACATTATATTGTCCTAGATGAAACATTCAATGACAGTCCACAGAAGATTGAGAAGTTTGCTAATGTAATAGAAAAACTTCCATTTCAACCAAAGATGACCGCGTATATCCGTGGTGATTTAATAGCTTCGCGTCCTAAAGATTGGGATAACCTAATTAAGATGGGAATTACATCTCACTTCTATGGTATTGAAAGTATGAACCACAAGGCAGCTAAATCTGTTGGTAAGGGAATGAATACTGGTAGGATACAGGACGGACTATTAGAAGTAAAAGAATACTTTCAGAAAAATGCTGGATTCTACAAAGGTCATATATCATTAATATCTGGACTTCCATACGAAACCATTGATAGTCTACGCGATACAGTAAAATGGTGTTCTGAATACTGGGCAGACCAGAGTTATCATATGAATATATTGATGATTAAGTTACTAGGAAAACCATCTCTCAATCATAGTTCAGAATTTGATTTAAATTGGAAAGAATATGGATATAGAGAGGGTAAATTCCCCGAAGATGATATAAAGTGGGATATGAGTATCAATCCGTTCTATAAAGTCCTCTACGACTATGTGGCGACCTCTGGCGAGTACATTATGTGGGAAAATGACTACTCTAGCATGTATGAGTGTTTTAAATTTTGCGTGGAAGAGTTTAGTAAAGCAAAACTAAAAAATGTATTAGACCCATTCATGTATGATAAGTTTTTCATTGACCCTAGTGTAACTTGGAATGATTTTCAGACACAAACTCACATGGAAAGAAGAGAAAGTTTTATTCTAGACCATGTTGATGGATATATTCAGAAAAAACTTAATTGTTCTTTTGAACCATAAGTTTATTAACTTCAGTATCTACAACTGTCTTATCTGTTACTAGGACAGGCAAGTATTCTACTTTTCCACCAAGACCACCAACTACTTGTTGTAATGATTGCATTGCATCACTTTGTATAGCTGCAACTTGCATTGCCTTTTCTTCACTTGCAGATGCTTGAGCGTTTGCTACTTGATTGGATGCTGAATCTATTGTTATAGAACCACTTTCTGTTTCTGCTGGAGCGGAGTCTCCAATTAAATCTGTTGGGGTAGTAGATTCTGCCGCTTGCATTTGCATTTCTGGTGACGGAACTTTTAGACTTCCATCCTCATTGTGAGTTGCACCAAATTTTTCGTCCCATCGTTTTTGTTCGGCAGCCAATCCTTTATCAGTCTGAAAAAATCCTTTTTCTGTTGGTCTTGCAGATGTTGGTTTTTCCAATTCACCTTTACCAAGATTATCTTTCATTTCTTTAAGTTTGCCTTTCACATAATCAATTATAGCTCCATACTTTTCAAAGTAATTAGTTTCTATTGGACTCAATACATCACTATCATGTGGAAATTTAAGTGATGCATCATCACTATCTGGGTCACCATAAACATCATTGTACATATCTCTAGCAAGAAGACCAGCATCTATTGATACACCACCTAACGGCCCAACTAACGCGACACCAGCCAGTTCCGCAGCTGCCCCTGCCGAATCTCCTTTGAATAATCGATGTGCTGCCATTCCAAGACCAGCAACTGCACCCACTAAGGGTACTTGTTTAATACCATACTTACCAATATTTTTCATCAATGAAGCTGCTAAATCACCAGTTTTGGCCAATGCGCTTGTTTTTGCTTTGGTTGGCCCATCAATTTTAACTTTTAGTGGTTTCACATTTTCTGGTTTTACCATATTCGTGGTTGGTTTACCATCCGCGCCTTGTACAGTAAAATTACCTTTTTGTGATTGCACTACATTTTTGCCATCTGGTGTAGTACCAACTACCTTAGAACTGTCTATCGCGGGCGTCCCAGCTTTATCAAGTGAAGGGGTTGTAACTTTTTTAACTCCACTTGCAATCATTCCTGCTCCAGCTTTGACGGCAGATTTTGCACCTTGTCCTAAAGTCTGAGCGGCAATTAATTTATTACCTTGTGTTACTAGTGATTGTGTTATTTTTGTTATGAAATTATCTGTGCCATCTTCAAGTTTCGTTTGAACTTCTTTGGCTCTTTTTTCAGATGTTTCAGTATCAAACATACCCATAGCACCCAGAGCAGCAAGACCACCGACAGCAGTTCCTAATCCAGCACTACCTACTGGTAATGACCTACCACCACCCTTTCCACCAAACATTGCATTTAATTTATTTTCGTCTGGTGACTCTGCTTTAGGGGCGGCGAATCCAGTTGCTATAGTAGCGGTATCACCCTTTATACTTACTAAGACTTCTCTTATTTCATTTAAAGCATTAACTGTGGGGTTTGAAGAATCTCCATCCTGTAACGCGGAAGTAGCTTGAGCTGTCGATACTCCGCCTGAACCTCCGCCTCTATTTCCACCACCAGCAGATGTTGGAAACGGAATAACATTGTCCATTGATTCATTAGAGGAAGGTACGGCAGTTTGCATACCTTGACCGCCTCCTGCCAAAGCTGCTCCAGCACCAAATCCAAGCGCACCTTTACCCAAAGAACCCGCCGCTCTTAATCCAGATTTTGCAACCCCAGCAGTTCTAGCTAGAGCCATTCCTCCAAATCTTGCTGCTCCCATCAAAGCGGGTATAAAGAATGCCATTTTATTGTCTCCATTTATTATTTTTGATTGCGTCCGCTTTTTTCTTCAAATGTTGAACCAACATCGAAATGTATACTTGCCTTTCCCACGGAACCCAACTTTCTATTTCTGTTAAACTGTATTTATGTTCTTGCATTAGTAGAAAGTTAGTTTTAAAGTAATTTTCTAAATTTTCATGGAAAAGGCTTATACGAAAAAATCGTAATACCCATTCAAGTAAGCAACATTGTCTTTTTTACACTTGTTGCATTTATATTCGACATGGTTTTCTATTACTGGCATTGTCTCAAAAAAGTTTTTGATATGTGAGAACTGTTCTGAAGTTAGGTTGTCAATAAAATCACTTCTTTCTTCTTCCCTTAGTTCTTTAAACTCAATGATTGCATCTCCATAGAAAACAGTTTCTATACAAGTCTCAGCGACTTTATAGATGTCACCTTCTGTCTCTGATTGTCCTAGAGCAGTAAGTTCTTTAGCATTAGGATATTTCATTTTTACTGATATATCCTCAGCAATCTGAAAGTCCATCGCGTGTCCTTCTGTTTCATGAAGTTTAAAGGTATCCAATTCTATTTGAATATCTATTGGTGCTTCACAATGTCCACATAGTAACCTTATGTCTACTGTGTCTGATACTGAGACCTTTCTTAATTCTAAAAAGATTTTTTGCATGTCAAATATGGGAAGTTCATCTCCCTGTACTTTACCAAAAGAACAATTAGTTACCACTTGTTGAGTGGCTCTAATCATTTCGTCTTGGTCTTTAGTTTCATTTGCTAAGACAAGCAATTTTTCTTCTTTTACTAGGAAAGGTCTGAATTTAACACTCTTATTAAGAGAGTGTATATGAACATCTATCAGAGGATGTTCAGTTTGTGGTAGTGCCATATTATCCTCCAAACCTATTCTGATTCACCGAAAAATCCATTCATTACTGCCTGATTTTCAGTTCCACATTTTCCACATTCAAACTCTATTACATTTTGCACCACAGGCATTGATGCAAAAAATAATGTTATCATTTCAAACTCTGAACTTGTCAAAGTTTCTATAAATTCTATTTTTTCTTCTTCTGATATATTCTCTACCTTTTCCCCTTTTATTTTAATTGAGTCGATACATGTAGCAGCTATATCATAATACGGTATTTTTTCTTTATCAAATTCAAATAATTCACCAGCGGTAGGATATCTCATTTTTACTATCAAATCATCTCTTAGTGGAAGTATGTCGGTGTGATAATCAGTTAGTTTGAATCCAAAGTCATCATAATTTATTGACTGTGTATTATACTCTCCACAGTCTCCACACATGAATGCCCAGTCTGGTATTTCTATTTCAGAAATTTTAGATAATTGAATCCATATGTTCTGTAAGTCAAAGATAGGTAAAGTAGTTCCATCCACTTTACCCAGAGAACAACTAGTGATACAATCTGATATTGATTTTATTAGAACATGTCTGTCCGAGTCTGGGCTCTCAAATAATCTTTCTTCTTTTACTAAGAATTGTCTAAACGGAATTTTTTTATCTAACGAATAGACAAAAATGTCTGTCAAAGGATATTTCGCCTTTGGTAGTGTCATTACAAACCTCCAATAATTTAATCAATCCAATCATTAATATTATGAGCAATTTTACTTTTGATAGCGTTTTTAATACCGTTCTTACGGAAATTGAGTATTCCAAACAACCTTTCTGCATCACCCGCTACAACACCTCTAGAAGTCCACCTTCTAAAAGCAAATGTCACATTAACTCTCACTATACCTTCAGCACTTTGACCCATTGGTAGAATGTTCATGAGTCTTGGAAATGCATCATATAGTTTCCATCTTGTTACTATGTTATCTTCTCTGTCAAGAGCATATACTTCTACCTGTCCCACATGTTCGTCTGGAAAACTGACTTCTTTTGAAAGGGGGTCAGCGATAGTGGTCATCCAGTTTTCAAAATATGTTCTTACATCCCAATTATCGTCACAGAAAAATGTGAACGCGGCTGTGTCTCCAAAGTATTCTATACCATGCGCTCTTTGTTCTGTCCAATGAGATATTTTTGTTGGCGACCATTGAATTTGTAAGCCTGGTATTTGTGCCTCTTCACACATTAATGATATGTCTCTATCCTCTACAAATCGGCCTGGCGAATTAATAACCACCTCAAACCTATTAGACCTCGCAAGGTCATTCTTTCTAACTTTCGCAATGAAATCTTTTGTTTTAAAATATGCCATTAAATCATTCTCCTAGACGCTTGGAATACGGTGTTTTTACTAACATTAAAGTCTTCTACTGGTAAAAATATAGCACCTTTCCAATCTTGTGGATTGATTTCAAAAAATCTAGACCTTATTTGTTTTGTTAAATATCTTTTTACACATGGTTTTACTTCTGGAAATTGTGCAGAGTTTGACAATAGTTCCCAGTTGTATCTCATTGTAGTTTTATCATCTATCGCTCTATCGTTTGTTGTTTCTATTAATTTGCCTAATAACTGAGCTCTCATCATATAAGGTAGATAATGCAAATTCAATCCCCAGAATCCATCTTTTGTAGGTTCAAATGGAAGGCAAAGAGGAAACGCATCAAAGTATGGTAGTTTATCTTTCCATTTCGCGTCATACCTAAACAAGTACATTGAACCTATATCAAATTGACTTACTGGTTTACCAATGTCATTTGCTATGGCACTTGAAGGTGTAGATACGCCACGCATAATCTGCCTTACTTGGTTCATGTACCAATTAAATGACTTTCTTCCAGAGTCAGAGTTAGGTCTTATTTGTAGAAATGGATTCGCCATAGCGACTATTTATAATACATTCCCAATTCTTTTTCAGTAATTATTTTAAATTCCCATCCTCTATCAAGACAAAATTCTTTTGCTGACTTCCACTTTGACTCATTGATACCATACTGGGCAATCTCTTGTAAATACTTTTTTGTTTTCTTTCTTGGTTCTGGTGGTTTTGTAAACCGTTCTGGTTTGATTTCTATCAGATATGTACCACCAACTGTCTTCAAATAAAAGTCAACAAAGTAACGATGTATTCTTCTATCGATTGGTGACCTATAGGGTATCGCTATAGGTTCAGATGCCCACTCTAAAACATCTTGGTTCTTGTCGCACCAATTCATAAATTTTAGTTCATAGGCAGACCTATAAATAACCTCTGAAATGTCTCCACGATATTTTTTTGTGTTTTTTGGAATAAATTTTCCTTGGTGGATATCTTTTCGGTACGGCATCTTATAAATAGTCCATTAATAACATAATTACTATTTATTCGGAGTTCTTACATGAGTGTTTACAATTGGTTAGATGAAAAGCTTGGTGGTTGGTTGCCAGGCGGCATCCCACGCGGAGGCAGTAAACAAGAAGGAAGTGACCCAACGAACACCGAAGACGCAGTTGCAACAGCAGCTGGTGCCACTCAAGAAGCACGAGGCACCAAAAAAGAAAAACCAACAAAACAAAAAATTACATTTCAGTCTTTGTCTTACCCAAATGGATTAGATAATACAGATGAATTCCCCCATCAAATAATGTTCAATGTTTTGATAAGACAGACAGATGCAGAAGCAGCTGCCAATACTCATCTAGGAAATGCGGGCCGTGGAGAAGACTTAATGAGTAATCTTAGTAATGACCAAGCAAATCAAATAGTTCAAGATACAACAACTGGTTTAGTTGCGGGCGTTGGTGCAGCTGCGGTTGTAACTGGGAGTGCTACTACTAAGGCAGCGGGCGCTGCTGGTGTTTTACTTTCTGGAGAGGCTGGTAAATTAGCAGCTGGATTAGTAGAAACTAAAACTACCAGAAAATGTGTTGCTCGTATTAGAATGGCTATGCCAATGTCTCCAAAAAATGAAATGCAAGCACAATGGGATGTTACAGATTTTGGTTCTATTATGGGTGCATTGGTAACCGAAGGTGGAACTAGAGGTGTAACAGATATGTTGAAAAGTGCTGATGGTTCAACTGAAGCTGGACAAGCATTACTTAGAACTGCAGCTGGTACATTAAACATAACAAAACAACTAGGAGTAAACTTACCACTTCAATCCAGTATAGAGTTAATGTCGCGTAAAGTACAAAACCCATTTACAGAGACATTGTTTAAAACGATGAACTTTAGGAATTTTCCTTTTACATTTAAATTTGCACCCAAGAATAGACATGAATTGTTACAAGCTTTAAAAATAGTTAATGTATTTGAAAGATATATGACACCAGAAAAAAGTGAACACCAGTTATTTTTACAGTATCCTGCTGAGTTTGAGATAATCTACCAGTATAAAAACAAAGAAAATGCTTACTTTACTAACTTCTTTAATGATACTGCTTTGGTAAATTTTGTGGTAGACTATGGTCAAGGTGGACATTATACTTCATTCCAAGGAACAGAAGGTGCTCCATCAGAAATTACTATGTCTTTAAACTTCAAAGAACTAACACTTCTTCACAGAGATGCTATTGTTGATCTCACCGACCAAGAAGATGTGATGGGTGGTTTCCAAGGATTAGGCCCAAGTGTATCGGGTGAGGTTCCAGCAGAAGAACCAGAAACACCAGAAACAATAACAGAAACTAGTTCCGCACAAGCAGCAGGAGAGAATGGATAATGGCATTTTTTAGACAATTTCCTAGAACCGCGTATGTAATAGATGGAACTCTTGTTAACATTCCAGACCTGTTTCGCCGTGTGGGAACAAAAGATATTTTTGATAATCTCACCTATATGGATGAGTATGATGTTCAAGATGGACAAAGACCAGAACATCTTTCTTATGACTTATATGATACTGTAGACTATTACTGGGTCATATTACTTTGTAATCAAGTTATAGACCCATACCATGATTGGCCTAAATCTAATATTGATTTAAACAACTTTGCAAAACAAAGGTATGGTGAACTTAACTTACAAAAAGTACATCATTATGTCGATAGTACAAATGAAAATATTAGAGTTGACTTTGACCAAACTAAGTTTAATACTGGTGCTATTAAAGCAGTAAGTAATATTGAACATGAAGAAAAAGTTAATGAAGAAAAAAGAAGAATTAAAGTACCAAGAGTAGAATTCATTGCAGAAATAGCAGGACAATTTAAACGATTGATAAAAGGAAGATAATACATCATGGATAGTTCAGTCCCAACAGCAGGTTCTATAAGTATAGATGCTATAGACCTTTTAACATCCCCAGAATCGGGAAGTCAGACTATTGACATAAGAAATTATGTTGGTGATGTTGTTATTAAAGAAAGTATATTTACTAACTATTTTACGATGGAGATGTCCATAGGTGATAGTAGAAATTTATTAGGTAATCTGCCTATCATGGGTGGAGAGATTATTACAGTAAAATTTGTATCTAGACATTTAAATGATACAAATCCATCGCAATGTATAGAACAATCATTTGTTGTTCATTCTATTTCTGAAAGACAATTCAAAGATGATAGGGAACAATTTTATATATTACGGTGTATAACACCAGAGGGATATAAAAACAATACGGTTGTTATTAACGAAAGGTTTACTGGTTCACCAAAAGAAATATTTACAGATATTTACACTAGGTTTTTAAAAGAACCAAAAGTAATTAGTAACAAGGGTGGCACGCGAGATGGGCCCGACCTCAACTTCATGGATGTTGGTGGAAGTCAAGGATTTAAAAAAGAAAATATATGTTTCATCTCTAATTATTGGACTCCATATAAGTGTCTTAACTTTCTTTCAAATAAATGCGCTCCAACTGCAGCTGGTGGTAAAGAGTTGATGCCCAATGTTAGGTATTTTCAATCTGATAAGGGAACTTATGCAGTTAGTCTTTCTAAAATGGCTGCGTTTTATAAAGAACAAAATGCAATATATGATGAATTCTTTTATATTCCCACAGGTAGTGATGCATTTCAATTGTCTGAAAAAAGAAGAGAAAGAGGTGGTTATAGTTATCTTAGTCCTTTCTTATCAAAGAAACAAAATACAATGTCTGGATTAAATATTCCCCATTTTACAAATGACTTAGATGACCAACTTTCTGGGTATCAAGGAAACATGACAATAGGGTTTGATATGACTACCAGAATTCCTTATCACATGGAGTTTGATTATACACCACTCCAACCAACAAGAGTAAAACAAAATAAAAGGACAATAGGGGCAGGATACAATGACTTTTTTCATATAGAAAATAATAGTCCAATAAGAGAAGTGCCATTGACAAATCCGAGGTCTGCATTAAATGTGCAAATAGGTTCCTCGCAAATGTGGACTGACCAAAGTTTTGGATATGATTGGAGATTTTTATTAGATACCGCTTATAGAGATACGGCATTAGCAGAATTGCAAAGATTACAAATTGATTTTGAGGTTCCAGGCCGAACAGACCTTGACTTGGGTATGTTAGTATATCTAAACTTTCCAAACACTTCTGAAAAAGGTAGTGACCCCAAACCAGAAGATTTGTTTGATGAAAGAATATCTGGAATCTATAGTGTTACATCTATTAGACATCACATATCAGTTGCAACTAATAGTCATCAAATGAAGTTAGAAGTAGTAAGAGATAGTGTAGGAGATATATCATGATGAATAGATACCCCAATTTTGCTTGGTGGCAGGGTGTCGTAGAAGACAGAAATGACCCAGAACAGTTTGGTAGATATCGTGTTCGTATAATAGGTTATCACACACTTGATAAGAATATATTACCTACAGAGTCTTTGCCTTGGTCTATTCCTATGCAACCAGTTACCTCAGCAGCGATATCTGGTGTTGGTTCATCACCTACTGGATTGGTAGAGGGTTCAACTGTAATCGGATTCTTTGTTGATGGTGAAGATGGTCAAATACCAGTTATCATGGGTTCTTTTGGTGTAGAAGATAATGTACCCACGATAGACGATAAAGATACACCAGAATCACCAGAGTCATTGGCAGAAAGAGGATTCTATGACCCAAATGGAAAATTCCCACGCAGAAAAGAATTAAAGATATCAGAAGACGAGAGTCTTGCAGATAAAGTCAAAGGAATGGTTAGTGATGGACTTGGTGGCATATTAGACGCGGAAGGCAATAAACTTACTGGTCTCGCAGAAGGTGTTGATGAAGTTGATGTAGGTAAGAATGTTCTGGGAGAAGCATCATCCTCTAGACTTGCTAGGGGTGATATGTCAGAAAATCACTATTCGTTAAAGGGAAAAAGAGAAACGAGAATAGGAGCTAAAGACGATGGTGTGCCACGAGGATTTGCAACTAAAATATCTGGGTGGAATAATACAGAACTACCATACGAACATGATAATGGTGGTGAAGACATTCCAGTATTTCCAGGCCTATACGAACCAACTTTCTGGGAGGAACCCCACCCACAAGGTTCTGAAATTTCTAAATCTCAGTACCCATACAACCATGTAAGGGAAACAGAGAGTGGACATGTCTTTGAGGTTGATGACACACCAGACGCGGAAAGAATACACGAATATCATACTGCTGGAACATTTAGAGAAATTCAACCAGACGGAACCAAAGTAGAAAAAATTGTTGGTGAAGATTATGTCATTGATTTAAAAAGCAGATACATGTATGTTAGAGGCGACTTCAACCTTATGGTAGAGGGCGATTACAATATTAATGTCAAGGGAAACAAATACGAACATATAAGTGGTCACTCATACAATACTGTAATGGGTAATAGGTTAAACAAGATACAAGGACATGAGTTAGTTGATACTCAAAGTTCATATCTATTAATGACTGCTGGTAACTTCAATTGTCAAGTAGGACAGTCTGATAAAGACCAAAAGAAAATAGGTAATTATCGTTTGCGTGTTTTGGGAGAAATGAACGAAACAGTTCAAGGTAAACATAAAATAATGGGTGGTAATGATTTTAAACACATTGTCAAAGGTGACATAGGGTTTACTACCGCGCTTAGAACAGGGCTTGACCCAACTGCAGCTTTAGAAGCTGCTTCGGCTGGGGCAGCTCCATCTCCAGATGCACTTGTTCAAGGTGGTTCAATCAAATTAGAGGCAATTCAGAAAGTTGACATTGCAGCTGCTCCGACTGATTTACCGAAAGTACCTGGCTCGCCTCTTGGTGGTGTTGTTTCCATAGTTTCTGATAGAATTAACACAACCGCGAGAGTTGACTATGTAGAGAGAGTTGGCCCAGTTTCGGTTCCCTTCCCAGCTCAAATTATCGGAAACAAAAGGACTTATGTTGTGAATCCTAGTGGAGTTGGTGGTATTCAAAATACCTTGATTGGTGCTGGTGTAATTGAGAATAACATTACAGGGGTTGGTGCTATTAATAATTTCGTAACAGGTGCTGGATTTATTAATAACGCGATTGCTGGTGCTGGTACTATTATTGATACTACTGGTGCTGCTCTTCCAACAACATTTGGAACACCAAGTGCCATACCTATTGGAACATCAAGTACGATAATGACGAATGCTTCACTCTTGACGGTTACTCCGATAGTTGATATTACTGCGATTACAAATATTACTGGTGTAACAAGCATAGTGGGTGCAACATCCATTACTGGTGCAACTGGAATTACTGGTACTCTTACTGTTACTGGATTGGTTACTGGTGGTAGCACCGTACTTCAGACTCATACTCATAACACACCTGTACCTGGCGGGTCTTCTTCTGGTACATATCAAACGACACCACCGCTTTAATGGAGAAATAAATGAGTTGTAAAGGTATAGGAAAAGCATTTGGGGAAATCGCGGATAAGATTGACCAACTACAAGACCAAATTGACCTAGCAGTTGATACTACTGTTGATGCGATTGCGAGTGAACTGGGTATCAATTTTCTTAAAGCAAAATTTCTTGCTATGCAAGGAGAGTTTGAGGCCTTGTTCCAAGAAGAATTTGGTAACCTAGAAAACTTTCTTAAACAATTAAGAGATGGTATACCATTCGCGGATGAACTTGGTGATTTGGTGGCATTAGCGGCACAAACAGAACGGTTTATTGCTAAAGCTAAAGAGATTGAAGAAAAATATGGTGATAAGAACAATACCATAAACAACATCATGAGAGACCCAGTTGGATTCTTTGATAGTCTTGGTTCAGATTTGGAAAGTCTATGTGAGGCAATGCCAAATTTTGAAAAGGCAAAAAACGGTAAGATTAAAGTAACTTCTGCCAAGTTTAATCTTGATGCTGGAGAGATAGATGCTGAAGAATTAATAAACGAAGGGGTTTCACCCACGATAGAAAGGTTAAAGGACTTTCTCAAGAATTTAAGATTGGAAGTTGTACAAAAAGAATCTAAAGTAGATAAAGATACTAAGAACGCATTTGCCTAGTGCAAAGTATTATAAATAGTCACATGCTTAAACGACCTACTACAATATATAAAGATTTTGATTTGAGTTTTACAAAAAACCCAAATACAAAGGATATTGCTCGGAGAGTAGATGTTCAAGCGGTTAAACAATCGTTGAAGTCATTGTTGTTAACTCAATACTATGAAAAACCATTTAAACCGCAATATGGTTCTCCAATAAGAGGACTATTATTTGAACCAGTCGATGTGGCTACTGGTACGAGTCTTGCGACAGAAATAAAAAGAGCGATTGTTAACTTTGAACCAAGGGTTGTAGTAGAAGAGGTAGAGGTTTACCCAGATCAAAATGAAAATTCATTTTCATGTAAAGTGTTCTTTTTCGTAAGAGGGATTAGGGAGTTGCAAGAACTCGGAATAGTTTTAGAGAGGTTGAGATAAATGGCAGTCAAGAATGTAACAGAATTAGATTTCGATACTATAAAAACAAATCTAAAAACACACTTAAAAAATCAAACTGAGTTTGCAGACTACGACTTTGAAGCATCTGGTATTTCGCAACTTATAGATTTACTCGCATATAATACACACTACAATGCCGTCCTTGCTCATATGGTATCCAATGAAGCATTTATTGATTCTGCTGTCAAAAGAAATTCAGTTGTATCGATTGCAAAAACAATGGGATACACACCAAGGTCTGCCCGTTCTGCTAAGGCTGTTATTGACCTTACAATAGTACCAGACCCAGCTTTTACATCAACGAGTCTTACTTTAACAAAAGACAGGATATTTACATCTAATGTAAACGGAAGAAACTTTAACTTTTTACCAGATAAAGATTACACCGTAGACAAATCAGTTATTAATGGTGTGGCTGCTTTTAGATTTACTAATATAACTTTGGTGGAAGGAACAAGAGTTACCACTTCTGAGGTTATTAATAGTACGAATAGGTCTGGCCCAGTAATATTACCCAATGATAATGTTGATACAACTACTTTGTCAGTAAGAGTACAGACTTCTAGTACTAACTTAAATGCTACGCCATTCGCGTTGTCAGAACAAATTACTGGAGTTACATCTAAGTCTACTGTATTTTACTTAGAAGAAAGAACAGATGGATTTTACCAAGTTGTTTTTGGTGACGGTGTTCTTGGTAAACAATTAGATGTAGGAAACATTGTCATATGCGAATACATTCTAGGAAATGCCACAAAAGGAAATGGTGCTAGGAAATTTTCTCCACCATCAAGTATTACAGGTTCAGCTGAAAACCTTACAGGTAAAACTGTTTCAGCAGCTACAGGTGGATTCGAGTTAGAAAACATAAACAGTATTCGTTTTAATGCACCGCGATTTAATTCTGCTAAAGGTAGGGTTGTGACATCTACTGACTACGAAACTGCAATCAAACAATCAAATCCAAATATTAAATCTGTAACAGTCTGGGGCGGAGAAGATAATGTACCGCCTGTCTATGGAACAGTTTATATATCACTTCAACCTCAAACTGGATTTGTTATAACTGATACAGAAAAAAATGAGATTGCTAATAATGTTATCAAACCAAAACTTCCAGTATCATTGGTTACTGAATTTGTTGACGCGGAAACTTTATTCATAGGTTTCAATATTGCTGTAACTTATGACCCGAAACTAACTACGGAAAGTTCAGATGCTATTAAGACAAAAGTACTAGACCAAGTAACATCTCACTTTGATACTAATGTTAACGAATTAAAGAAAAACTTCTTCTTCTCAAAATTAAGTAAAGAATTAGATTCAGTAAGTGATTCTATTTTGGCAAATAATATAGAGATGAGGTTAATGAAAAAATTGACGCCTACTCTTGAAACTCCTACTAGATATCAATTGAAGTACAATAACAAACTATTAGCTAGTTCTGTTAGAACAAATTATTTTACTGTAAATATAAACGGTTCTCAAGATGAAGTTTATATTACAGATAAACCAGATGAGACATTTACTGCCTCACAACAATATAACGGTCAACGATTTAACCTTGCAAAAGGTGACCTTATTTTAAAAACAAAAGAAACAAATACAATTATAGGGGGTACTGTAGGGACTATCGATTATGACACAGGGTCATTGGATATAACATCTTTGCGAATAGATGCTATAAGTGGGGCAGGAAATAATGATGTTAGGGTTTACATAACACCACATGAAAGTGCTAAAAATATTTCTACAGATGATTTAGTTCGTGCAACCGAAGAACAAAGTTATGCTGTTACTGCTTTGCCAGCAAGAAACATAATCCTATCCCTTGATGATTCTCAAGTAGATACCACCAATAATGTCAAACAAGGTGTTGCTGTTACTATGATATCAAGGGTAAAGGATGACTAATCGAATACCATCATATCTAGAATATATCAAAACCATCGCTATCACCAGCGCTGGTTCTGGATATACATCGGGAGTCACCCTTTTAATAGATGCACCTACTGGTGATAACCCGATACAAGCCGCAGCTACTGCTACGATTGACTTTTCTGGTTCTGGTGATATAACCGCGATTAATATTACTGAGGGTGGTGATGGATATGTTCTAACTCCTTCAGTAAAAGTATCTGGTGGTGCTACAACTGTTACTAGTACTACTACAAACACAGGACTTGACGCTGGAACATATACTGGTGTTGAACCTACTTCTACGAGTGGGGTTGGTCAATTTGGTACATTTACTATTGTTATCAATGGCAATGGTGATGTAACTTCTATAACACCAGTTTCAAATGGTAATGATTATGTAGAAGGTGATACTGTTTCATTTTTACCTACCGCTCTTGGTGGTACTGGTTCAGAATTAACTGTTGTTGGTACTATTACTCACATCAATGGTGGGCAGGGGGCAATCCTAACAGCAGAAGTTGACATCATTGCGAAAGCAGATGTATACGCACAACCTAAAATTTCAAAACTTGTTGGTCAACAATTACCAGAATTTATTAGAAACGACCACGCTCTTTTTCAAACATTTATTGAAAAGTATTTTGAGTTCATGGAACTCACTAATGAAACTGATTCTTCTAAACACGGCCCACTTAAAGTATTACAAGATTTTCTTGCTAAACTAGATGTTGATTTTAACGATGATGGAAGTATCAATACAGACGATAATTTTCTTAAAGAGTTTTATAAGGACTATGTAAAAGATTTACCTTTAGGTCAGACTGCTAAATTAAGTCTTGTTTTAAAAAATATTAATGACTTCTATACTGCGAAAGGTAGTGGAGAAGCAATCAAACTTTTATTCAGAATACTTTATAATGAAGAAGTAGAACTATTCAATGCACAGGAGTTTGTACTTAGACCATCTTCAAGTAAATGGCAAGAAGATTATGTTGTAAAAGTTTATGAAAGAAAAACTTTTATCAACGCGGATACAGAAGATTTCGACCCACAGAATTTTGTTGGTCAACAAGTAGACCTTCATTACTATGAATCAACTGGTTCGGTTACAAATGCTTTTACTAAAAGAGCAAGTGTCCAATCTGTCAAAAAAATTGCTTACACTAACCCCCAAGCATATGAACTTGTACTATCTGGAATAAACAATACTTTTAGTTTGCCAGGCCCAGGCGCTGGTAGTCTTTCAAATGATGAAATGCTTCAACCAGAAGTAGCAGGAGACATAGGTACAATTACAGGAACAGAGGGGGGAGGTTCTTTTAACACACCAGACCCCTCAGTAGTTGATGGTACATATAGTATTACTGATTCAGACTTTACTTCTTACATTGATATTGACTACGATAATTCTTTAGCAATATCTAAAGGAACATATGTAAAAGCAAATAATAAAATATACCTTGCTACTAACCAAGGAGTTACCAATGGTGTTGGAACTGGGCCAAATCATGAGTCGGGTGACGCTATAGATGGTAATGTTAAGTTTAGATTTATTGAAATAACTAGTGCTACAGGACATTATTCTAGTGGTAGTTCTGGTGCGACATTTACAGTAGTTATTGCTGGCAACGCGGTATCTAGTGTTACGGTGACAGATAATGGTACTGATTATTATCCAAATGAAATAATAGAAATTCCTGCTACTGAATTTGGTGGAACAGGAACAGGGGTTAAAATAAAAGTTGCCTCTATTACAAATGGTAAAGTAAAGAAAGTTATTATTATTGATGGTGGTACTGGATTTGCTGCTAACCCACAAATTATCGTAAGCGAAAATGCTTCTGATACTATTACTCAAGAAGCGCTAATAGAAACTAGAACCACAAATGGTGTTGTAGACCAAATTTTATTTACAAATAACCAACAAGGGGCAGGATATAATAATTTACCAGACCTTAGAATATCAACAGGATTAACTCTTACCTTTGTTAGTTTAGCGGGAGAAGTATTCCCAGACACCACTAGTGGTGATGTCTTCTCTGCTATGAAAGGTATGGTAACTAGGGTTTTAAATACTGCTAAATTTAACTCAATAAAAGATGGGTCAAGCACAACCGCTGGTGGATTTAAAATTGGTGATTCTTATGTTATCAATGAAAGTGGTGGTATTCTGGGTGTCTATGCTATAGATTATTTTGGAGAGGATTATACACTAACAGGCGTATCTAATAATGCCTATGTAAGAATTACATCATTGAACGATGTTGGATATCCTGCTACATTTGAAGTTCTCGCGGTAGGACAAGGATTTAACAGACAGGATTTCCAAATAGAATTGGAATCACCTACTGGTCAGATTGCTTTAGTTGACTTTAATACAGGATATAATGCAGTTCTAGGTGGAGTTGCTGGTGACGCTGGTGGATTCCTATCAGATGCAAACAGACTATTCGATAACATAGTTTATCAACCATTCGCCTATCAGATACAATCAGAATTACAAGCATCTGAATGGAAAGATTATGTCAAACGAGCTGCTCACCCAGCTGGTTTTGCATTATATGGTGACCTACAAATTAAACAGGATATTGATTTCTCTGCTGGATTTACAGTTGAAACAGATGTTTACATGTTCTTCAAGTATCCAGACATTGAGGAAATTCTTGTTGATGAAAGTGTGGTTAAGGCAGTTGAGATTGCAGAAGCAGGGCCTGATTCAATTTTCCCAGGCGATGCCATCAATACATTTGATGTCACAACTACTCAAACAGAGAGTGTTGGAATTCAATCTGAAGAAGGCCCGTATACATTTGTTGGTACATCCGTAAGAGTTTTCTACGCGACTTCAGATGGAACTGAAACTGGTGACCCATACTTTGAACAACACAGTTCTGCATCAGATGACTATGTAGAAAGATTTGGTGTTGGTGACTATTTCTTAAATGACGGTGGCCCGTATGTAGAACTTGGTAATCCACAAAAACTAGTAGAGATGAATTTCAATTCAACGGATACTGGTGAATACGCATTGGATTACTTTGCTAACGATGCTGGTAGATATACGGTTCTTATTGCAGATGATACCGAAAGAAGTACAGAATTCTTCTTTGCTAATGATACACTAACATCACTTGAAGTTCAGGCTGTCGCAACGGATAGTGTAGAAATGGGTGAGTCTGTATTGATATCATTCGTATTCTTCAGAAATCCGACTGACTCATTTACAATGCAAGATTCAGTAAGTGTAGAAAGAGGTGTTGGTGCTGTTGAGACTCTTCTGTTTGCTGACGCGATTGATAAATTTGATATCGGAGTTAACCCAACAGATACACCAAATGCGGATGATTCAACAGCATTTGATGTAACCGCTGGTAGAGCTGACACATTTACAAGTGATGATACACTATCAATAGAACCACAATTGATTAGTACTGATACAACACTAACGCAAGACACTCCATCTGTAGAGGCACAACCAAGACCTACTGACTCAGTAGCTACCGCAGATAGTGTGAATAAGTTTGATATAGGTGTCAATCCAACTGATACAAGTGCTACTGCTGACAGTATAAATAATTTTGATATCACAACTGGCCCAACAGATACTTCAAATACTGCTGATTCAATTACTAAACTTGATATAGAGATAGACCTCACAGGTTCTTCCGTGGACGAAGATGCTGCTATAAGTGATAGTGGTAGTCTTATCTCACAATCATATACAGTCGATTTAACTTACTTTGCCGAAGATTATGTTGCTGATACGGTAGTGAATTTTTAAAAACTAATTTTAATTCTTATAAATAAGGAATAACAAGGCAATAACTAATTTTTAGAGGAGATAACAATGTTGCAAAAAAATGCCTTAGACGCTAAGGGTCGATTGACTCTTGAGTTGTTTGATGAGTTTGGGAACTTAAAAGAAACCCAAGAAATAAAAAATGTCGTTGTAAACAACGGTCTTAACTATATCGCATCTCGTATGAAAGATGCATCTGCTACCGCGATGTCACATATGGCAATCGGTTCAGATAATACTGCTGCCGCTGCTGGTAATACCGCATTAGGTACAGAACTTGGTAGGGTTGCTCTTACTTCTACTACTGTCACTTCAAATTCAGTCGCTTATGTTGGGGACTTCCCCGCTGGTACTGGTACAGGTGCGGTTGTTGAGGCAGGAATCTTAAACGCTAGTTCTGGTGGTACGCTACTGTGTAGAACTGTATTTTCTGTGGTAAACAAAGCCGCTGCTGATACACTAAAGATCACTTGGACGGTTACTGTATCTGACTCCTAAGAGTTAAACTAAGGAGTTAGTGCATGGCCATTCTGTTACTAGAACAGGCAAGGTTTCATCAGGCGAGGTCTTTCTATAGAGACATCTATAACGGCAATGATAAATTTTATCTTGCGGCCTCGCGTACTGAAACATGGACGGATGATACTGCGCCTGATACATCGGTAGATAATCGTGTCGATGTGCAGAACTTCAGAGACAAGATACTTTTTGTAAAAAGAGTACAGTCTGCTGATACGGCTATGTTAGCTCGTAGGATTGATTGGGTAACTGGTACGGTTTATGATAGGTATGATGATGCTTATAGTTCCTCAAATCCATCCAATTCTGGTGCTACATCATTACATACTGCAAACTTTTATGCCTTAACAGACGATTTTAATGTTTACAAATGTATTGATAATAACAGTAATGGACAAAGTACCGTAAAACCAAACAGTACTGGAACTGAAATATTTACAACCTCAGATGGTTATAAATGGAAATTTTTATTTCAAATAGGTGCTTCAGATAGAACTAAGTTTTTATCTACAGCATTTATGCCAGTCAGAAAAGTATCTGGTGCTGGTCAACCATCGTTTGATGTAAACGGTGAGATTGATAGTATTACAGTTAGTAATGGGGGAAGTGGATATACTTCACCACCTACTATTACCATAAACGGAGATGGTGTTGGTGCTACTGCAGCTGCTACTATAAGTGGTGGAGCAGTAACCGCTATAACCATAACTGGTGCTGGTTCTGGATATACTTTTGCAGACATAGTTATAACTGGTGGTGCTGGTGCTAACGCGAAAGCAGATGCTGTTCTTGGAAGTACAGACACACCAAGTTTACAAACAAATGTGGAAGGTACTGCTGTAAAAGGAACCATTGATAAAATAGTAGTTACAAATCAAGGTTCAGATTATACTGCTGGTGATGTAAGTATAAAAATATTAGGTGATGGTGTTGGTGCTACTGCAGCCGCTGTGGTAAATACAAATGGAAATGTCACAGGGGTAACCATAACAAATCCAGGCTCTGGATATACAAATGCAAGTGTTGAACTTACTCAGGCATCTGGTGGTGGAATTAATGCTGCTTTTAGAGTTATCATATCACCTATTGACGGACACGGAGCTCACCCACAAAAAGAATTGTTTTGTAAGAGGGTGGGCGTAACAGTTTCTTTTGATAATGATTCTAGAGATTTAATTACAGGAAACGACTATAGACAAGTTGGGTTGATGAAAAACATTACTAAATATAGTTTAAGTACCTTATTCGATGATGCAACTGGTTCTCCTCATTTCATCATAGGAATAAGTGACCCCAACAATTATGGCCCAGACGATAAACTAACCGCGACAAGTGGAGGTAGTTTTACAGTAGCACAGTTAAGAGATACAACAGGAAATGGAACGGACGATAGTGTTTATTTACAGGAAGATGTGGCAGGAATAGGCATTAGTGACACAATTACAAATTTAACAAAAGGACTCTCTAGTTTACCTATAAATAGTCTTACAAATCCAGAAATAGACCACAACTCTGGAGACATAGTTTACTTTGATAATAGAAAACCTATTACAAGAGAAGAGGGTCAAGTAGAGACAGTAAAAATAATATTTACTTTCTAAGGGAAAAGAAATGGCGATTGATTTAAATGTAACACCTTATTATAACGATTTTTCAGCAGCGAAAAAGTTTAATCGCGTAGTCTTCAAGCCTGGAGTTGCGGTACAAGCCAGAGAGTTAACCCAGTTACAAGATTATGTGTTAAACACCATAAAAGAATTTGGTGATTTTGTATTCACCGATGGTGCTACAGTAAGAGGTGGTTCTGGATATCCTGTCCTTGTCCCTTATATTAAAATTAACGATGTTGATTCTTCTGGTACTGCCGTATCAAATGACACTCTTGCAAATTATATTGGCGACACAATAACTGGTTCTACGACAGGAATCAAAGCAGAAATTAAAGATTGTAAAACTGGAAGTGACACAGATGCAGTTAAAAAGAAAACATTTTATCTTAACTACACCAAAGGTAATGAATTAGAATCTGGTATTATTGAATCTTCAATAAGATTTGAGGCAGGAGAAACATTAACTGTAACTAGTACTGACTCTGGAAGAAACGGAGATACCTTTGTTGTAGATAATAATACAGACATTGCTAGTTTTACCAAAAACTTTTATGGGTACGCGATAGACTTTGTTATAGAAGAAGGTATTATATACGCTCAAGGTAAATTTATTGCTCATGATACTCAGACACTAAGACTTGACGATTTCAATATGAATGTCAACTTCTTTGTTGGTATCAAAGTAAATGAGTCAATTGTAACTTCAGATGATGATTCAAGTCTTCTAGACCCCGCTACAGGTGCTTTCAACTTTAATGCACCAGGCGCCGATAGAACTAAAATAGACACCGTAATTACAAAAGTTCCATACGGAAAAGATTACGCTAACTCAACAATATATGAAATCGGTGAGTTTATATCAAACGGTGATAACATTTACGAAGTTACTACCTCTGGTACAACTAATTCAGTTGGTGATGGCCCAACTCATACTACAGGTAACGCGACAGATGGTACTGTGGTATTTAAATATTTTGAAATGCCAACTGGGTTTACTGCTCTTTATAAAGTAAAACAAGGACAGATACAAAAGAAATATGATACCAGATTAAATGAACTTGCAGAACTCGGTAAAGCTCTTGCTGTAGAGAAAAATGAAACAGATGGTGATTATGTAATTGAACCGTTTACTATAAAAATAGTAGAGCATTTAAAAACATTAAAAGGTGTAACTTTTAATACATCAACAAATACCAATTATAGTGTGGGTCAATATGTAAATCACTTAGGTAATCTTTATGAAGTGAATATTGCTGGAACCTCTAATTCTGGTACTCCACCAGTACATACAAGTGGAGATGTTCTTAGTGGCACAGTAAGTTTTGGTTACAGAGGTGTATCATATAGAATAGATAACGAAGGATATAGATTTAGTACAAACGCTACAGACCCAGGCGATGCAAATGCGCTTATGGCACTTGTTTCGCCAGGCATTGCATACGCAAATGGATTCCGAAGAGAATATTTCAAAAACCAACCAATAAAAATTAGAAAAGGAACATCTACAGAAACCAAAGAATCTAGAGATGTCACATTAGGATATGGTAACTATTTTAATGTTAAAGAAGTTGTTGGTACATTTGATATAGAAAATGGTGGGGTATGTAATATTGGATTCTTTGGAAGTATAGGTTCACAGACAGGTGCAGCCGCTCACTCAGATGGAACATTTGGTGGACATGCTGCTTTAGGAACAACTATTGGTACATGTAGGGTTCGTGCCTTAAAGAGGGCATCTGGAAACCCAGGCGCTGCTGCTACACAATACAGACTTTTTGTATATGATGTAAGAATACGAGATGGAAAAATTGGGGACGCGAGATGTATTCAATTCCCAAATTCTACTGATAGTGGTTTCGCTGACATCATACTCGATGATACAACTGGAAATGGAACTGGTGATACTGCTTTTGTACACGGAACAGATTACAACAAATTAGTTTATCAAGCACCTTGGCAGTCAACTAAGACCCTTGCAGCTGCTGGTGGTGGAACATATGATACTCAATATTTTTATACAGAAGAATTCAATGTAAGTGTTCCTGCTAATGGTCAGTTTAGTATCAGTACTGCATCACTTGGTTCAGAAGTAATATTCCCATATAGTGTTGCTGGTTTGACACAGACAATATTAGATAATAAAATTTACATGGTATGTAAGACTTCTGGTATCACAGATATTGGTGATGGTACTACTATTTCTGGTTCTGAAGGTCGAGTTATTAGAATTACCCCAAGCATGGTTACAGCTGCTGCTAACGGTCAAACAATGGAGTTTGATGTTGGTACACCTAGTGGAACATATGACGCTTACTTACAAGTAGAAGTAAAAGTAGTTGATGCTGTTCCAGTACCAAAAGCACTCAATACTGGTAGATATGTCAAGATTGACACGCGAGATAATGTCGGCGGTGCAAACGGGCCATGGCCTCTTGGTATAGTAGATGTTAAGGAAATTGAAGCGATATATGTTTCTTCAGACTTAAACACATACTTAGACGATTCAGATAATAAAATTAACCATAAAAAAGATTTTATTTTAGATACTGGACAGAACGATAACTTCTATGGTCACTCAAAAATAGTTAAAAAAGCAACAAGTTCTCTCAACACAACAGACAAACTTTTAACAGTTAAATTGAGTCACTTTACCGCTAACTATGGTGGTTCAAATGGAACATACTTTGCAAAAGATTCTTATCCAGTAGACGATACTGGTGCTACTGGTATATACACATTTGAAATTCCTTATCACAATTCTAAAAAACTAGGTAACTTTAATCTTAGGGATGCGATTGATTTTAGACCAAGAAGTAAACAGACTGCTGTATCTGCTACAACATTAGAAGTTGCTACTGAAAATCCATATCCTACAGATGATTTTGATTTACCTTCAAACGGTATTCAATTCCCGACACCTAATAGTAATTTTACAACAGATGTAGAATACTATCTGCCTAGAATAGATAAACTTGTTATAAGTAAATCTGGTCAGATGAAGATTGTCGAGGGTATATCTGCTCTGCCTGCTAAAGGGCCATCTATGGATGATGCAATGCAGATTGCTGAAATACAAATTCCACCTTTCCCATCATTGGCGCCAGGACTTGCTGCTAGATTTGGACAAGAATTAAATGCTGTCTTTCATAAACTAGAGGGACAACATAGACGATTCACCATGAGAGACATTGGTGCAATCTCAAAAAGAATTGATAGACTAGAATATTATCTTGCTTTAAGTCTAATGGAAATGCAAGCAAAAGACCAAGTTATTCTAGACTCAAACGGAAATGATAGATTTAAAAATGGTATCTATGTAAACTCATTTGATGGAGACCTACTAAGTGATTTATCAGACCCAAGTTATGCTGCTTCTTATGATTCTCAGAAGAAAAGATTAGGGCCTAACTTTGATGACTATCAAGTAGACTTAAAATTAAATGACACACATGGCACTTCTGGGTGGGTTCAACAAGGTAGTTCAATTACAAGACCTTTTGTTTTAGAAGCTGGATTAGAAAATAGATTCGCAACTAAGGTAAGAAACTGTGTAGGTGAATTGTTGTTTAACTATGACGGTGAAATGGATTTATTCCCTCGTTCAGATTCGGGTGCTACTTTTAAAACTCAACAACAGAAAAATGTAATTACATTATCAAATGCTGCCGCTGTTCAAGCTCAAGTTGACTCTTTTAATAATAGTGATAATGCTGTTAGATTTGAAACTAGTTTTGAAGCTGGTTTGTTAAATTCAGATGGAAGTTTTGTTGAGGGGGGAACCCGACCAGTTGAAAAAGAAGCGATTACAATTTCTGGTGAAACTGACGCAACTGGAACAATTACTGGTGATGTATCACAAAGTATTACAACACTAAATGGCGGTGCAAGAAATGGATGGTTTGAACAAAGAGGAGATGGTTCGGTAACTGGTGATATTGGCGGTACAATTTCTGCGAGTGCAACTGCTACTCAAACTATGGAGGTTCAAGACATTGTACAGAAAACTACTTCCATAATAACCACCGCGACAGCATCCGCTGTAGACACTCAAGTACACCCATTAGGTAACTTTGTTACGGATGTTTCTCTACTACCAAACATGAGAGGAAACAGAATAGGTGTTAGGGTTCGCAGAATGAAACCCAACACAAGATTATATTTCTACTTTGATGATATCAGACAAGATGATAGATGTTGTCCTTGTGACCCAGGCGGGTTTGACGCTCTGATTCCAGCATGGAAAGCATCTGGTTCCAGAACAGGACACATATTCTTAGGTGCAAGATTAAATGCCGCTCCTTTGGGTGGTGTTGAAGATGAAAGTAAAAACTATCTGTTTAGTGCTTCTGCTCCTGCTGATATAGGTTCACCTATTGTTACTGACTCAAACGGTGACGCTGCTTTTGTTTACTGGTTACCAAGAGGTAATGATGGTTCAGCGGAAGCTGCTGGACTACCTACATTTGCCGTAGGTACAAGAAGGATGCGAGTAACAGATGACCCAGAAGATAGATACAATTTTGTAACAACATCAGCAGAAAATATTTACTCTGCTTTTGCCATGAATGTTTTCCAAAAGGAAACAGATATAGTTTACGAACAACACGCGATGACTACTTCAACTACTGTAGGTGAACCAGTACTTGAAAAGAAAGGAACAATGGTTACAGATGTAGACCTTCAGCCAGGCGAAATGACTCTCAATGCAGACTTAAACGCCAGACTTGATGTTACCTCACCAACATTTATTCACCATCCACCTATAAGAAGGGGAGACCCAATCGCTCAAACATTTGGTATCGGTGATGCACCAAGTGGAGCATTTATAAAGAAAATGAGAGTTTGGTTTAGAGACAGACCAGGCCAATCTGCTAATGTTGCAAATTCAGCAACTGATACTGGACAGGGTATTACATGTGAACTTAGAAAAGTTTTAAATGGGTTCCCAACCGATGTAGTTCTTTCTGGTGCTAGGAAGTTCTTAAAAGCATCAGAAGTAAAAACAACTCCAGATATATCTGGTGGTAGACAAACTAACTATCAGTTTACAGCAGATGTTGCTACAGACTTTGAGTTTGATGAACCAATTTATGTCGCACCAAATGAAGAATACGCCATGGTTCTTATGCCTCAACGAAATGACCCCAATTACAATGTTTGGTGTTCTAAGTTAGGTGAAAATAAAATAGGAACAGAAGAAAGGGTAACTGCGGAAGAAACTGATATCGCTGGAATGTTATTTACTTCATCAAACAACAGGGCTTGGAGTCCTCACCAAACAGAAGACTTGAAATATGTGGCTTTCTATGAAAGATTTACAGTTGGTTCTGGAACATGCGAGTTTGTAAACGAAGATGCAGAATTTATTACTGCTTCAGATTATCTAAACGGTAGACCGATTGATGGACAAGATGTTCATACATTTAAAGTTGGTATCGCTGGTGGTGGTTCTGGTTATAGTGTCAATGATATTATTACATTGAACGCAATTAATGTCCAGACTGCTACTGCTTCATCCAGTAATAATCTTTCTGGTTCTGGAGTCAAATTAAAAGTAACTTCAGTAAGTTCTGGTGTAGTAACTGGAGTAGAAATTCATGATGCTGGTATAGGATTTAAACCACAAAGAGCAAGTGATTTTCCTGCTAATGTTTCTATACCAACTACAGGACAGGCTTCTGTTACTCCTACTGGTGGTTCTGGTGCTACATTTACATTAAAGATTAAACACGGACAGATAGACGAAGTAGACCCACGAACAGAAAAGATGGAAATCATCTATGATAAAGAAACAATAGATGCTGCTTACGCTGGTGATTCTGACTTCCTTTTTGCTGTAGGTGATGTCTTGGGAACAGGTGACCCTGTTACTGCTGACGGAGAACAAGGATTCAATAGGAATACTTCATTTAAGATTGCCAGTATCTTTAACAAGACCTTTAATAGTCTTAGAACTAACATGACTGTTAAAGAATTCCCAGAAGCTCAAATTAAATATAAAGCATGTGTAACAAACTCTACTGGTTCAACTGCTGCTGGTTCTACATTTACGGATATATTACCAGTTGTCAGACAACCTACTGTTCTAGAGGCTGGTCTGTTCTCCGCGAAGAACGAGTTTGCATTTACTGGTGGTTCTAAAGTAGCTAAGAAGAGTTATCGACACAGGTATGAATTGAGTACTGATACCACACTTCTTTCTCCAGTTATATCACTATATCGTAATGCTGCTATACTAAGAAAATTTGATATCAACAATGATTCTACTGGTGAAGAAACTAATACTGGTAACGCATTATCTAAGTTTATTTCAAGGAGAGTTCGTCTTGCTGATGGACAAGAAGCAGAGGATGTAAGACTTTCAGTTGCTCTAAGACAACCGCCTGGCTCTTCATTTAAAATTTACTTCAAAGGACAAGCAATAGAAGATGATGGAGATTTTTACGAAGATTTACCTTGGATAGAAATGGAACTTGACGATACAAATCCGAAAGGAATTGCTATGTCACAAAGTAGGTTTATCGACTTTAACTACAAGTTGCCTAGTACTGCTTTAGACTCAGATGGAATATTTACACAATCTGTTAAGCGTGTAAACGCTCTAACAATCGGTACTGCTGGAAGTGGTATCGCAAGTGCAAGTTCTGTAAACTTCTCATTTAGTGGAGGTGGTTCTGCTGTTACTAAACAGGCACAAATTAAATGTACTGCATTGTCTGCTGGTGGTCTCGCAACTTTAGAAATTGTAGACCCAGGCCGAGGATATACTACCGCACCAACTGTTAAAGTATTCGATGACCACGCGGTAAGTAAATTTTATGCTACAGGAACAATTATAGGTAATTCTGGTAACATATATGAAGCAACAGTAGGTGGTACAACTGGTGCAGCTTCTGCTAGTTCTGCGCCTACACACGGTTCTGGTACTGCTACAGATGGAACGGTTACATGGACATTTAGAGGAACAAGACCCGCTGTCACATGTACGGTTGCAGACACAGAGTTTAAGAGATTTAAGTATTTCTCAAGTAAATTGGTAATGCTTACATCAAACACTTCTCAAGTACCAGAAGCAAAACAATTGAGGATTATCGCCTTACAGGCGTGATAAATAGAATATGGCAAGCGAATTAGGACAAGTATCAAGTTTAGAATATAACAGAGATAAAGAATCTGGTGCTTTGGTAAATGTAGACAATTCTGGTTTAGCTGCGTACAAACGAAGAAAATATTTGGCGAATCAAAGAAACAGTCAAATAACTGAAATGTCAGATGATATAAATAGTCTGAAAGAAGATTTCCAAGAAATCAAAAGCATTTTAATGCAACTTGTTAATAACATTGATAAATAAAGATAGGGAAGAGACATGTCAACTATAACACTAAGAGCATCTAAGGGTTCACCCCTCACTAATACTGAGGTGGATACTAACTTTAGTAACCTCAACAACGACAAGTATGAGTCGGGTAATAATGTGTCAGTTGGTACTCTTACTGCGAGTGGCAATGTTACTTTTGGCATCGCTGCCACGGTATCCGCTGCTGGTAGTACACAGGGTACTGCAACCGCATTAACCAAAACATACAATATTATATCTACTGCATCAGCTAACCAAGGGGTAATTTTACCCTCTGCCGCTGCTGGACTAGTAATCAACATATACAATGTAAGTGGTAATACTATTAAAGTATATCCTGCTTCTACAGAAACCATAGATGGTGGTTCTGCAAATGCACCAATCGAAGTAGTAACTTCAAACGGTGCTGAGTTAGTTGGTGTTAGTACTGGTGGTTGGAGACAAGTTGGTTCTGGTGGTAGTAATTTATCTCAAATAACAGTAAACGATTCCGCAGAATTGCTAGGTTCGTTGAAATACGGAGTAACTGCTTCAGTTTCAACTGCTGGTTCTGCTCAAGGTGATGCAACTGCTTTGACTGAAACAATTAATGTAATCGGTACAGTCGGTGGAGCTGCAGAAGGAGTTGTTTTACCAACCGCTGCTGCTGGACTACATGTAGTTGTCGCTAATATCACTACAACTGATTGTAAATTGTATCCCGCTTCATCGGATACTATTGAAAGTGGTTCCGCAAATGCCGCTGTAACGCTGCCTGCGAAAACTACTATTACTTTAACATGTCAAGACGCGACCAATTGGGTGAAACACAGAGGACTTGCAGTCTACAATTCATCTGGTTCGTTGCTCAACTAAGGAGAAATTGAATGGCAGGGCCAGTTACACTTAAAGCAGGATCATATCCGACTCCCGCTGGGGGCCTACAGGGTCTTAGGGAGCTATCTGCTACTGAAATAAAAGACCAAGTAGCAGGAGTTATCACAAAGAAATTCGCTGATGATACAGACGGTTCGGGTACTGCTGAGCTAAATGTTGTAATTGGGGGTTCTGCTGGCGGAGATGAAATCGGCACATTCACAAACAGAGAGAGAACTGATGCTGTAGGTACTCACCCCTCTGGTGGAAGCACTACGGATACTGTACACCGATTCAATCAACCAACTGCTTCTGTTAGTGAGTCTGGACAAATCAATCCCCTTAGATGGACAGGAACCGCTTTAGAACAAGCAACAGATACAGAATTAGATACTGAAGTATTAGACTTAGTTATAACTGCAATGGCTGCCGAAGATGCAAATACAGTCGGACAATATAAAATTGGAACTGGTGCGCCTTCTGGTGGAACATGGACTGCAAGATATACTATTACAGAAACACAAGTTGACGGTACAGATGTTTCATACTTTCTTTATCAAAAAACCGCACCAACTACAGACGCTGGAACAGATTCAAACTTGTTACTAAAAGCTGGTGACGATGGCGAACCAAACGAAATGTCAACTGCAAACTTACATACAATGGTGCCCGCATTTAGAAATAGAATTATTGCTAGTGGAGTAGGAACATATTTACTTCAAACTGGCTCACCATCTGCTACTGGAACATGGGTACAGATGGGGTCAACGATGACTGACCAATTAAAAGACATCTCAACTGTAGCATACGCTGGAGACTATACTGGGTCATATACTGGGTTTTATGACCGATTCTTTGCTGGATTCTTAAATGGTGCATACGCTGGTACATATTCTGGTACATATACTGGATACTATGACGGTAACACCGTACAAACTTCAAGTTCCACGCAAGAAACAAAACAGCTGTTTATTAGAACCGCTTAAGACTTGACATATATAGTGGGGTAGGTGTATAATAAACCTACCCATTTAATCATGAGGAAATATTATGACCGAAGAAAAGGCGAAATATCGCAACCCCCGATGGATAGATAAAGAAAACCGATCGCTATTCTGCGAGATTTTGGTTGGAAAGAATTATCGTCCAGCACAAATCAATGTTGGTAATATCAAAGAAGGTCTTGTCAATGAGGACTTTAATGCCATCATGGAAATCTTCACCGAAAAAGATATCGATGAAAATACAGAAGCACACAAAGAGGTTGTAGCAGAACAAGAACTAAAAGATGCTGAACAACGCGAGGTTCATAGGAACAGAATACTGCAAGAATCATTATTCAATATGAAACTAGAAGCTTTTGAAATCGATGCAATCAAAAACTCTAACAACAAAGAAATCAAAAAACTTATTCGTAAAGCAAAAACCCAGTTAGAAGTACAAGCATGGGTTACTATATTGATTCAAAAAGAAGCATTACCAACGGAACCGTAATGAATGGATATCTTTATGTTGCTTCTCGTGATGAAAGATATTTACAAGCCGCTATTCAATCCGCTGAATCATTATTAGACTTTCATCCCAAAGCAAAGATTACACTTTTTACAGAAGAAAGGTGGGATGGAACATATGATAAAAGTATGTTTGATAATGTATTTTATTGTGATGACCATGTGAGAGCAAAACTCTGGGCATTATCCAGAACTCCATACGAAAAGACAATGTATATAGATTGTGACACCTATATTCAACACGAAGATATAAAAAAGGTCTTTACATTTGTAAAAGATAATGATATAATATTTACTAGAAACAGACCATACAATGCAAAGATAACTAAGTTAAATGATACGGAGGAAATGATATATCATTGTGGTGTCTTTGTATATAAAAAGAAACCTATTGTACTTGAATTGATGGACGATTGGTTTCAACAATACTGTGACCAGATTAGACCAGAGTATGACCAATCACCATATCCGAGAGAAGTCTGTAAGTGGGATACATTTAGTATGTGGTATCTTTTAGAAAAGAAATATAAGGACAAAATTAAAGTTGGAGACTTCCCATGGCCAGATGCTAGATGGAACTTCTGCATGGGACAACGACCAGAAGAGTTGGCGGGAATGCCTATTATTATAACACACTACACCTTGGATAGAATATATAAAGAACAAGAATCTTTTCAGTTAAAATGAAAACAATAAAATTAGTAAATCCAGAGTTAATAGAAATCCTCGACAAGTGGATGGACTTCTATAATAACAACGCAATACAACCTTTACCTATGGACGAAAGAAGATTTGGTGACAGGGATATGGATTACTATTGTTCGGAAGAATATCTTAGAGAGGTTCAGGCAAAGGGTGAAGACCACAAAGGCCCACCAGAGTATGCGAAGGTATGTGATTTTCATTTGACACATGGAGTTGATAAAGAACTTAGAAGAGAGTCTTTGAAGACTTGTGCTGAATTATCCGCGTGGTTGTGTGCTAAGTTTAACGCGGTACATGTTTACTATCCTGCTGGTGGTTTCATGTCTTGGCATAATAACTGGGACTGTCCAGGCTATAATATTTTAATGTCTTATAGTGATGGGTGTGGATTCTTTAAACACTTAGATGAAGATGGAAATGTTGTGACTATCCATGACCCAGTAGGGTGGAATGTGAAGATAGGATATTATGGTGGTAAAGACGAAACTCCATACTGGCATACTGCTGGAAGTAGAGGCCCGCGTCAAACATTTGGTTTTGTTATACCAGATGAATACCTATGGAAACAGATGGTAGCAGATATTGATATGAGTGAATATCCACTATTAGATTTTTAGAAGAATCCTTCCCTCTGTCCTATAATCATAAATCTATCAAACTCCTTTTTACCATCCCAAGAATAATATATTTGTTGTTTGGTTCCTTCATATCCACACTCTTCTATTCCTATCTGTTCTTTTAGTGCCTCGATTGAGTTCACACAATTGATACCATACATCTCTTCAACTACATTAGAGTTCTGCATCGCGTACACGGCATTGGGATTCTTACCCACTAGTTCTGTTAGAGGATACATTTGTTCTGTGTGAATACAAATTACTATATCAACATCAATCTTATTTAGATTCTCAAACTCAAACGGTATGTCTAGATTCCAATGACGAATGTTTACAAACTTCTCTTGGGCATAGTACTTGTGAAATGATTTAGAAAGATTGATACTCTCTTCATCCATGTCCACTAAATGAATTTGTGCGACATCTAAGTTTTCACATAAAAGAGGAACCATAGGAAGACCTAACCAAGAATTAAGAATTAATATTCTAAGATTACCTTGTTTGGTATAATATTCTTCCAAGTACTCTTTCAGTTCTTCAACCAACCAGATTGAAGCATCCATATTATTTTCCTGTAGAGATTGTCTAAAATCTACAAGTTTGTGAGGCATTTTGTTTTCTATAACATGTAACGCCTCGCCCCAGTATTTAAAGTTATTTAAAAAATTAAAATTTAACATCTTCACCTTTTCCCATTGAGTCAAAAATACAAACATAAGGTAGTTCGCGGTATGTGTGTTTATCTATATCGTGTGGGAAGACATAGCCTTGGTTAAAACTATATACCCAACCTATAGGAAACAATTTGATTTTGGTTATTCTTCTGTTATAAAAGAAGTTATCAAGACCACGATAGTACCATAGTATTTGTTTCTGATATTTATTAAAGTATTCTGTAATCTCTTCTGTGTTTAAGTTATCATTCCACCTCAGAACCGAAGAGTTTAGATCTGTATATTTATGTGGAATGTGTCTAGTGTTTTTATATTGAGTTTCTAAATCGTGCCAGTATGTCTTTACGAAACAAAGACAATCCTCTGGGTCATAGTTTACGATAGGAGTTATGTCTTTCTGAATGATAGTATCAATATCAAAGAACATCTTTTCACCTTTCTGCGTGACGATGTTACTGTCAAAGAGGTACATCTTATTCCACCACTTCACTAGTTTGTTTCCGCCAGGCAATGCGAGTGGCGTAATGTTCTTATCTAACCCCTTTGGATTTTCTGTTAGGCAAAAGAAATCGAAGTGTCCATCTGGGGGTGTATAAAATTCTTTACACGCCTCATATACATTATTGACATGTTGATAGTTATACTTGTCACCCCACTTTACTGTGTAGATATTCAAAATGGTTCCCTCTCATAAACTACATTACCAGACGCGGTAATCCTTTCACCATCTGAAGTATAAAAGGGATAAACCATGTGTGGCAGTTTTGCATCAAACAAAATCATCTTTCCTTCAAACCCTTGGTCAACATTTATTGCCAGTTCTTCTGGTACACCCATTGGTGAGTTTACCACAAAACATAACCTTGAAGTTTTTGGGTCTTGTTTTTCTGGGAAGAATTTATCTTCATCTTCCAAGTTATACGGAATATTGATAAAAATTACAAATGAAAACAATCCGCCATGATTGTGCATAGGATTGAATTCGTGTTTCTTTTGATAGTTAATCCATACGCTTTCTAAACCAATAGGTAATAACGGATGACTTGTGTCTTTATGTATCTTCATATACCGTTGTACTTCTTGTCTGTAGAAGTGACTCATAATATCTTCTTTAACCTCCCACGGCATATCCTCAATTCTTATTTGTTTATCCAGATGTCCTGCTAAGTTATAATTGTTTGAAGTTTCACCCACAAACTTTCTATAATAATTCAAGGTATCCATAGATACCTCACCTGTCCAGATACAATTATGTTTTGATATCTGTTCTTCGGCTATAAACCAATTTGGACTCATCATTACCAATGTCTCAATACTCCCGATATAATAAAGAAACAGGTGAAGAAGTTTACCAAGACAACTATGGTTCTCATTATTGCAACCATATCAGCCTCGTGTGAATCATCCGATGCCTTTTCTCCTAAAGACATGCACCATAGTTTCCAAAGTTTTTTCATTTCTACCTCCAATGTTCTAATAGTTTGGGGTCTGCGAGGTCATCTTGTTTAGTGTGTCCTCTGCTTTCATCCTCAAACGGTAACAAATCTACATTAAATACACACAAAATACAATTGGGTCTGTATATACCCACATTCAAATCATCTTCATCCCATGACCTACCTCTATTATATGAGTACGCCATCCATGATGGAAAGTAATCCCATAGTTTAGCACCATACTCACCCCATCTCCAAGAGTGATAGTTATCAGTCCCATCTGTATATGTGAACCATATCTTTTCTTGGTTTTCTAATACATCTTCCCATATAGGTTCACATTGGTCATCACTCCATACTTGACAACTTCCATTCGTGTACGCACCATGTGCTAGTTTAAATTGTCTAGTCTTCATGGGTTTCGGGTCTTGCCACCAAGACCGCATTTTAGTTGGTTGTTCTGTGTTGTAAGTTAGAAGTGGTGTAATATCATTCTGAATAATTACATCCAAATCAAAGAAGATGAAGCGTCCTGTCGGCTTATCTGGGCCGAAATTGTGAGTATTAAAAACGAAAGTTTTAGGCCTGTCCCAACAGCGAGCCATGCCGTACTTAAACTCGTCAGCGCCGAACCAGTATTTAGGATGGATGGTAGGGATATCGGGAAATGGTATAACCTTAATATCTGGTAATAATCCCTTATCGTTGTCCGTATAACAGTAGAAATGAAAATCCATTGTCGAAGGTGTATTGCGCTTAGACATGTTATAAAGACGGTTAACAAAGTGCGGGCCATATTTTTCTCCCCATTTACTACAAACTACATTAACTCGCATGGCAATCTCCACAATTTCTGGTACAAACGCTGAGGGGTTTCCTCTTCAAGTGTTGACTTATGTTCTCAAAGTCATGGTTATAAATTATCTCACCGATATTAAATTTCGTCCCATCATTATACTTGAAATTGTATGTATAGTCAATAGGATGATAAGGAAATAATTTGTGTTCCATTACATCTCTAGCAATGTACGCACACGGAAAAAGGTTGCCTTGCGAATTCACATAAAAATATTCACTTTTCCTCGCGTCACACCATACTGGTTCCTTCTCTTTCATCTTAGGTTTCTTGGTTCGTACTTCCTCATCCTTCTTAAACCGTTTCAATGTTTCCAGACTTACTGGAATATCACTAGCAATACTATCATTTACCTTTATTTCGTTCTCGGTTGGTTGTGTAGGAAGTACATGTTCAACCCTATCAACAAAAGGTAGGTCTTTTATATATGACTTAAATGTTTGAACGGTAACTGTACAGCCTAATTTTTCTTTAAAATACCGACAAATAGACTCAATTTGGTCACAGTTTGTCGGGTCTGTGATTTCACACATAAATGTAACCCATTGTAACTTGAAGTTTTCAACTACAGTCTTGAGAGAATCTAGTGTATGTTCTTTTCCATTGACAAAAATATCATTAAATTCATTCCCAGTATCATTTTGTTTGGTAGATAGTTGTATTAATGCACCTTCTGGATTGCCATCATCATACAATCCTGTGTATAAGTCACTATATTGTTCCCCATGCATTTGAAAATACTTGACAAGAGTATCATTATCTTTTACACTATCTTGATTAATGATTGATATGAGTTCTTGTTTGGGCATGATGTTGTATAGTCTTTCAAATACTTTCTCATAATCTTCTTTATAAAATAATTCTTTTAGGTTCTGTAAATAGTATTTCTTGTACAGGGATTGAACATCTTCAGCTGACGCATCCCAGAACACCCTTTGCATCCCATGTTCTTTGATGTTATCCATGACATCTTTTTTGATTTGTGGTAGTGTGTTTTTATCCCATAGTCTTTTATACAACGCGAAACATTGTAGAAAACTTATGTTCCAGAAATATCTAACAGCGCCCAGTTCTTTCGCTTCATCAAACGCGGTTAGATGAGACTTATATATGTACCTCTGTTTGTAAAAGTCATATATCTCATTTGCATCTTTGTTCCAATACAAAGACTCATCACCCTGTAACAGTACAGGGTCATCTGGATAGTCAGCGAGAAACTTTTTATGCATTGAAATCATATCACCAGAATCATATAGTTCTTTGATAATATCCTTGTGGTGCGGTTCTATTTGTCGTATAAAAATAAGGTCAGATATCTCTCTTTCTAATTCTGGTACATGTACCTTCACTTCAGAAATTGTACCTTTAAAATATTCTTCCAACTCTGGGAAGTCATTAATCATTTTTTCTGAAAGGGATTGCAAATCATTTGTTTCAATAAGTTCTTTTATGTCTGATATTGTATCCTTGTCCATATAGTTTTCTTGTAGCATACTATCTGTTAAAGATTCAAATCCAATCCACTCGCGTAGTGTTTCAAACTCTTTTGAATATTGTTCCCAATCTTGTTTTAGTTGTGGTAAGTCTTTGAAGAATTTTTCTTCTAGTGTATCGTAGTCTTTAGTACGCAATAACTGAGATATCTTATTGGTATGTTTATTTTTATCAAAGAAGTTATCTGGAAACTTGGGTAACCACAATCTTTCAAATTCTGTTTTGCCGTGCCAATGTGTGAGTAGATTGTAATCTCTTAACTCGTGTGGTTTGAGATTGTTTTTGTTTCTACCACCAACGGATGCTTCAAAGATACAGAATTTTGCACCTTCTCTATACAGGTGTTGCGTGACATCATTGGGATGTTGTCTCCCTCTATTGTAGGAGTATACCCAATCACTAGGTAAGAACGACCAATAGTTATCGCCTACTGCTTGATGTTCTCTGTATGGGTAGTAGTTATCGGTTCCTTTCCAAAAGGTTTTAAACACCGTGTCCTTGTGTTTCATTACATCATTGTAAATCTTTTCCCCTTGGTCAGTACACCATAACATGACACTAGAGTTGTATAATGTGCCACGCATGTCTGTAAATCTTCTGTCATTGAGAACTTTTGGATTTTCCCAATTGGAATAAATCATGTGCGGAGTTTTCGATAGTTCAAATATGTCATCGATGTTGTTTTGAATTATGACATCTAAATCCAGATAACAGAAAGGCCCTTTGGTTTTTAACCAATGGTGGGAATTGAGAACAAGAAACTTTGCTCTATCCCAACAGAAGTTTTCTTGACCAAACCAATGCCGTGGATGGAGAGGGTCTACATTGGGTATAGACCGAATCTTAATATCCTTGTGTATATCTTCTGGTTCGTCTGTGTAGCATATGAACTTAAACCTTTTGGTGTAGTTCTGCTGAACCATTCTGTATAGATTATTTACATATTCTGGAGAGTACTTATTCCCCCATTTCATGCAAAGAAAGTGCATCATAATATTTTTGTCTCAAATTGTAATTGACTTCATTTTGTCCGTTTAACAAGACAATTGGATAATCTGGTTTTATTTGATGAGCTCTTGGTGAGGTATCTGTTTCCATGTCTACCCCAGCAAGGAACGAATATATCAATCCTTTTGGGAATGTTCGTTTAAAGAACCTTCCATCATATAAAAAATTATCATCCTTACCATCGTATTTATGCAAGTTTAAATCAAAGTTTTTGAAAAATGCTTCTGTTATATAGGCGGCATTATCACATTTCCATGCCATAACACTAGAGTTCCACGCGCCACCAAAGTCTTTCCAGTATGTTTCGCATATGGTAGGTTCATCGCAAAGGTCAAATAAAGGGGTAAGGTTACCTTGAACTATAACATCGAGGTCTAAATATATGGTTCGGCCACCAAAATTTTTACCAAGAAGTAAGATTTTTTCCCAGTTGCCTAGACCAGTATACTTCTGTGTAAGTATTCCTTGTTTTAATCCTTTTGGGTCATCGGTTCGACACCAAAAGTTGCCACCGAATAGATATGGTTTACACATATTATAAATAGTGTTTACATCATCGGCAGAGTATTTGTTTCCGTATTTGAGGGTGACAATTGTTCTCATAATTTAAAAGGTATTTTCCATGGCAAAAAAAGTAATTAAAAATATAACGATAGACCAAGGTACTACTTTTAGTGAGACCCTAACAGTAACTACAGATGGGTCAACCGCTAAAAACCTTACAGGCTATACGACAGAATCACAGTTCCGAAAAAGCTATGACAGTACTACTTATAATAGTTTTACAACCGCTCAAGTTGATGCTACTGGTGTTATAACTTTGTCTTTGACAGCAACACAAACAGCCGCGTTGAAGTCTGGTAGATATGTTTATGATGTTGAAATTACAAACGCACCAGAAGTATTGAGGGTACAGGAAGGCATAATAACGGTAACACCACAAGTAACTAAATCATAAGGAAATGAAAAGTGGCAAAAAATTTTAAAGAAACACAACAAGACCTAACCGAATTGAACGGAGATGGTAACCGTGATAGAGGTAGGTATGGCGAGGACTACAGCATAGAAGAAAAGAAGTCTTGGAATGATTCTGGAGTTACGGTAGATTTCGAGAAACCGAAAGAAAAAAGGAAAGAGTAATGGATGAGTTAAAAAAACTCTTTGAGGCAATTGCAAAAGAAAAAACTAGAAACCAGCAACTGCAAAAAGAAGAAATTCTCAAAGAAGTAGAAAAATCTCAGAAGAAAAAGTCCCACAGTAAAAAAGTCCAAGAGGATTTCTGGGGAGTATTTAAGAGCGAGTTAAAAAAACTTTCGGAAGTTGAAGAACAAAATAAAAACAAATTAGAAAAGTTACAAGAAATTAGAGATGAGTTTAAGGATGTAACTCCATTAATATATGAAGAACCAGAAGAAAAGATAGTAAAAGAAACTCCCGATTTCTTTGCTGGTATCAATCCAGAGAAAATGGCTTCAGAGTTTGACATTCGCCCAGTAAGTCAAATGTCAGAAGATATGGATAAAGAGTGGCCTGAAGAATTACCACCCCCAGAACCAAATACAACAGGAAAATTAGACCCAGATATTTCTGCCTTAGAAGCAAAGGTTAATAAGTTAGAAATGAAATATGCTGGTGCGGTACAAGAAACAGAAGAGATAACAGAAGAAGCGCAACCAGAGTCATTTAATGTAACTAAAGATGCTTACAGTACTGTCATGGATATTCTTAATCTCAAACCAGTAGAGAAGAAGAACAAGGACGAAAGACAATTACAAGAACTCGCAGTTCAATATCTCGCGGAAAGAAAAGAATCTGTACAAGAACAGGTTGATGAGACTGCTAGTGTTCAAAAACAAATAGACTCTATCAATACAAATATCCGACAAATGATTCTTGCTATGCAAGGTATCGGTGGCGGTGGTGAAGTTCGACTAGAATTCTTAGATGATATTGACCGTTCATCTGCTACAACAGATGGTAGGTTCCTACGATATAGTTCTTCCACTAAGAAGTGGGAAGGAGTTGCAATTGATTCTGGTGACCAAGCTGCAATACTGGATAACTCTGGAACTCCAGCACTTGCAACTGGTGTAACCGCAGCTGAGATTAGAACATTAATTGACGCTCAACAATCTGGTAGTTTTGTGACCCTTAGTGGATTGTCTGTGGGTAGTGAAGCATCTGCATCTGGTGACGGTGGCATTTCATATAATAATTCTACTGGTGTATTTACATACACACCACCAGACTTAAGCGCGTATGCAACACTTGCTAGTCCAGCACTTACTGGTAATCCTACTGCGCCAACACAATCTGCGAGTGATAATAGTACAAAGATTGCTACAACTGCCTATGTTGAAACAGCTACTGCAAATCTTGTTGACTCTGCGCCATCAACTTTAAACACTTTAAATGAACTTGCAGCTGCTTTGGGAGATGATGAGAACTTTTCTACTACAGTAACAAATAATATTGCTACCAAGGCACCTCTTGCTAGTGCAGCTTTAACAGGAACACCAACCGCTCCAACAGCGTCAACTGGGACAAATACAACACAAATTGCCACTACAGCGTTTGTAAAACAAGAGATTGACGCCCTCAAAGCCTTACTATACGCATACGACCAATCCTAAGTCTTATAAATAGTCGAAGAAATTAAAATTATTTTTAGGAGTCCACATGGCGTTATCCACAAGACAAGGACTCATTGACTATTGTTTGCGAAGATTGGGAGCTCCTGTCATCGAAATCAATGTCGATGAAGACCAAATATCAGATAGAATAGATGATGCCTTTCAACATTGGAATGAATACCATTTTGATGGTGTCGAGAGGTCGTTTATCAAACACAAGTTAACTGGGTCTACCATAACTTTGACAGGTAGTGCTACATTCACAGCAGGGGAAACATTCATTGGTGGAACATCTGGTGCGAAATCAACAATACATGAGTCAAGTTCTGGTACTTCAGTAATATATGAAAAATCAGTTACCGCTTCAGCATTTGAAGTAGGTGAAGTAATTACAGGTTCGGACTCTGGTACTACTGCAACTATTCAAAGTATATCGAAGGGTGATATAGAAAATGGATATATCCCTATAGGTAATAATATTTTGAATATAATAAGAGCGTTTAAGTTCGGTGCTCTCGTGGGTAGTAAATCAGATGGACTGTTTGATGTAGATTATCAGTTTGCATTGAATGACTTATACAATCTACTTTCTGCTGATATCACATACTACTCAATGGTTAAGACCCATTTGAATGTATTAGAAAGTATATTCAGTAATGAAAGAGCTATTAGGTTTAACAGAAAAACAAACAGAATGTATCTAGATACGGACATGGATGCAACTTTTGATATAGATAATTATATTGTCGCGGAAGCATATGCTATAATAGACCCAGATACATTCACAGAGGTTTATGATGATATGTTCTTGAAAAGATATGCTACTGCTCTTATCAAAAGACAATGGGGTGAGAACATGAAAAAGTTCGGGGGAATCGCGTTGCCAGGCGGAGTAACACTCAATGGTGACCAAATATACGGAGAAGCAATTCAAGAAATTTCTATAATAGAAGATGAAATGCAAATGAAGTATGAGTTACCCCCAATGATGATGACAGGGTAAATAAATGGCAACCAATGTTTACTTCCAATCTGGCAATACAAGTGGAACTGCTAACGAACAACGATTAGTAGAAGACTTGGTTATTGAAAGTCTAAAGATATATGGACATGATGTTCACTATATGCCTAGGACTTTGGTAAACAGGGACACTATCTTTGATGAAGATGAATTGTCTAAGTTCACGCAACAATATCCACTCGAAATGTACTTGGAAAATGTAGAAGGGTATGAGGGCGAAGGAGAACTATTCACTAGGTTTGGAATAGAAATTAGAGACCAAGCAACATTTGTTCTTTCCAAGAGAAGGTGGGAACAGATGGTTGATAGAGAAGAAGATGCTGGTGGTACATTCCAGTTAACGGCAAGACCCGCTGAAGGTGACTTGTTATACTTTCCAAAAACAAAATCTTTGTTTGAAATTAAACTGGTAGAGTTTCAGAATCCTTTTTATCAGTTAGGAAAAATTTATACATTCAGACTTCAATGCGAACTCTTTGAGTACAGTTCAGAAAGACTTGATACTGGTGATAGTGATATCGATGGAATCGAAGACTTGCAAAGTCTTGATATTCTACAGTTCCAGTTCCAGTTGGAGAATGGCGACTTGTTAAGACTAGAAGACCAATCTACTCTGATACTAGAGAGTTTCCAAACCAGTAGAGGAAATGTTGGCGTGGACAACGAGGACTTTGATTCATTACAATCCGCATCTAACATATTAGACTTTACAGAGAAGAATCCATTTGGTGAAATATAATGTTTAAAAATAAACAATTTTATAATCAACACACACGCAAGGCCATAATTGCATTTGGTACTATTTTTAATAATATCCAAATAAACAGGTCAAATGCTGGTGGGGTTACTGAACAAGTGATTCGTGTACCTCTTTCATACTCTACAAAACAAAAGTTTTTAACTAGAATTGAGGCGATACCAGACACCGAATCTCGTGGAGAAGTTGCAATTAGTTTGCCTCGCATGGGATTTGAGATTGTTGGGTTTCAATATGACCCATCAAGAAAGGTTTCGCCTGTACAAAAGAACATAACTACATCTGGTGCGGAAACAAATTCATATAGAACAAGTTTTGTATCTACACCATATGATATGAACATATCTTTATATGTGTTTGCAAAAAATCAAGAAGATGCATTGCAGATAGTAGAACAGATTTTCCCATACTTTAACCCAGACTTCAATGTGACAATAAATGATTTGCCTGAGTTAGGTATTAAAAGAGATATAAAAATAACTTTGGATAGTGTTAGTTACGAAGATACATTTGAGGGTGCATTTGCAGATAGACAAAGTATTAACTGGACACTTAACTTTACCATGAAATTAAATTATTATGGTTTTGTAAGTAATCAGTCGTTTATCAAAAAAGCAATAGCAGAAACATATGAGAATTCAGAATTTGGTGGGCCGAGAGTCACACAGTCATTTGAAGTACGGAATACACTACCAACCGCAACCGCAACAATAAGTGGTGGTTCGGTTACAGGATTTACTATAACATACGGTGGAGCAGGATATACTAGTCCACCCAATATTACTCTTACTGGTAACGCGAGAGCACATGCTGAGTTAACGGATGGAGTAGTAACTAAAATTGTTATAGATGACGCTGGGAGTGGTTATTCAGATGCACCTACCGTAACATTTGAGGAACCACCTAATCATAATGCAAATCCCTATAAGGATGACCCCTATAGGTTTGTGGAGGAGTTTGACCAAACTTATGTATAATTATGCCAAAAAATAAAGTATTTGATGCACTTGATAAAACATTCAACACCGTAACTACAGAACTTGCTGAGAAAAAGGGTGGCGTTCCCGCTGTGCCTGAAAAAGAAGATGAGAAACTAGATAAAGATTTTGAGGAAGCAAGGAATCTTTTGAAACGCTCAGCCGAGTACGCGGAGGAAGCCGCTCAAGGTATTTTGAATGTTGCTACAAATAGTGACAATCCTCGTGCTTATGAAGTTGCTGGACAAATCATTAAGACTATGGGTGAACAAGCCAAGGATATGATGGAAGTCCAAGAGAAGAAACATCGAATTCAAAAGAATTCAGATGAACCAAGAACTATTAGTAAAACAACAAACAACCTAGTTTTTACTGGTACAACTTCTGATATGTTGAAAGCACTAAAGAAAGAGAATGAAAAAATTATAGACCATGACCCAGATGACCCAGAATCCAGCTGAATACTGGTGTATGGAACATTTTAGGAAAGCCCTTACCGTTCCCAAGTTAGAAGAACACCTATCTGAAAACAAGATAAATAGGTTAGTGGTTCATAATTTAAAAGAGGAAATATTAAATCCCTTCTTACCCAAGAAAGAACTGATAAAGTTAGATTTGTTTTCAGAGTTCCCTTCTTTAAGTTTTACTGTTATCGATAGTTCATACATAGACTCTAGTAAATTATTACCAAGAAATGCCGTGCATAAACCATATGGATTATATTTTTTGTGGCAAGTAATTGGACATGGTTCATATTGGGATGACGAACTAAAAAGAACTAATATAAAAAACTACTCTGGTAGTGAAGATACACACTTTTGTTGTTTAAATCATTCTATGAGACCATATAGACAAAAGTTGTGGGAGTTATTAGAAAAGGATAATTTAATCAATAAGTATTGTTCCAACTTGCGTCAAGGAGTATATACTGATATTAAAAGGAAGTTCATGTTAGATTGGTCAAAGAATTGGGATTTTTCTTACCAAGCTCATCCTTTGCATAAGAAAGGTGGATGGGCAGTAACACAGAGTCCAGCAGAATTCTATGACAAAATACTCATAGATTTGTTTGTTGAGACTAGGACTAGTCACATTAGGTTTACTGAGAAAACTTTTAAACCTCTTTTGCATAGAAAATTATGTATGGGGTTTGGTGGACAAGGAATGTATAAAGAACTCAAATCAATGGGGTTCATGTTATATGATGGGTTTGTAGACTATCAGTTTGATGATATACAGGATGAAGGGGAAAGATTTAAAGAGTTCTACAAACAATTTACAAATTTATTACAGTATCCCTTGAAAGAAATAGTAAGGGGTACAGAGTTAGCGAGAGAACACAATCGCAGAAGATGTTTTGAAATGATATTAGAGACAGAAGACATACCCAGATTACCAGATATAGAGGAACCAGACTTCTTTCATTACATCAAACAACAAGCACATGGGGAAGTAAATGGCTGGAACTGAAGCATCATATCACGGTAACCCCAATCTAAAATCAATTGGGTATCAACACGATTTTACAAAAACGGAGTTTGAAGAATTTGTAAAGTGTGAACAAGACCCAATATATTTTATTGAGAATTACTGTCAAATAGTAACCTTGGATAAAGGTCTACAACCTTTCAAGCTATACGACTGTCAGAAAAGGAAAGTAGATTTCATCATGAATAATCGAAAGACTATTCTAATGGAAGGTAGACAGCAAGGCAAGACGGTGACAGCGGCCGCGTGTATATTACATTACTCTATATTCAATGCAGACAAGAACATCGCTATAATGGCTAACAAGACCGCGGCTGCCAGAGAGGTGTTGTCAAGATATCAGACTATGTATGAACATCTTCCTATATGGATGCAACAGGGAGTCAAGACATGGAACAAGGGGGATGTGGACTTAGAGAATGGTTCTCGCGTGTTTACATCTGCAACCACATCATCTGGTATTCGGGGTAAATCAGTTAACTGGTTGTACATTGATGAGGCTGCAATTATACCAAACAATATAGCAGATGAGTTTTTTGCATCTGTATATCCTACTATCTCTGCTGGTGAGACCACAAAGATTCTATTGACATCCACGCCTTTGGGATATAATCATTTCTGGAAATTCTGGAATGAGGCAGAGAAAGGTACTAATGGGTTTGAGAATATGTTTATACCGCATACTGAAATCCCAGGCCGCGATGACAAGTGGACACAAGAACAGTTTGATTTGTTAGGGGAAGTGAAGTTTAACCAAGAAGTATTGTGTGATTTCTTGGGGTCAACGAATACTTTGATTAGTGGTAAAGCTCTTTCTAATATGTCATCTACCGACCCAATTTATAGGAAGGATGGACTAGAGATATATGAAGAACCCCAAGACGATAAATACTATGTAATCTCGGCAGATACCGCTAGAGGTATAGGTGGAGATTTTTCGGCTTTCATTGTGGTTGATATCACAGAAATGCCGTTTAAGGTTGTAGGTAAGTATAGAGATAACAAAGTTTCTCCATTGTTATATCCAGACTTTATAGGAAAAGTAGCAAAGGATTATAATGATGCGTATGTTTTACTTGAAACAAATGATATAGGACAACAGGTAGTCGATATACTACACCAAGAACTAGAGTATGAGAACATTTTTAGTTGTGTACAGGAAAAAAACAAACAATATGTTTCGCCTGGCTTCGGAAAACAAAGTACTCTAGGTGTACGAACATCAAAGGCAGTTAAAAGACAGGGGTGTTTGGCACTAAAAAGTTTGATTGAAGAACAGAAGTTCTTATTATTTGATGCTGAATGTATAAGTGAACTGTCAACTTTTGTTGAAAGGAGTGGTACATTTGCTGCTGATGAAGGATACCACGATGACCTTGCAATGTGTATGGTACTATTTGCTTGGTTATCAACTAATACATTTTTTAAGGATTTGACTAATGTAGATATTCGTGACAATCTATACAATTCACAGATGAGAATGATAGAAAATGATTTGACACCGTTTGGGCTTGTTGTAGACGGACATGAACCAGAAGCACAAGTTATGGATGGTGACTATTGGATATGGGCTGATGAGAAAGAAAAATTTTTATAAATAATTGCTAGGAATAACTATTTAGTCAAGATAGATTAAAAACGAAATACGAAGGAGAACAAAATGGCTTTCCAATTATCGCCTGGCGTCTTAGTACAAGAAAAAGACCTCACAAATGTTGTCCCCGCTGTTGCCACCACTATTGGTGGAATCGTGGGAGACTTTCAATGGGGCCCAGCTCATGAGATAATCTCAGTACAATCTGAGAACAATCTTGTTGAGAGGTTCGGTAAACCCACATTGAGTATATTTTATGACCACATGGTGGCATCAAGTTTCCTTTCTTATGGTTCAAACTTATTAACCGTGAGAGAAGTTGGAGCTGCTGCTAGAAACGCAGTCTCAACTGGAACTGCTGTTCAAATTAAAAATCTAGAGCAATATCAAGAATCATACTCCAACGGAGAAGGTTCTGTAGGGCCATGGGCTGCAAAATACCCAGGCACACGAGGTAATGCTCTTCAAGTAGAAATCGCTGATATTGCATCTGCATCTGGATTGTCAGTAGGTTCTGCAACAGTAACCGCTGGTGGTTCTGGATACACATCCGCAACAGTCACATTTGCTGACCCAACAGGAATTACCCCCGCTCAAGGTGGTATTACTGCTACTGGAACTGCAACTATATCTGGTGGTGCTGTTTCCGCAATCACAATTACACATCCAGGCTATGGATATTCATCCGCTCCTGCTGTGACTATTGGTGGTGACGGTTCATCTGCAACTGCTACATCTACATTGCAAACTGCATGGACATATGCTAGTCAGTTTGATTTTACACCAACCACAACTACATGGGCAAAAAACAATGGTGCTTCACGCGACATGGTTCATGTTATTGTCATTGATGAAACTGGAGAAATTACTGGAACTGCTGGAACAGTCCTAGAAAAATTTGCTGGATTATCTAAGGCATCCGATGCTAAAGATGACATCAACCAAACAAACTTTTACAAGAATGTAATCAATGACCGTTCAGAATGGATATACTGGATGGATCATCCTACAAATGGTTCTAACTGGGGAACATCATCTGCTGGCGGAACAGTTTTTGCCTGCTTGAATGGTTCTTCAGATAGTGATGTTTCAACTTCACTTGCAAGTGGTGTTGATGCTTCTCCTGCTAATTCTGATTTACAGGCAGGATATCAACTATTCGCAAATGACGAATTAGTAGATGTAAGTTTAATTCTTACTTCTGCTCACCCAACTGCTGTAGGTGATTATGTTATCGACAATGTTGCTGAAATCCGTAAAGATGCTATGGTATTTATTTCTCCACAGAGAAGTGCCGTAGTAAACAACGAAGGTTCAGAATCAACATCAATTATTACAACCTCTGACCTAAATGCATATACTCGTTCATCTTATGCAGTATATGATTCTGGTTGGAAATACATGTACGACAAGTACAATGACAGATATGTCTATGTTCCTTTGAACGGAGATGTCGCTGGTACTTGTGTTGTTACAGATAAATCAGATGACCCTTGGTTCTCGCCTGGCGGTCTTAATAGGGGACAGATTAAAAATGCAATCAAACTCGCATGGTCACCTACCAAGGCACAGAGGGATACACTTTATGCTAAAGGTGTTAACCCAGTAATTTCAACGCCTGGCTCTGGTATTGTATTGTTTGGAGACAAGACAATGCTTGATTCACCAAGTGCATTTAACAGGATTAATGTCCGTAGATTGTTTATTGTCCTTGAAAAGGCAATTGCAACTGCTGCTAAATTCCAATTATTCGAGTTCAACGATGCATTTACAAGGGCACAGTTTGTTGCTCTAGTAGAACCTTTCTTGCGAGATGTACAAGGAAGAAGGGGTATCTTTGATTTCCGCGTTGTTTGTGACGAAACAAACAATACACCGCAAGTTATAGACGCAAACGAATTTAAGGCTGACATATTTGTCAAACCTGCTAAGTCTATTAACTTCATAACGCTAACATTTGTTGCGACAAGAAGCGGAATATCTTTTGAAGAACTTGGCGGTTAATAGAGATAAATAAAATAAAGTTAGGAGAAAAAACAGATGAATATTGAAGAGTTTAAGGCCAGACTAGGTGCTGGTGGAGCAAGACCTAATCAGTTTAGGGTTAAGCTTGCTTTCCCTTCTTATGTTACTGGTGTTGACCCATCTTACAGTCTGCTCGTAACTGGGGCCGCCCTTCCCGCTTCCAATGTAAACCCTGCCATTATACAATATAGAGGTAGGGAGATTAAACTTGCAGGCGAAAGGATATTCGACCCTTGGACTATTACAGTAGTTAATGACTCAGATTTTAGTTTACGAGCGCCGTTTGAAGCATGGATGAATGGTATGAATGACCGTGAATCCAACGAAGCTATCACTTTGACACCTTCTGGTTACCAGAGTGATATAATTGTAGAACATTTAGATAGGAATGATGCAGTATTACCTAATGGTACATACACTTTAAGAAATGCATTTCCTATTCAGATGTCAGAAATTGCGTTGAACTATGCACAGAATGACATCTTTGAAGAATTTACTGTGACATGGCAATATACGCATTATGATGTAGAATAATCTACGAGTTGAAGAAGGTATAAATTATGGAATTATTTGGATTTGAAATATCAAGATCCAAGTCTAAGACGGAAAAATCATTCGTTCCGCCTCATGACGATGGGTCTTTAGAAAGTATAAGGGCGGGTGGATACTACGGCACTTACTTCGACATAGAAGGAACTGCTAATAGTGAAACCCAACTTATCAAAAGGTATAGAGATATATCAATGATGGGAGATGTTGACGCAGCCATCGAGGATGTTGTCAATGATGCCATCGCAAACTTGGACGATGAGAAACCAGTCAAGTTAAATCTTGACAAGGTTCAACAATCTGCCACCGTTAAAAGGGCAATCATCCAAGAGTTTGATGGTGTTCTTAGAATGTTAGACTTTAATGTTCGGGCACAAGATTATTTTAGACGATGGTACATTGATGGAAGAATTTTTTTCCACAAGGTCATCGATACTGAAAAGAAAAAAGAAGGTATAAAAGATGTTCGTTATGTAGACCCAAGGAAAATCCGAAAGGTCAGAGAGATTAAGAAAGAGAAAGATAAAAAATCTCAAGTAACTCTCGTAAAAGATGTACAAGAATATTTTGTATTTGATGAGAAGGGAATTGCCACTAACTCTCAAATGTCATACAAGACAGATGTAGTTAATGATAAGGCAATTAAGGTTAGCAAAGACTCAGTTACATATTGTACATCTGGATTAGTTGACCAAGATAGGAATATACCACTATCTTATTTACATAAAGCGATACGCCCTGCTAACCAATTGAGAATGATGGAGAACGCGGTGGTGATTTATCGTATCACACGGGCTCCCGAAAGAAGAATTTTTTATATAGATGTTGGGAATCTGCCCACAGGAAAAGCAGAACAATATCTAAAAGATGTGATGAGTCGCTACAGAAACAAACTTGTTTATGATAGTGATACTGGTGAGATAAGAGATGACAAGAAGTTTATGTCAATGCTTGAAGACTTCTGGTTACCACGAAAAGAAGGTGGTAGAGGTACAGAGATTCAAACATTGCCAGGCGGTGCGAACTTAGGTGAGATTGAAGATGTAGTTTACTTCCAAAAGAAACTATATCAATCACTTAATGTTCCGATTTCGCGTCTGGAACAACAGACAGGTCTAAATTTTGGACGGTCTGCTGAGATTACTAGAGATGAACTTAAATTTACAAAGTTCATTTCAAAGTTGAGAAATAGATTTAGTGGGATATTTGATGACCTACTAAAAACTCAACTAGTTTTAAAAGGGGTCATTAACGAAGAGGAATGGCCAGAGATTAGGAATGACCTACAGTATATGTTTGCACAAGATGCTTATTATACTGAGTCTAAGGAACAAGAGATTCTTAGAAGTAGGTTAGAAATACTAAACGGTGTAGTACCATTTATAGGTCAGTTGTTTAGTAAAGAATATGTCCAGAAAAACATTATGCGTTTTTCGGATGAAGAGATTGATATTATGGACGAGCAAATTGCAGCTGGTCAAGAAGAAGGGGGTGAAGAACCTCAAATAACTAATGGAGAAGATAATGAGTGAAACAGATAATGTAGAAGTAGAAGTTGCCGATGAAGTAACACCACAAGATGCTGTCAGAAATATGATGGATAAGTGGGCAGATGGTGACTATACTGGAGCAAACGATGAGTTTGCAAAGGCAATGGGTACAAGGGCGGATGAATTAATTTCCGCGAGGAAGGAAGAAATATCTAATGCGATATTTAATGACCCAGAACTACAGAAAATGGGACTTGAGGCTGCACCAGAGGAAGAAATAGAACAAACAGAAACCGATACAGGGGAAACAGATGAAGACATTTAAAGAACTACGCGAGGAAGCGCAGGCTGTAGAAAAACCTAAGAAGGAACAACCTACTGCAAATCTGCCTACCGAAGACGGCGCGGAAGGTCATGTCACTCCCCCAAAACAGGGAAGTTCGGAAGACCCTAAATTAACACATATGTGTGCAACTAAGGTAGTCCATCCCAAATTCGGAGAGGGAAGCCCCATAGTAGGTGAGCATGCTGAACCAAATAAAGATGGTGAAGTTGCTTGGTATCGGGTTATGTTTGAACACGGAGTTGAAATGTGTGAGACTTATGCTCTAGAAATTTTAGCAGAAGGCCCACATGGTAACCACTCCAAGAAAAAGAATTAACAGGAGAAACTAAATGGCAGTCGTAGTCGATGTTTTAAAACTTACTCAAGTCCAAGGAGTTTGTGCCGTTCGTGGGACAGCTGCGACAGGCACCATTGCTCTCGCAACCACTCTGAAGAAGAGTACAGAGACACAGAGTTCACCAAAGGCAGATATTAAAGCAATTCATTGGACATTATCAAGTGGTGCAAGTGCTAAAATACAAAGGAATAGTGATGTTCTCTATGAATTGATGGAGAGTGGTTCACTAGATTTTTATGGGTTCAATGACAATCACCAGAATGACCAAGATATAGATGTCGTTATTGCTGGTGGTGCTGGGGGAACAGTAATAGTAGAGACTGCTAAGGTTAGTGGATATGGTTCACAACAACACCAAGGCGCAGATGGGAGCTTAGGATAATATGAAACTTATAACAGAAACAACAGAAGATATTCAATATATCAAAGAAGAAAGTAACGGTAAGACAAACCTTTTTATTGAAGGTGTCTTTCTCCAATCTGACCTTAAAAACAGGAACGGTAGAGTATACCCACGCGAAATTATGCAAAGGGAAGTAAACCGTTATGTTAAAGAAAGCATTAAGAAGAAAAGGGCGATGGGTGAGTTAGGACATCCAGATGGCCCTACAATCAATTTAGATCGTGTATCGCACATGATAACTTCTTTGAAAGAAGATGGTTCCAATTATATTGGAAAAGCAAAAATTCTTGATACACCTATGGGAAATATCGTAAAGAACCTTATTGACGAAGGTGCCTCCCTTGGTGTGAGTTCCAGAGGACTCGGAACTTTAAAAGAAAAGAATGGCATAAACGAGGTTCAAGATGACTTTGTACTTTCAACTGCTGCTGATATAGTCGCAGACCCATCCGCTCCAGATGCCTTTGTAAGGGGTATTATGGAACACAAAGAGTGGGTAATGGTTGAAGGAACATGGATGGAACAGGACATAGACTTGGCTGTAAGGCGAATTAAGAAGGCTGGTTCTCGTGAACTAGAGGAAGCGAAGATGGAAGTGTTCAGTTCATTCATGGATAAGTTGTCAAAAATCTAAAGATTTATAAATAAATACAGTATAACGCAAATCTCAAAGGAGAAATTAACATGGGCGTAGAAAGCAAAATAAGAGAAATGCTCGCTAAGGGTAAGGAAGTAGAATCCGCTCTTAACGAGGAGACTCAAGAACTGGACGAGGAGTCTAGGGGTGGAGTTGCTAACAATCTGAGGCCAAATGCAACAGATGGGCATAAAGTAAATCCAACTCAAGGGAACTCAAATCCTAATCCAGAAATTCAAGACCTTAGTGGAACTGGAGACAAGCATGGTGGTTTAACATCTGCTATTGGCCCCGCTTCCGCATCAAAAATAGGTGATTCACCAAGGCCTGCTAACTCAGGCGCTGGTCAGGCACCAAACTACGAAGGTGGTGAAGACACCGCATCTGTAGTTGCTCAGAAATCTTCTGAAGGTATTCGTAACCAGAAAGTTTCAGAAGAAGAAGAGATAGAAGAGGATGAAGTAATCGCTGAAGATGAAGTAGATAACGAAGAAGAAGTTGTCTCTGAGTCTGAAGTAGAAGAAGTCGAATCAGAAGAAGAGGAGGACACAGAAGTGTCAGAAACAGAAGAACAAGAAGAAACTTTGTTTGAAAATGACATTCAAAACCTTTTCGCTGATGAGGAACACCTCTCAGAAGAGTTTAAAGTAAAGGCTGCTGAATTATTTGAAACAGTAGTCACCGCAAGACTCGCTAATGAAATGGAAACCATTCAGAAAGAACTAGAAGAACAGTCTAATATTGAAAGAGAAACTTTCAAGGAAGAGATGGTTGGTAAAATTGACCAATATCTTAACTATGTTGCTGAAAACTGGATGAAAGAGAACGAGCTTGCTATTGAGCGTGGTCTTAGGACTGAAATTACAGAAGACTTTATTAAGTCTCTGAAACAAGTTTTCGCTGAACATTACATCGAAGTTCCACAAGACAAGTACGATGTACTTGGCGAAATGCAAGACGAAATTGAGGAACTCAAAAAGAAACTCAATGAGTCTGTGGAAGCACAAATTAATCTTACTACTGATAGGGAATCGCTAATGCGTTCTAAAATCATTGGTGAGATTTCCGAAGATTTAACACTTACTGAACAAGAGAAACTTACATCTCTAGTTGAGGATGTTGACTTTGGAAGTGCGGAGATGTTCGCTGAAAAAGTATCAGTCGTTAAAGAGAATTACTTTCCTAAACAAGAAACCTTAACTGAAGAGTCACCAGAACCGATGACTGACACAGTTCCAGAGGCAATGCTTGACGAAGGTAGTACAGTTAACAAGTACGCTCAGGCGATTTCCAGACAACTTAAAAAATAAGTTTATTATAAATAATACCAATAGGTAAATAACCAGAAAGAAAATAGGAGACTACAATGTATCTTTCAGAAGAAATCCAAAAAAAGTGGAGTCCAGTATTGGATCACCCCGACCTTGGCGAAATCAAGGATAGTTATCGTAAAGCGGTAACTGCTGTAATTCTTGAAAACCAAGAAAAGGCATTGCAAGAAGAGAAATCAATAATCTCTGAAGCAGTTCACGCAAATAATATGTCATCTGCGATTGACACTTATGACCCCATCCTTATCTCATTAGTAAGACGAGCTCTTCCTAATTTGATGGCGTATGATGTCTGTGGTGTTCAACCTATGACAGGCCCAACAGGTCTTATCTTTGCCATGAAGTCACACTACACCTCTCAAACAGGTACAGAAGCTCTGTACAATGAGGCTGATACTGACTTTGCTGGTACAGGTACTCACGCTGGGTCGAATCCAGTTGACGGTTCATACACAACTGGTACTGGTGTAACTAGAGACAATGCAGAATTGTTCGGTGACACAGTTACTTTGAACCAAATGGCATTCTCAATCGAGAAGACAACTGTAACCGCTAAGTCAAGGGCATTAAAAGCAGAATATACTGTGGAACTTGCTCAAGACCTTAAAGCAGTTCACGGTCTTGACGCTGAGTCAGAATTATCAAACATTCTGTCACAGGAAATTCTCGCTGAGATTAACCGAGAAGTAATTAGAACTATCTACAAAGTTGCTAAGACAGGTGCTGCTTCGACTGCATCTGCTGGTACTTTCGACCTTGATGTTGATTCAAATGGTCGTTGGTCTGTAGAAAGGTTCAAGGGTCTCTTGTTCAACATTGAACGAGATGCTAATGTTATCGCTCAAGATACTCGTAGAGGAAAAGGTAACTTCATCATCTGTTCTTCAGATGTTGCCTCTGCACTTTCAATGGCTGGTGTATTAGATTACGCTCCTGCTCTTGACACTAATCTTAATGTCGATGACACAGGTAACACTTTCGCTGGTGTTCTTAACGGACGCTACAGAGTGTATGTTGACCCTTATTCTGCTAACACAGGTGCTGCTTCTCAGTTCTATGTTGCCGGTTATAAAGGAACTTCACCTTATGACGCTGGTCTGTTCTACTGTCCGTATGTACCTTTACAAATGGTTCGTGCGATTGACCCATCTACTTTCCAACCGAAAATCGGTTTCAAAACTAGATATGGTATGATTGCTAACCCATATGTAACACAATCTGACGGTACTACAGATGCAGACACATTTACTGCTGATAGAAACCAGTACTACAGGTCTGTTAAAGTTACTAACCTTATGTAACAATAAGAGTTGGGACAACCAACCAGTAAAAACAACAGTTTTAGAGGGAGTCGCAAGACTCCCTTTTTTTTCGCTTGACATTTGTTATAAATAGCAGTATAATATTAATCATTTTAGGTTTAAAACCATGGCATTTACAGTAACACCAAATGTATCAGAAGGTAATTTCGCCGCTCAATCGGGGACGGAACTTGACTATCTTAGACCCAATGGGTTTAAGTTCCAAGTCCATAATCTTCCTAATGTCGCGTTCTTTTGTCAAGGTGCAAATATTCCAGACATGACTATTGGTTTCCCAGTACAAACTACACCGCTACAGGATATACCATTTCCAGGCGATAAGATTACTTTTGGTGACCTAAATATAAGATTCCTAATACAAGAAGATATGACAAACTATATCGAACTGTATAACTGGTTAGTTGGACTAGGGTTCCCAGAGAAACATTCTCAGTTTACTGAGTTTGTTAAGTCTCAACAATGGAGAACTGGTGGACAAAGAACAGCTAAACAAGAATCAATTGGACAAGTTAGTGACGCGAGTTTGTTTGTACTCGACTCTAACAATAATCCAAATCAAGAAATTTTATTCAAAGATGCTTTTCCAATTGCATTGAGTGGATTAGACTTTGACATATCTGGTGGAGACTCACCATACTTTGTTGGACTTGCATCTTTTAAATATAGGATATTTAATATTAAATCTGTAACTTAACATTGAAGGATATATTATGGCTACATTGAACGAACTTCAAGATATGTGGGCTGAAGATTGTAAAATCGATGAACTTGACCTTGGTGCCGAATCTATAGGTACACCAAATCTTCACGCAAAATATGTAACTCACCTTGCTAACTTTAAATTACAATTAAGAAAAGCACAGGCGGACTTGGCAAGACTTGAAAGAGTTAAGTCAGAATACTTTCGTGGAGAATTATCCAAAGAGGAACTTGACCAACTTGGTTGGGAACCTTGGTATAAAAATTCCGTACTCAAATCTGACATGAGAGCAGTACTAGATGGAGATGGGGATATTATAAAACAACAAGATAAAATTTGGTACTTAGAAACAACAGTAGATTTTTTGGACAGGGTATTGCGTAGTTTAAATTCGAGGACTTGGGACATCAAAAATGCTGTTGAATGGAACAAGACACAATCTGGCCTACTATGATATTTGTCAAACAGAAAGACCATGTGCATATGTATGTGGAAGCTTCCGATGAGGGTATAACAAAAGAGATATCAGATTTCTTTACCTTTGAGGTGCCTGGCGCCTCATTTATGCCTTCATATAGGAACCGACATTGGGATGGGAAGATTCGTTTATACAATCTATCCAGACGAGAACTATATGTTGGTCTTTTGCCTTACCTATTAGAATTTGCAAAACAACTTGAGTATGAAGTCAAGTTGGAGATGGGTGAGATTGGCGAGGAGATGTCACGCGATGAGGTCAAAGAATTCGCCAGTAAATTAAAACTTCATAGTAACTGGAAACCTATTCAGATAAGAGACTATCAACAAGACGCTGTATTCGATGCAATCAACGGTGGCAGGACTCTTTTACTTTCCCCTACCGCTAGTGGTAAGTCCCTCATAATATACAATCTGGCGCGATATCATCACGCCTTAGGACGAAAACAACTTATTGTAGTCCCTACTACCAGTTTAGTAGAACAAATGTACGGAGACTTCGCTGATTACTCCACACACAATGGTTTTGATGTATCAAAGTACTGTCATAGGATATACGGTGGTAAAGAAAAAACAAACAAAGCGGACATTGTTATATCAACATGGCAATCTATCTACAAGTATCCAAAGAAATGGTTTGAAGAATTTGATGTAGTGTACGGTGACGAGGCACACCTATTCAAAGCAAAGTCTTTGATGACTCTCATGGATAAATGCACGAACGCCAGATTTAGAATAGGTACTACTGGTACATTAGATGGTACACAAACGCATAGATTAGTCTTAGAGGGTGTGTTTGGTAAGGTATATAAGGTTACTAGTACCAAAAAACTAATGGATAAGAAAGAACTTGCAGACTTAAAAATTGTCTGTATGTTGTTGGAGTATCCAGATGAGGAAAGAAAACTTGTATCTAAGATGCCTTACAAAGAAGAGATGGATTTTATAGTCGGACACGCGGGCAGAAATAATATTATAAGTAAACTAACTGTAGCACAGAAGGGAAATACTCTTTTATTATATCAGTATGTAGAAAAACATGGTCAGAAACTATATGATATAATATCTAAAATGACAGACCGCCCAGTTCATTTTGTATTTGGTGGCACAGAAACAGACCAAAGAGAAAAAATTAGGTCATTAACAGAAAAATCTGATAATACAATCATCATTGCCAGTTACGGAACCTTTTCTACAGGTATAAATATAAGGAACCTTAATAATATTGTGTTTGCCTCTCCAAGTAAGAGTAGAATTAGAAATCTACAGTCGATTGGAAGAGGACTTCGGAAAAGTGAAATAAAAACAAAATGTAATTTGTTTGATATTGGTGATGACCTTTCATGGAAACAGAGAAAAAATTATACTCTGAACCACCTGTTAGAAAGAATTAAAATGTATAATGAAGAATCCTTTGATTACAAAGTAGTGAAGCTAGACTCACAAGGAAAGATATGACAAACGAACCAAAAATAATTGTATTTGATAGTGGGCTACAGATAGTAGCGAGTGTTGAAGAATCCGAAATTTTGGGTAAGATAACATTACACTATCCTATGGAAATTTTAAGATTGCCAGTATCTATGACAACTGAAGCTTATTCAATAAGACCGTGGATGTCATTTTCTAACGAAACTGTTTTTGAAGTGAATACAAATAATATAGTCGCAATCGCGCCCCTAAGTGAAGGGTATCACGCTGGATATGAAAATTTAAAAGATGGGTATTTCAACAACCCAATCGACCTCCCGCCACCAATTGATGAGGAGTTTGAAAATGATGAGGAAGAAGATATGTTCGACCACGAAACACTTAAAGAAATGGTGGACGAATTGATAGGTAAAAAGAAAAGGATACTACATTAGATATAGCTATCCTTAAACGACAACTCATTATACATGAAACCTTGGGCAGTTGTCAAGAAAAATATTTTATTTTTTTGCTTGACTTTTGCGTAACTTTATTATAGAATGGACAACATTATGAATAAGAAATCAGAAACTAATCGACACTATGTGAACAACAAAGAATTCCTTGTTGCTATGACTGCATACCGAGAATCGGTATTGGAGGCCGCAGAGAAAGGAAAAGATAAACCGCGTGTCACAGAGTATATCGGAGAGTGTTTTGTAAAAATTGCAAACCACCTCGCATACAAATCAAATTTCGTAAACTATACATTCAGAGAAGAAATGATTTTGGATGGTATAGAAAACTGTATCACATACATTGATAACTTCAATCCAGAAAAGTCAAAGAATCCATTTGCGTACTTCACGCAGATTACATACTATGCTTTTCTAAGAAGGATACAAAAAGAAAAGAAACAACTTGACACTAAGTACAAGTACATCCAGAACATTGACATGCAATCTATCATAGATGGCGAAGAAGGTCATGGGGGTTCTGCTGAATTCGTAGAGTATATGAAAAAACAAATCGATGAAGCGGAAAAACATAATGCTCAGTACGCAGAACAAGATAAGAAGGTTCCTAAAAGGCGTCCGAAATATCTGGATGACAAGGAAGCAATGAAGATGGCAAAGGAGAAAATACCAGAGTTGAAAGATGCAGAAAAAAGTACTTGACTTTTGCCCGCAGATAGCGTATAATGTGTAGTTATATAAAGTTTAATTGGAGTTTTCTTTATTATGAACATATTTTATTTACATAAAACCCCTACCATATCAGTAAAAATGCATTGCGACAAACATGTCGTGAAGATGGTTATTGAGTATGCTCAGTTATTGTCTACCGCCCACAGAATGTTGGATGGTACACAATGGATTGACGCATCTAGTGGTAGGAAAATCAAACGGTGGCGACTAGACAATTCTAATATGGATGGTGTCTTATACAAAGCGTCACACATCAATCACCCATCTGCTATATGGGTTCGTGAAAACAATTCTCAGTATCAATACATGTACAACATGTTTACTAATCTTTGTGATGAGTACACATACAGGTATGGTAGAATACACATGACCGATTCCAAGTTGCGTGAATTGTTATCTGAGTCACCAAAGAATATACCACATGGTTCTTGGAATGAACCACCACAATGTATGCCAGATTATTGTAAACAGTCCAACGCTCTTGATGGATACAGAACCTATTACAGAGAAGAGAAAAAAGGTTTCGCTAAATGGACTAACCGCGATGTACCAGAGTTTATGAATGTCGCATGATATTATCAAAAGAAGATACCATATATGCTAGCAAGATAGTTGTTGATTACTTTTCAAAGTTTGAAAGGATTGACGATTACTTTCGTGCGAGAAAAATCGAAAGAGTGAAGGCATTGCCTCCGCCTCTCTTTGGTATGAGTGTAGAGGATGATATGTTTCAGAGTTGGGATATGCATCCAGAAGAAATGAATTTTTCAGTTGTTCAAATGAACAATGAGGTGTTTGACCAGATGCTAGAGATGACTGCATCTTTTTCACCAGACCAAGCGCCAGGCAAAGAATTAAAACTGATTGTGAAAGAAACGAATACAAACACAGCAGTTGGTTTTATCAAGTTGGGGTCACCGTTAATAAACTCCAAACCAAGGAATGATTTTCTTGGTGGTGTCCCCGACTTGCCTATCTTTAACAAGAGGGCAATCATGGGGTTTAATATAGTTCCAGTACAACCATTTGGATTTAATTATCTAGGTGGTAAGTTATTGGCTGCCATTTGTTGTTCGCATGAAGTACGAAGGATGTTGAACAAGAAATACAATACAGAGTTTTGTTTGTTTGAAACTACATCTTTATATGGTAACATAAAGGGTGCTAGTATGTACGATGGTATGAGACCGTTCCTAAGATATAAAGGAGATACCATGTCATCATTCTTACTAACTATGGGTGAAGAAATTTATTTTCATTTACGCGATTGGTTTGAAGAAAAGAATGGTGGTGAAGTTCTTATTCACAAGGGTGCATCTAGTAGAAAACTTAAATACCAAACAAAGATGATTCAAGTTCTCAAGGCAAACCTAAAAGAACATGATGTGAAAGCATATGAGTTGTTTGATGATGTAATCAAGAAGTCAACCGATGTGACTACACAAAAAAGATTTTATATGTCAGAGTATGGATATAAGAATGTACGCGATGTTCTTCTTGGTAAAACAAATACACTAGAGAAGGCAGAAAACTTTGATAGGTTTGAACTAGAAAATGTTATTGATTGGTGGAAAAAGAAAGCCGTCAAAAGATATAGCAACTTGGTCTCAGATGGAAGAATAAGAAAAGATTTGGAAGTCTGGAATTCTGAAACAATTAACAAAATAGATATAATAAGATGAACATAGAAATTTATTCAAAACCAGATTGCCCCTTCTGTGACAGGGCTGTGCATATTGCACAACAAATAGTACAAGAAACAACACATATCAAGTATGAGAAAAAAATGTTAGATGAAGATTTTACATTTGATGAACTGCTTGAAAAATCACCTCACGCCAGAACATTCCCACAGATATTTGTGGACGGTGAACTGATTGGTGGTTTCAATGACTTTGAAAAAATGGAGTGGTGGGCTGACAGACAATGAAAAACTCCCTTGGTTTAGTTGTAGAGGATATAGACGAACCAATACTAGGAAGACCAGAAAACTCTGGTAAGAGACTAGAACTATTGGTTGAAAAGTTTTGTAAGCAAAACTCTATTGGATATACAAGAGCTAAATCTGGTGCGAGAGAAATTGATTTCATTATTACCAAGGACGAACAAATATTTTATGCTGATTGTACAAATCAAAATGTTGGGGGTAGTGTAGAAGAAAAACTACCACATAAAATTTGGAAGTATTATAAACAGTATCAATATGACGAGGTTTATATTATAACAGGCAGTCATAAAATAAGTAGAAGTGTTTTGAGTCATTGTAAAGAGATTGGTGACATTTATAGTTTCACTCCACACTTTGTTGACTTAGATAATTTTACAAGGATAATAAAATGAAAGTAGGATTTACTTGTGGTGCATTTGATTTACTACACGCTGGTCATGTAGTTATGCTTGAAGAGGCAAAAGATAATTGTGACTTTCTTATGGTGGGATTACAAACAGACCCCACACTAGACAGGTCAAATAAAAACAAACCAGTACAAAGTATATACGAGCGATACATTCAGTTGTATGGTCTCAGATATGTTGATGAGGTTATCCCATACGACAGGGAAAGTTGTTTGATGGATATACTCAATACGAAACGAATTGACATAAGATTTGTCGGTGAAGAGTATAAAGATGAGATGTTTACAGGGAGTCATTTACCCATAGAGGTTTACTATACCAGTAGAGCACACACTTTCTCTTCTACAGATTTAAGAAAACGAGTGAGGAATGCTCCTAAACCAAAATGACATTGGTGGATATGTTGCTAAGGAAGACGATAGATATATTGTCAAGGATAATCCTTTTGGTAACACATTAGTAATTAGTAGTACGCGATTGCGTGGTGGACAGGAAACTACTGGACATGAACACGATGGTCAAGAAGAGGTATATTTTTTTATTGAAGGTGAAGGTATCATAGAATTAGATTCGTTATACACCAATGTTAAGGCTGGCGATATAGTACCAATTCAAGATGGTGTCTTTCACAAAGTTTATAATAGTTCAGATGACAATGATTTATATTTCATTTGTGTGTTTGACGGAAAGAGAAAAGTATGAAGATAACATGTGCTAGATTGCGGTCTAATGTAAAGTATGAAGGCCCACTACAAACGGTACTAGATAGTTTTTTAGAGAACTATGTGAAGTGGATGAGGGCAAACCCCCAACACCAGTACGGAACCTATAACATATCATTTGATGGTACTAGACCCAAGAGAACACCAGAGTCAATAGAATGGGCTGACGCGATAGTAATCCCTAGTGATAGTGAGTTTAGATATCATGGTGAGTTACAAATGAATCCAAAAGACTTGGCGAAGTCACAGGCCCACATGGATAACATCATACCATTCTTTAAAGACAAACATGTTATTGTCATGAGAAGTGATAGAGGTGATGACGAAAAGTTATACAGAGAAGAAACACTACAGAATGTGCCAATCAAATCTTACACAGAGATTGATGAGATTGATTTCTCTGGTAACATACACGGAATGAAGTATCACTTTATAAGAAACAAATTTGGCAACCCACTATTCACTACGGCAAAGAGAACCGACTTTGGATATTGGGGACGCATGAAGACAGGGTGTAACCGCGATAAGATTATTAGAAAGATTTATCGTGACCCAGACTTAAGCACATGTTTGATTGGTGGATTTCCATCTGGTATTCAAAGACAGGCTTCGTGGATAAAAGATTGGAATCAATTATATCCTATGTTAGAACCATGCAGATGGACATTATGTTTTAACTGGAAGGATGAGACTGCTACTACATCTAGATATGTGGAGGCACTCGCAATAGGAATGATACCTTTTGTGTGGAAACAGTACGACAAGAACAACACATATAACATAGACCCTTGGCAAAGAATAGAAGACTTTGATGATTTGAAATCTAAGGTCATGGAGTTGAGGGATGAAAGTTTGTTAGATAAAAAACTTGAAGAGTATAGAATGAACTATGGTAAGAAACTATTAACTCTTGAGGGATACTATGAGATATTCTCTCATAAAATGAATGGGGTATTGAATGAAGATAGCGTTAGTTAACGATACACACTTTGGTGCGAGGTCAGACAGTTTGCCGTTTGATTCGTATTTCAGAAAATTCTATGATGAGTTCTTCTTTCCAGCACTAGCGGAAAGAGAGATAAAAACAATTATGCATTTGGGTGATATCTTTGATAGAAGAAAGTATATGAATTACAACACACTCAAGAGTTGTAAAGAGTATTTCTTCAACCAAGCAAAAGACCTAAATATAGATATGCATGTGGTGCCAGGCAACCACGATACTTATTTCAAAAACACCAATGATGTCAATGCACCAGAATTACTATTACAAGAGTATGATAATGTCATCGTATATCCAGAAATTACAGAGTTAGAATTTGATGGGAGAAAAATTTTATTTGTTCCTTGGATATGTAGCGATAATTATGAGTCTACTATGGAAATGGTCAAAAGAACTGACGCAGAAGTATGTTTCGGCCACTTTGAATTCGCTGGGTTCCAAATGTATAAAGGTCTGCCAAATGAGCATGGAATGGATCATAATGCCTTTGAGCGCTTCGATTTGGTTTGTAGTGGTCATTACCATCACCGTTCTGCTAGGGATAATGTGGTGTATCTTGGTAACCCTTATGAAATTACATGGTCTGATTTCAACGATAATAGAGGGTTCAATATCTATGATACGCAAACTAATGAATTAGAATTCATGCAAAATCCATTTAGAATGTTTCATAAGATATTCTATAATGATGTTGATGATGATGTAGAATATGATTTGACTAATTTAGTTGGCGGATGTGTAAAAGTTATTGTTGTAAAGAAAGAAAACTTTGCTAAGTTTGACAAACTGATTGACTCATTATACAGTTGTAATCTAGTGGAGTTAAAGATTATAGAAGACTTTTCAGAGTTTGAGGATAACGCGGTAGGAGAAATGGATTTGAAACTTGATGATACAATTACATTGTTAAATGATTATGTTGATAATACCGTAACAGATTTAGACAAAGAAAGATTAAAGAGTGTATTGCAATCCTTATATGTAGAAGCACAACACATAGAGGTTTAGATGTTACACATACCAGAGTATGAAGAAGGTAAAAAATATCTGGTAGTTTCTGGATGTTCGTTTACCGCACCAACTAATCAATGGCCAGAAAATAATCTTCCCAATGATGGCACTAGTAATTCATGGGGAGAACATACTGCTGACGAATTAGATATGGTTTGTATCAATGCTGCTTTTGCTGGTGTTGGTAATAACATGATTATGAGACAAGTGTTGTATACACTTTCTAGGATGTTTGAAATGGGATACCCAACATCGGCAATAACGGTTGGTGTTATGTGGTCTAGTTATGATAGAACTGAAATTTATAAACATGATTCGGAACCAAAAATAGGTGCTAAAGGTGTACCATTCCACCCAAGAAGACCAATTAAAGATTGTAACGGAGAATGGATTCCTTTTAATCCAGCCACCGTATATTTCATAGAGGAACAACTCAACTCAAAAACACCGTTTGTAAAATTTAATCCAAAAGCAAGAGAGTATGTTGAAATAGGAAGGTCTATTTATTTTAAAACTTGGGCGAATGAAGTACAAAGAATCATACACAGTTTGCAATGCGTCATGGGAACACAGGAGTTTCTAATCAATAGAAACATAAAATATTTTTTTCATAGATATGCCGAAAATTGTTTTAGTGAACAGAGTGAAGTTTACCAAGACCCAGAGATATCTTGGATTAGTAATTTAATTAATTGGGAAAACTTTATACCTAGTGGTGAATTTGAGTGGTGTTATGAAAACACTAAAACTAAATTCGTAGAAGAAACTAGATTGGGTTGGGACAGGAAAAATAACATTATGCACCCCACGGTGATACAACATAAAAAATATGCAGAGGAGATGGTAGTACCTTTTATCAAAAATTTATGATTACATTTGAAAAAATAAGATGGAAAAATTTCTTGTCTACAGGAAATAGTTTTACAGAGATAGAGTTTAATCGAAGTCCTAGCACTCTAGTGGTAGGTGAGAATGGTAGTGGTAAATCCACAATGCTTGATGCTGTATGTTTTTCTTTATTTAATAAACCATTCCGTAAGATTAGTAAAACTCAGTTGATAAACTCAATCAACAATAAAAAGATGATTGTTGAAATAGAGTTTAGAATAGGCGGTAAAGAGTTTAAAGTTATTCGCGGTGTTAAACCAAGTATCTTTGAGGTATATTGTAACGGGCAGATGTTAGACCAAGATGCTGCTGTAAGAGATACACAGAAATACCTTGAAGAAAGTATATTGAAGATGAACTTCAAATCGTTTACTCAAATAGTAATACTGGGAAGTGCTTCCTTTACGCCATTTATGCAGTTGCCTACAGCATCTCGCCGAGAAATTATCGAGGACATACTTGATATCGAAATATTTACGACTATGAATCAAGTGTTACGCGAGAAGATTGCCGTCCTTAGAGATGAAATTAGAGATGTGGAATCAGAAGTGGAAGTAGCAAAATCCAAAGCAACGGTTCAAAGAAAGTATATTGAACAGTTGGAAAAGGACAAGAAAATTAAAGTTGATAAAATTAAGGAGAAAATTGATGAGCTCATCGAGGCGACTACTGAACTTGAGACAAAACTTGCAGAGACAACAGCAGAGAAGGAGAGTCATGATGACCCGAAAGAACGGAAACGCAAACTGGATGCTCTCAAAGACAAACTCAACTCTAACCTCAGAAAAGCAAGAAAAGAACTTGACTTCTACCACGACACAGAAGAATGCCCTACCTGTAAACAAGGATTAACCCATGAGTTCAAAGAAGAAAAACAAAAAGAAAAATCAGAAAGAATACAAGAGTTAGAAACTGGTTTACACGATATGGATGCAGAGTATAGTTCTGTCCACGATGCAATAGAAAAGTATGACCAGATTGTGACTGACATAACAGAGATTCAAAGTGAACTTATAACTCAAGAAAGATACAAGAATAGATTAACTTTGGAACTAAATGAAGCAGAAACTAATGTTGCTGATATAGATGATGAGAGAAACAGACTTAAAGAAATGGCTGTTGACCTAACAAATAAAAACAAAGAAAAAACTAGTAAGGGTGAAGAACAACATTATAATACTGCCGCTGCTAGTCTGCTTAAAGACACAGGAATTAAGACTAGAGTTATAAGACAGTATCTACCAATCATCAATCAGTTGGTGAATAAATATTTGGCTGCTATGGATTTCTTTGTTCACTTTGATTTAGATGAAAAGTTCAATGAAACAATAAAGTCCAGACATAGAGATAAGTTTTCTTACTCCAGTTTTAGTGAGGGTGAGAAACAAAGAATAGACTTGGCATTATTATTTACATGGCGTACAATTGCTAAAATGAAAAATAGTGCGAGTACCAACCTGTTATTACTAGATGAAGTATTTGACAGTTCCTTGGATAACAATGGGGTTGACTATGTAATGAACCTATTGAATACCATAGGAGAGGAAACCAATGTGTTTGTGATTTCTCACAAGGGTGACCAGTTGTTTGATAAATTTAGAAATCAGATTAAATTTGAAAAGATAAGAAACTATAGTGTGATGTCATGAACGATTTAGAATTATTACCATTGAACCATCCAATGTTGAAGGTTCCGCCAACTGAGTTTGATTTTGATAAACAGGATGCAAAAGAATTTGCTGAACTGATTTGGAATAGACAGAGGGAACTAGGTGGTGTAGGACTATCAGCGAACCAAGTAGGAAGAAACGCGAGAATGTTTACGATGGGTGTAGATAAAGGCCCAGACTATAACTTTAAAAGAGTTTTATTTAACCCAGAGTTAACTACATATAGTGAAGAAACTGATACTATGGAAGAAGGGTGTCTCTCGGCGCCAGGCATCACGCTGATGGTGCGTAGACCTATTAAGTGTACAATGTCATATAAGAACGAAGAAAATGAGGTTGTAATCGAAGAATTTGAGGGTTTATGGGCAAGGGTTGCCTTACATGAGTATGACCACATGTTAGGTCAAAATTTTACTCAAAGGGTATCTAAAGTAAAACTAGACAGAGCGATAAAGAAGGCGAAAAAATTTCACAAAAAATTAAAAAGAGCTATTGAAAATAATAAATAGTATCACATATGAATAGAGACCGTAACTATGGCATATAGTAAAGAAGTAATAAAAAGATTTGAAGAAGTAACAAATAACCCCCAAGCTCATGGGGTGGGTAGATTTGACCCCAATGACCCCAATGTAGCAACAGGGATGACAGGCGCGCCGGCATGTGGTGATGTCATGAAATTAGACCTTAAACTTGACCCCGAAACAGATATTATACAGGATGTTAAGTTTAAGACATATGGTTGTGGTTCAGCTATCGCATCATCTAGTATGTTTGTTGAAATGCTGAAAGGATTACACATCGAAGATGCGAAAATGATTAAAGATAAAGACATCGCTGATGCCCTAGCACTTCCGCCTATCAAGATACATTGCTCGGTGCTTGCAGAAGATAGTATCAAAAGAGCGATACAAGATTGGGCTGAGAAGAAAGCTGGTCGTAATACTACATGGTTAGAACAAATGACCATGCCCAAAGAGGAACCACATGCAGATAACATTAACTGACGATGCAAAAAAATATTGGAAAAAACTTTTAGATGAGAAACCTAGTGCTAAGTATGTACGACTTGGCGTCAAGGGTGGCGGTTGTGCCGGATTTAGTTATACATGGGAGTATACTGATAATTCTGAGCGTGGTGTACTGATAGAAGATATATTGGTTGTAGATGACTACGCGGAAATGTTTTTACACGGTAGTGAAATAGTATTTGAAAAAGACCTAGGCGGGTCTCACATTCAAGTAACCAATCCAAATGAAGTAAGTGCTTGTGGGTGCGGAGAAAGCATACAATTCGCATCGGCAATATAGGAGTAAACAATTAACGAAAACGAACTTGAACAATGGGTCAAAGATAATCCCATTCTAGCCAATGCCGTATTACCATCATGCATAGTTTTAGGGGCAGTAACAATACAGGCTGGGTTAATATTATTAATTGATTGGATGTTATATATCCATTCATTTTAGGAGAGAAACATGGCAGATGATTTTGATTTTGGGTTTACCGCAGTAGACGATATACCAGCAGGAGAAAGACAAGAAGTTCCTGTACAGGCGGAAATACCTACAGACCAAATAGATAAGATAATGGACAAACTAGAACAGTTAGAGTCTAGGATTTTATCAGCAGATAATTCTGGTATGATAAATGAACACAGAGCTTTGGTAGAAAGTGATGTCGCTAATAAACTACGCGATGCAGAAGACTTGATACTACCATTGTTAAAGAATTTAAAAAGGAATCCAGAAAAAGACTATATTCATTGGCCAAACAGGGATGTAATCATAGATAAACAAATCGAAAAGATACAGGCAGTAACAAGATACTTTGAGCGTATATAGTGGGTAAATTTTATAGGAGAAAACGCATGGCCGAACAAGAAGAGGAAATGATATCTCAAGAAGATATGACAGAACACCAGAAAAATAAGTTAAAATTCCAAAAAAAGTCGATAGTAGACCAAGCAGAAGCGATAAAAGCGCAAATGGAAGCGGTAGATAAGTGGATTTCTGAACAATTTTAGCGAAAAAAATTAAACTTTTTTTGTTTTTCCTTGTAAATCAATGACTTAGAGAGGCAGCTTTTACTTGACATCTGCTATGGGATATGCGATCATAGTACTGTAATTGAGAGTGAGAGACATATGGACATAACTTCTAAATCATACCTTGCGAAACTCCTCGCTACTGAGGATGTTTCGATTGAACATAGGAATGTACCTACCGCGTACTTCGATTTGAAGTCTAGGAAAATTGTACTTCCCAATTGGAAGGACATGCCTGATTTCTTGTATGATTTATTGATTGGTCATGAAGTTGGTCACGCTCTCGTAACTCCCGCTGAAGGTTGGCACTCTGCCTCTTCTAGTAAGGGTGCAAATTTCAAATCATTCTTGAATGTTGTAGAAGATGTTAGGAATGAGAGACTAGTTAAAATCAGATATCCAGGCTTGGTCAAGTCATTCTATAAAGGATATCAAATGCTTTACAAGAAAGACTTTTTCGGTCTTTCAAAATTACAAAAGACTCCCCAAGAATTACCACTAATTGATAGAATCAATCTTCACGCTAAGGTTGGTGCTTTCCTTACTCTACAATTCACCGCTGAGGAACAGGTCATGCTTGACAAGTGTTTCGCTGCTGAGACTTGGGATGAGGTTGTCGCCATTGCTGAGGAGTTGTATGACTTCTCTAAGACTGAAGACGCGATGCAAGATCTTTTAGATGAACAAATGGGTATGCCCCAGTTCGGTGAAGATGAAGATGAAGATGACTTCGCTCAAGATGAGAATGGCGAATGGTCAGAATCACCATACGGTGAACAAGAATCGGATGAGAATGAAGGTGAAGGCGAGTCCGAGTCTGGTGAAGAAACTGAAGAAGGTGAAGAGAGTGGTTCTGAGTCTGGTGAAGGTGAAGAGACTGAAGAAGAGACTGAAGATACTACTCCTTCTAGAGAAGAGTCAAAAAATACTGAAGATTCTTCTGAGTCTGGTGACCCAGAAGATGGCGATATCATGGAAGGTTCTGATAATACTGATGGTGCTAATCCATATGAGTTTGATGACGCGGAACCTAAGTCATTTACCGATGAAGCGTTTAGAGATGCTGAACAAAACCTAGTAGAATCTGGCAAGACCAATGGTGTTGTTACTGCTACTATGCCTAAGTTCAAGTCTAAGTACTTTATTTTCCCAACTACCGATGTTTGGCCTGCTCAAGATTTTGAGTATGTTTGCGGTGGAAGGTATGATGACATTCCTGCTGGTTCTGCTAAGGATGTAGAGAAAACTTTGCTTGATGAATTCATGCAAAGAAACAAGGGTTCAATTAATCAACTAGTCATGCAGTTTGAGATGAAGAAAAAAGCCACCCTATTGAGGAAGGCTCAAGTCAACAAAACTGGTAAGTTGAATGAAGATAAGTTGTGGGCATACAAGTTGACTGAAGACTTGTTCCTATCAAGTACTACTGTGCCAGATGGTCAGAACCATGGCATGATGATGTTTGTAGACTTCTCTGGTTCAATGGGTAGACACATGGCTGGTACTATTGAACAGACACTAATTCAAGTTGCCTTCTGTAAAAAAGTTGGTATCCCATTTGATGTGTACGGTTTTTCAAACTGTGCTAACTCACTCCAGAGTGAGAAGTTCGGGAATGCCTCTAGGGCTTCTGCTTTCCAATCTGCTAATGATGGTGAGTTGTTTATTGAGTCTGGTGGTTTCGGATTGCTTCAGTTGATATCTTCTGAATTGCCTCAGAGTGAGTACAATAGATGTTTCAAAAAGTTACTTGGTTACAAAACTTCATTTGAGTGGAGAGATATGAAACCAAGGCTGGAAAGATATAATGTTCCTTACCATCTTTATCTTGGTTCTACTCCGCTGTCAAGTTGTATGATAGTTGGTGCTAAGATTGCTAAAGAGTTCAAAGAAAGAAACAGAATTGAAGTTATGAATACAATTGTTCTTTCCGATGGTGGAAACACTTCTGACTTGGAAGTAATCTCTGAAGGTAAGTATGAAGAGAGTGGTAGGTTCAGATATGAAAATGCCATCTCAAAAGAGTTTGGTTATGGATACGGTGAAGAGAGAACCGAGATTGGTAAGTTCCAATTGAAAGGCAACGGTTTGTCAGTCACCACTAACATCAAGGGAATGTATGGAACAAACTACGGTAGGGTCTCTTATGAAAGTGCTACTGCTGTTACTTTCGACTACTACAAAAAGTTTGTCGGTTCCAGAATAGTTCACTTCTTCCTAGTTGATAACAACATTAGAGAAGCGAGACAGGCATGGACTGATATGACAGGTCAGTATGCCGAGTATGATGAAAACTTTGATAAAGAAAAGTCAACTAATTGGAAAAACAATAACTTCATGGCTTGCGAGTCTAGGTTGGGAAGTGATGCTACTTTCATTCTGAAAGGTGCTAAGTCTCTTAATGAAGAGGCAGAGTTTGAAGTCAAGTCTGATAAGAAGGCTGACATTTTGAGAGGGTTCAAGAATTTCCAGAAAGGCAAGTCCAATTCCAGACAGTTCTTGAACAGATTTATTGATGAGGTCGCGTAAGTGGTTGATTTTACAGGGAAAGAAAATGAAAAAAAATTCATTTTGGCCCTTGACTTCTGCCCCCAAATATGGGATCATGATCAAGTAATTGAGAAAAAGTGAGAGGTAAATTATGAGTGTAAAACAGAAAGAACAGTTCCTTCAGGCCCTTGCCGATGTGAACAATTCCGCGTCTGCTGTGTTCTCCAAGGCGGAGGCAATGCAGATTGCAAAATCGAATGGACTGAAAAATCCCATGTGGTTTTTCAAAGAGTGTAAAGTTGGTAGGAACCAATTTTCGCCAAACATGGCAACTCTAATGACTGTAGGTAATACTGCTCTCAAACCTGTCGCCGCTGAGGCGCCTGCCCTTGAAGAGTCGGTATCTACCTTGGAACCAATTGAGACAATTCAGTCTCAATCATTGGATGCCAAGATTGTAAAACAGGCTAAACTTGCGGTGGAAATCGAGAATTTAATTCCAGATTCAGATAGTACTTATGTCCCATTTGGGTTTCATAAAGATTTGGTGAACATCATCAAGTCTGGTATGTTCTATCCGACTTTCATTTGTGGTCTTTCTGGTAACGGTAAGACTATGATGGTGGAACAGGTTTGCGCCAAACTCAAGAAAGAAGCCATTAGGGTTAACATCTCTATCGAAACCGATGAGGATGACTTGATTGGTGGTAACACTCTCGTAGATGGTAATGTGGTTTACAGGGAAGGCCCTGTGCTGACTGCCATGAAGAGAGGTGCGATTCTCATTCTGGATGAGATTGATAGGGGTTCTAACAAGTTGATGTGCCTTCAGGCAATCCTTGAAGGGAAACCTTACTTCAATAAGAAGTCTGGTGAGGTTGTCACGCCTGCTAAAGGTTTCAATGTGATTGCTACCGCGAATACAAAAGGTAGAGGTTCCGATGACGGTAAGTTCATGGGTGCTCAAGTTCTGGATGAGGCGTTCCTAGAAAGGTTCGCTATCACGGTTGAACAGGAATATCCTTCTAGTGTTCAAGAGAAGAAAATTGTCATGAACAAAATGGGTGTTGCTGAGTGTGTCGATGAAGACTTTGCTGACAAGTTGGTCATGTGGGCTGACATAATCAGAAAGACTTTCTACGAAGGTGGAATCGATGAGTTGGTTTCCACTAGAAGGTTGGAACACATTGTCAAGGCATACGCCATGTTCTCTGATAGACTCAAGGCAATTCAGTTGTGTGTCAATAGGTTTGATACCGACACTAAGTCTGCCTTCATTGACCTTTACACTAAGGTGGATGCTGGTGCCACGGTTGAAGATATCATGGACAGTCCTGCCGAAGAAGGTGAAAAAGCTGCTGCTGAGGAGAATGATAGTTATGACTTCTAGTCCAGACTACAAATATAATGAAGGGGCTCTTATTCAAGAGCTCCAATCTTATATAGATGAAACTTATGGGCAACATTATTCCCAGAACAAATATCAGGCAACCGAATTTATTATTGACGGTGGTCATGGGATGGGATTTTGTATTGGAAACATTTTGAAGTATGCCCAGAGGTATGGAAAAAAAGACGGTACTAACCGTAAAGATTTATTAAAGGTACTGCACTATGCTATTATCGCATTGCATGTACATGACATTGGTGAGCAAGAAGCAGAGAGTGAGCAAGTTCGCCAGTACGCACAGTTTGAGGGACATATCGCTGAAGAGACTTCAGCTGAAGACGATATACCCTTTTAACAGTTTGCCCCCAGCGGGCAGTCGGGACTTGGTACGCCTCTCTCTTACTCTCTCACAAGAAGTATCAAGTTCCCGACACTTTTATTATAAATAAGAGAGTAAGAATTTTATTAGAGGAATGAACAATGGCATATAGATTAACTTATACAAGTACTCGACCAGATACTTCAGCCAATTGGTATTTTTTTGCCGAGGACGCTAGTTCTGATTTCGAGACAAACGGTACACATTTTAGGAATTGGCTTGACGCGAGGTCAGATGTTACAGTAACATTGACTATTGCTGAAGACAATCTTTCTTTTAAATGGGATTTAGATTTCGCTGATGAAGACGCTTACAATGCGTATATAGTGGACAGGGATGCCTTATTTGCGGCTGCACCTTACAATGGAACTGGTCACTTATCAGAGACTTCTTATAAAGATTACTTGACTGCTAATGGTATGACAGAAGAGATTACTACTGGCGAAGTATAAAAAATGGGGTTGACATTTGCCCCTAACAAATGTTAGTATATGATGTTTAATTTGATTGAGGTATATTATGAAACTATCCAAAAGTACTTTGGAGTTGTTGAAAAACTTTGCTACGATTAATACCAATTTATTGGTTAAGTCTGGTAGTAGTTTATCAACTGTGTCCGCTTCTAAGTCTATTTTTGCAAAGGGCACAATCGAAGAGAGCTTCCCACAGGAGTTCGCAATCTATGACTTAAATCAATTTCTATCTTTGGTCACAATGAGTGAGGATACTGAGATTGATTTTTCCGATGATTATCTGACATGTAAGTCCGATGCTGGAAGGTTCAAGTTTTATTACGCGGAACCATCTATTATCGTGGCAGCTCCAGATAAAGAAATTGAAATTGATGCTTTCTATCAATTCAATATTACCAAAGAACAACTCAACACTATCTACAGGGCAGCGAGTGTAATCTCTGCTCCTACTCTTAGTGTTGTCGCCAATGGTGGCAATGTAGTTCTTAGTGTGGGTGACCCGAATACTCCTAAGAGTAATTCATTCACTACCGACATTGGTAATGCTAATGTAGAGTTTGATGCTAGACTAGGAATTGAAAACCTAAAAGTAATCGCGGATGATTATGAGGTTACTGTTTCCCAGAAGAAAGTATTCAAATTTTCTAACGCGAAGAGAACCTATTTCTTGGCACTAGAACCGAGTTCAAATATTTAATGGCTTGGGTTGAAGGAATGATTGCCGTTTATGGAATGATATTATCTTTCATGGCCGGCTGGTTAATGCCTAGAGGTAATTTTATAAGAAGATTTCAGTTATGGGTAACCAAAAAAATATACAATTGGTTAGCACATGACAAAGAAAAGTTGAAGGAGAAATAAATGAAAATCGAAGTTGGTCAAAAACTGCCACAAGATATCACTTTTCACATGAGGGTGAGGGATGAAAATATGGTGGCACAGGGTGATGATAACCCATACATTTGGCAGATGGTTAATTCAACTGACTTGTTCAAGGATAAAAGGGTAGTTCTTTTTTCTTTGCCAGGCGCTTTTACTCCAACATGTTCTACTTATCAACTACCAGACTATGACAATAATTACGAATTGTTCAAAGCAAATGGTATTGATGAAGTGTATTGTCTATCTGTTAATGATAGTTTTGTTATGAACAAGTGGGGTGATTGGTTGGACATCGATAATGTCAAATTAATTCCAGATGGTAGTGCTTATTTTACTGAGCAAATGGGTGCATTGGTAAGGAAAGACAATCTAGGATTTGGCGCTAGGTCATGGAGATATTCTTTACTCGCAAATGATGGAGTAGTTGAAGTCGCATTTGTCGAAGATGGATGTGGTGACGATTGTCCAACAGACCCATATGAAGTGTCTGACCCCTTAACTATGATGGAGTATATTCAAACTGTTAGTCCAGTAGGTAGACAGCACGAATTAAATCTTGAAGATGGATTGGGAACAGAAGAACAGTTTGCATAAAGTTGATTACGATTTAAAACCTTTATCAAAAGAACTCGCAATAGATTTTATACAAACGCATCATTATTCACCTATGATGCCTAAACTTACGAAACACTATTTGGGGTGTTTCTTGGAAGGTGAATTAGTAGGCGTTTTGACTCTGGGATGGGGAACACAACCTAGACAAACAATCAATAAAATGTTTACAGGTCTGGAGTCAAAGCATTACTGGGAGATTGGTAAGATGTGCATGACGGATGAAATGCCAACCAATTCCGAATCACAAATGATAAAGAAAACTGTGAGATGGATAAAAGATAATTGTCCAGATGTATTGTTTCTTTATACAATGGCAGATGGTATCATGGGTAAGTGTGGATATGTATATCAGGCAAGTAATTTTTTATACGGTGGACAATACTTCACTCAAGTATATGAAATAAATGGTGAGAAGGTTCACCCAAGAGCAACAAGAAAGTTATGTGAGGAGAACGCAAAGTTCTCTGGCAAAGAGAGAGTTTTTTGGTTGACTTCAGATTTTATGCAAGAGAAGGGAATCAAAAAAATAGAAGGGTATATGTTTAGATATATCTTTCCGCTGAATAAGAAAGCAAAAAAATTATTGAAAAAATCAAATATGGAATGGACTAGAACTTATCCAAAAGACCATGACCTAAAATGGTTTGATAAAACATCCAATCCAAAATTTGAAATCGAACAACCTCACTTCACATATGATGAAGTTCTCCATAACGCGAGGAATATATCTGGTGGTGGGGCATCTTTAAGAGGAATATTATGAGTACAATTGTTTTAGTATCTGGTGGTTTTGACCCACTACATAAAGGTCATCTTAACCTACTACAAGAGGCAAGAAAGTTGGGTGACCATCTATCAGTTGGTTTGAATAGTGATGAGTGGTTGACCAGAAAGAAGGGGTCACCCTTTATGTCAGCATTTGACAGGATGGATATATTGATGAACCTAGAATGTGTTGACCATGTAGTTCCTTTCAATGATGATGACGATACTGCTAAAGACTTTATTGAAAGAGCAATTGCTAGTCATGGAATAGACCACAAGTTTATATTTGCTAATGGTGGTGACAGGACAGAAGAAAACATACCAGAGATGGAACTAAGAGAAAAATTTTCCATGGCTCATTTAGAGTTTGTTTTTGGTGTTGGTGGAGATAAAACTTATTCTAGTAGTTCGGTAAACAATGTAGAAAGAGCATGGGGTGACTATAAAGTTATTCACGCGGAACAAACTGCTAAAGTAAAAATACTAAACATTGACATTAATAAAAGCATTAGTTACCAAAGACACTTTTATCGTGGGGAAATTTGGCATGTCGTAAATGGTATGGCAATGATTAAAACCAGTAAAGGTAAACCAGAAAATTATACTTATGAGTACTTGACTTCTGGTCAGAACTTCAGTATAATACCCTACGAATGGCATCAAATAACAAATGTGGGTAATGAACCCCTAAAGATAATTGAAATACAACATGGTTCTTATGTTGAAGAAGATGACATAGAAAGACAGGAGATAGTACATTGAGAAAAAAGAATGTGAAAGAAAGAAGAAAGGTAGCATTGGGTAACTTGCTGAAAGCAAAGTTTACTCCCAAACAGGTAAAGTCTGGCAAGTTTGTCAAAGGCAAACCTGTTATGGTAGACCGTTCTGAGGAAACTTGGAACAAGAATCGTGAATACCAGATTGAGGTATTAGAAAAAAGGGTGCAAGGATGAATGAGTTTCTATGGGTAGAGAAGTATAGACCCCAAACTATTTCCGATTGTATTTTACCAGATGGTTTGAAAAAAACTTTCCAAGAGTATGTTGATGCTGGTGAAATATCCAATATGCTTTTGTGTGGGACTGCTGGTACAGGTAAAACCACGGTGGCGAGAGCACTTTGTAATGAACTTGGTTGTGACTACATTGTTATCAACGGTTCTGATGAAAGTGGTATCGATGTATTGCGTACTAAGATAAGAGACTTTGCGAGTACAGTTAGTTTTGAAAGTAAGGCGAAGGTTGTTATCCTAGACGAGGCAGACTATCTAAATCCTAACTCAACACAACCAGCACTTAGAGCTTTTATTGAGGAGTTTTCTGGCAATTGCAGATTTATTTTCACATGCAATTTCAAGAATCGAATTATCGAACCTCTTCACAGTAGAACATCTGTTGTCGATTTTAAGATTGATAAGAAAGATAGACCAGAGATGGCACAGAAGTTCATGGGAAGGATGCAAAAAATCCTAATACAAGAAGGTATTCCATACGAACAGAATGTTCTCGCGGAACTATTGATGAAACACTTCCCAGACTATCGTAGGGTTATTAATGAACTTCAGAGATATTCTAGGAGTGGTTCTATCGATAGTGGTATTCTAAGTAACATTGCTGAGATAAACACCAAGGGATTGATTGACAGTCTCAAGGATAAGGATTGGAAGAAGATGAGACAATGGGTAGTCAATAATGTTGACAATGACCCACAAGGTGTTTACAGGAAGGTCTATGACTCTCTTATCGATAAGGTAAAACAAGTACCCCACTTGGTACTATTGATTGCTGACTACCAGTACAAGAGTGCATTTGTGGCAGACCAAGAGATTAACTTGACCGCGTGTCTAACTGATATCATGGCGAGTGTTGAATTTAAATGATTGAAGGATTAGGTGAACCAGTAAAGACCTATGATGCTGAAGAGTTCAAGGTAAAGAAAAAAGCAATTAGTCCTTTTGACTTTGCTAACAGTATCAACTACACCAAAGAAAATTTGATTGTAGATGATTGGTCTGAGAAACAATACAATCCTTTTATCGTGAACAAGTCATTGTCTCATGGAATCGATACGGTTGTGGCATCTAATGAAATGAATTCTAGACCACACTTGGATGCAAAAATGCAGTATGATTTTTTGCGTGGTTTTGTTCGTAAGAAAAAAAGATTTAACAAGTGGTTAAAACCAGAGAAAGAAGAACATCTAGAAATTGTAAAAGAATATTTTGGTTACAGTAATGTTCGGGCCCAAGAAGCACTCAGATTATTGAGTGAGGCAGATATCGAGGCGATAAAAGGCTTATTGAAGAAGGGTGGAAAATAGTAAAACCATAAATACTTTCATATTAATTAACAAAATTATGAAGGTATTATCATGGTGGATGATTTTTTTGACATTGATTTCCCCGACTACAAACCAGTAGAAATAGTTTTAGAAAAAGAGGATGATTTTTTAAAGGTTAGGGAAACTTTGTCGCGTATTGGGGTGGCATCTAAAAAGGACAGGACATTGTATCAGTCTTGCCATATTCTCCATAAACAAGGTAGGTATTTTATAACTCACTTCAAGGAACTTTTTGCTTTAGATGGTAAAGAAGCAGACTTGACTGAGAACGATTTAAAAAGACGAAACGCAATTGCTAAATTGTTAAGTGATTGGGGTCTAGTTAAGCTTCTTGATGAATCTATTGAAGAAGAAGTGGCTCCTATGAGTCAGATAAAGATTTTGTCCTTCAAAGAGAAGGATGAATGGACGCTCGTTACGAAATACAATATCGGGCGAAAACGATAACCTTGAATAAAAGGAGAACTTTAATGAAAAAAGTGTTGACAGTTGCTGCTGTCATTTTCGCTATGTTACTACCCATAGAGGGCGTTGCAGGCCCCAATGAAGAATTACATATGGCATGTAAATCTGCAATCAGTACAAATCTTCAAGGTCGGCCAATCCTAAAGGGTATGGATTTTAATCGTACCAACGCGGTGGCCAAATACAGGGTCAGAGGTTCTATAGGTGCAAAATATGTTACTTGTATTTTGGACAAACCATCTGGTCGTGTAACTTTAATTGATAGGGAGACAGAATCAGAAATCATGATGATTGCTGGTTTATAATTTTTTTCGCTTGACTTTGGAAAAAAAGTCCCCAGATCATATAAATATAGTAGTAGATGCTCGGGTGAGGTCTACACTTTTAACTCGCTTAATAAGGAGGAAAACATGAATACATTAAGCACACAAGCGCATTGGGACAATCTTGTCTCTGCATTTCCACACATTCGCAGACAATTCGTAGGGTTCGATAGAGTAATTGATTTACTCAACCAGAACTTTGAGTTGAATGTGAATTCATACCCACCTTTCAACATCGAAAAATTAGATGAAGAAAACTACGAGATTCAAATGGCTCTCGCTGGATTTAAAGAATCTGATTTAACAATTGAAGTGAAAGACGGTACGCTTACTGTTGAGGGGAATCAAGAATCGGAAGAAACATCTGATTTCATTCATCAAGGTATTGCTCAAAGAAAATTCAAAAAGTCATGGAGTCTCGCTGACACAGTTGTTGTCGAGGGTGCTAAATTGACAGATGGTATTCTTAGAGTTTCTTTGAAGAATGTTATTCCAGAAGAAAAGAAAGCTCAAACAATTAAGATTAAGACCAAGTAAATAACAGGGGGGCATGAGCCCCCCACCTACTCAAGAAGGAGAGATATGAAAAAGGAAGTATTCCGTAAATCAAATACATACGGAATCTATCTTATATCATTGGTTACTTTTGCAACCATGATATATAGCTTAGGTCAACTTATATAATTATCAAGAGGAAATAATGGCAAAAAAGAAAAGTGAAAAAAAGGTTGTAGAAGAAGTCAAATTAGATATTCCACCAGAGGAAATGACACGCGAGGAGTCTGAAGATAGTCCTCAGCAAATATGTGGCATTAAAATTTCTGGTGCTGAAGAGATGATTTGTTATCTACAAAAGGATGACCAAGGTAGTAGATATATTATTACCAATCCAGCAAACATCAAATATCTTCCTACAGAGGGGAAACAAGGACAATTCAAAATTGCATTTGTTCCACAATCTCCTGCTAGTAAAGGTATCCTATTTGTACCATATGGTCAATTGGAATACATTTATGACCCCAAGGAAGATTTGATAAAGGAATGGTTGAATAAATTTACTCACACGCAATCTACAGAGATGAAAACAAAACCGAAATTTACAGGATAATTTGCTTGACTTCTGATACACAATCGTGTATACTATCCTCTAAATGAAAAATCGGTTTTATTATGTCTAACTTTTACACTTATGCGTGGCAATATGGAAATTCTATTCTTACTCGTGGAGTAAGGAATGGGGAGCGTTTTACTGAAAAACATCCTTTCCAGCCAACCTTGTATGTCAGAAGTAATGAACCTTCTGAATTTACTAACATTGATGGTCACTATCTAAAACCAATTCAGTTTGGAGATAATGGCGACTGCAAAGAATTCCTAGACAAATATTCTAAGGTAGATAATTATCCTATCTATGGTCAAACTGATTTGACCTATCAGTATTTGTCTTCTATGTATCCGCAAGATATTGAGTTTGACCTCAGTAAAATGCGGATTTTCTCAATTGATATTGAGACAACTGCCGAACATGGTTTCCCAGATACAGAGAATCCTATCGAAGAGGTTCTTCTTATCACACTCGTAGACAATTACACCAAAGAAATATTTACTTGGGGTTCTGGTGAGTGGAAGCCTGGCGAAGAAACAAAAGACCTCAATGTCAATTACACTTATTGTTCCGATGAGTATGACTTATTGGAAAAATTCATGACATGGTGGGCACAAGATTATCCCGATGTAGTTACTGGATGGAACCTAGAACTATTTGATATGCCATATTTGGTTGGTAGAATTGACAGGATGTTTGGTAACAACGCGAAGAATAATCTCAGTCCATATGGGATGACTAGGAAGAAAGTCATCAAGGGTCACAACAATCGTGAATTGTTGAAGGTTGATATGAAGGGTATCATTCAACTTGACTACATGGATTTGTACAAAAAGTTTACTTATACTTTCCAAGAAAGTTATCGACTTGATTACATTGCCGAGGTAGAACTTGGTAAGAAGAAATTGGAAAGTGGATATGAAACATTCCGCGAGTTCTATGAGAATGATTGGAATCGATTCATTGACTACAACATCATCGATACTGTTCTGGTTGACGAACTTGATGACAAGATGAAATTCTTGGAACTGATTATCACAATGGGATATGACTGTAAATGTAATTACAATGATATCTTTTCATCTGTGAGAACTTGGGATTGTTTGTTATTCAATCATCTACTTGAAAAGAACATTATGATTCCTCAGAAGAAGGAACACTTCTCTAAGGGATTTGCTGGTGGTTATGTGCAAGACCCGAAGGTGGGTAAGTACAAGTGGGTTGTATCAGTTGATGCGACTTCTCTGTATCCATCTATCATCATGCAACACAATCTATCGCCAGAGATGTTGGCAGAGGGACACAGACCTCTGGACTGTACGGTTGATAGTATTCTGGAAAGGAAACATGTTCTCAAGAGATTGAAGGAAGCAGACTTATCCATGGCAGCCAACGGTTATATGTTTGCTAGAAACACGCAAGGATTCATGGCAGAAATTACTCAGAAGTTTTTTGATGACAGACAGAAGTACAAAAAACTGATGAAGAAAGCAGAACAAGATTTTGAGGATACCAAGAATCCAGAACTCAAGAAAGATATTGCGAAGTTCAACAACTTCCAGATGGCAAGAAAGATTCAATTGAACTCTCTTTTTGGTGCGATAGGTAACAAGTGGTTCAGATATTTTGATGAACGCATCGCAGAGGCAATCACACTAACTGGTCAGTTAATCATTCGTGATACTGGTAAGGCAGTTGATGAGTTTCTAAACAAGTTTCTTGGTACAGAGGATGTTGAGTATTCTTTCTATACTGATACTGATAGTTGTTATGTGACTCTTGATAAGATGGTGGAAGAACATCTACAGGGTAAATCTCGTGATGAGATTATCAACATACTTGACAACTTTGTCGAGAACAAACTAGAACCAGCAATCAATGGTAGAATGGTTGAACTTGGTGAGTACATGAATGTATTCCAACCCAAGATATTCTTCAAACGCGAGGCGATTGCGGATACTGGTATCTGGGTTGCAAAGAAAAGATACGCATTGAATGTATGGGACAATGAAGGTGTTCGATACAAAGAACCCAAACTGAAGGTGATGGGTCTGGAGATTGTAAGGTCTTCTACACCAGCACCAGTTCGTTCAAGTCTCAAAAAGGCAGTTGAGTTATGTTTGAACAAGGATGAAAAAGAATTACAGGATTTTGTTGAGGATACATGGCAGGCATTTTCTAAGATGTCTCCAGAAGAAATTGCCTTCCCACGCGGATGTAACAACATTGATAAGTATGCCTCAAGAGAAACAGTTTATACTAAAGGAACACCGATGCATGTTCGGGGTGCCTTAGTTTACAATCACTTGATTAGGACTCAGAAACTAGAGAAGAAGTATCAAACCATTCAAGATGGTGACAAGATTAAATTTCTCTATCTGAAAGAACCTAATCATGTGAGAGAAAATACCGTGGCGATGAATGGTCTTATGCCGAAAGAGTTTGATTTGCATCGTTACATTGATTATGAAACAATGTTTGAGAAAGCATTTATTGACCCATTGACTACTATAGTCACCAGTTTGGATTGGAAGACTAGACCAGTAGCAACATTGGAGTCGTTATTTTAGGAGTGAATATGAGTACATTAGATAAATTAAAAAAGAACTCAACGATAAAACAAACTGAAGTTTTATCCAAGAGTAAATTTCTGAACAACAAAGATGTGGTTCAGACAACTGTACCCGCCTTGAATGTGGCATTGAGTGGTAAGTTGGATGGTGGATTGAGTACAGGTCTAACAGTTTTTGCTGGCCCATCCAAACATTTCAAGACTGCTTTTGCCATGTTATTGTCAAAATCTTATTTGGATAAATATGATGATGGAGTGGTGTTATTTTATGACTCAGAGTTCGGCGCTCCTCAAGGATATTTCGACAGTTTCGGCATAGATACAGATAGGGTTGTTCACACGCCTGTCACAGACATAGAACAACTCAAGCACGATGTGATGTCCCAACTCCAAGGTATCGAAAGAGGTGACCGAGTAATTATTATTGTGGACTCAGTAGGTAACCTTGCCTCGCGTAAAGAAGTTGATGATGCGCTTGATGGTAAATCGGTTGCCGATATGACTCGTGCAAAACAAATGAAATCCCTGTTTCGTATGGTGACTCCTCACCTAACAATCAAAGATATTCCAGCGGTGGTTGTAAACCACACTTATAAAGAAATCGGCTTGTTTCCCAAAGATGTAGTGTCTGGGGGAACTGGTGTATATTATAGTGCTGACAATATCTTTATCATTGGTAGACAACAAGAAAAAGAAGGGAAGGAAGTTGTAGGATACAACTTTATTATTAATGTCGAGAAGTCAAGATTTGTACGCGAGAAGTCACGGATACCCATCGAGGTCACTTGGGAAGGTGGCATCAGCAAGTGGTCTGGTCTCCTTGATATGGCTCTTGAGTCTGGTCATGTGGTCAAACCTTCAAATGGATGGTATGCGAAATCTGGTGACGATGATGCAAAGAAGGTCAGAATTAAAGATACATACAACAAAGAATTCTGGATTCCAATCCTTAGTGACAAAACTTTCATCAAGTGGATTGAAGACAGATACTTAATGTCTGCTGACAGTATCATGCAGTCAGAAGTTAGTGAAGAGGATATTAAGGATGCCTACTCCGAAGTGTGATAGGTGTGAAAAGAGCATTGACTTAGAGAACGATGCTTGTATTTGTTTTCGACATGACTCTGGAGAAGCATATCTCTGTGAGGAGTGTGTCGAAATTGTGAAGGAAGATTTTTATAATGAGATTAGAACAGACAATACTATCGAATCTGATACATAACGAAGATTATGTCAGACAATCAATTGCACATATAAAAGCATCTTATTTTTTAGATGCAGAGTATCGTGAGGTATTTAAGTGTGTGCGTGATTATGTTACCGCATACAATTCTCCACCACAAAAAAGTGCAATCAAAATCGCACTACAAGATAATAGAAAAATTACTGAAGACCTTTATGGTAAGTGTGAAGAACTTATCAATAGTCTCAGTCCGACCAATGAAGATGAAAGATGGTTGATTGACCAAACAGAAAAATTCTGTAAGGACAAGGCAGTTTACAATGCTATCATGCAATCTATTCAGATTATCGATGGACAGGATAAAACCCATTCAGTAGATGCTCTGCCTTCTATATTATCCGATGCTCTTAGTGTTGGGTTTGATAATAACATTGGTCACGATTATGTTGGTGATGCGGAAGCACGATTTGATTTTTATCACAGACACGAAGAAAAATTACCATTTGATTTAGAATATTTCAACAAGATTACTGAAGGTGGATTGATAAACAAGACACTTAATATTGCTCTTGCTGGTACAGGTGTGGGTAAATCTCTTTTCATGTGTCATGTGGGTGCTTCTATGATTGCCCAAGGTAAGAATGTTCTGTACATTACATTAGAAATGGCAGAGGAAAGAATCGCTGAAAGAATCGATGCAAACATGATGGATGTTTCCATGCAAGATTTGAGAGACCTATCCAAGTCTATGTACACAGACCGTATTCAAAAAATTCAAAACAAAGTTGATGGTAGATTAATTGTTAAAGAGTATCCTACTGCAACTGCTCATGCTGGACATTTTAGAGCACTTCTTGAAGAGTTGAAACTCAAACAAAATTTTTATCCAGACATAATTTTTATCGATTATCTAAATATTTGTGTAAGTCAAAGACTAAGAAACAATGCTGGTGCAAACTCATATACTATAGTCAAGGCAATCGCTGAGGAACTAAGGGGACTAGCAGTAGAGTATGACCTACCAATAGTATCCGCAACACAGACCACGCGAGGTGGATTCAACAATAGTGATGTGGATTTGACAGATACCTCAGAAAGTTTTGGACTGCCTGCAACCGCTGATTTGATGTTTGCCCTTATCAGTACAGAAGAACTAGAACAACAAGGTCATATGATGGTCAAACAATTGAAGAACAGATATAGTGACCCTACAAGAAACAAACGATTTATGATTGGTGTTGATAGGGCGAAGATGAGATTATATGATTTAGAAGATGCCCAACAAAATCTGGTAGACTCTGGACAGGAAGATGACCAACCAGTATTTGATAAAGGAAATTTTGGTTCTCGTATGAACTTGAGTCAGATAAAAGTATAAATAGTAATATGATTAGTAAAGTATTATTTGGTGTCATTTTAGCTGGTGGTCTTGTCGGGTACTTGTATTACACAAATACTCAGGCAGAACTCATCGAGCTTCGTGAATATAATATGGCAATGGAATTACAAGTTGCTACACAAAATGAAACCATTGATAAGATGTCTAAACAATACGAAACACAAGCTAAAGCGCTTGGTGAGTTGACTTCAAAGAATGCTGTTATTGAAGCAGAGATGTCAAGATACCTTGATATTTTCCGCAGACATGACCTTAGTAAACTTGCAGCTGCTAAACCAGGCCTAATTGAACCAAGGGTGAATAATGCAACAAAAGAAGTATTTGACAGCCTCGAAACTGATTCCAGTTTTGAGTTTGATGCTGATAATTAGTGGTTGTTCTTTAATACCAAAACAACCGCGTGAGGTAGAAATCAAAACCGTAGAGGTGCGTATACCTATACAGCATCCTGTGTATCCTAGACCCATCGATATGAAAGAACCTAAGTGGTATGTCGTATCTGATAAAAATTTAGACGAATTTCTTACTAAGATAGAAAAGGAATCTGGAAAGATGGTCTTTATGGCCATGTCTGTTCCAGACTATGAGCTCATGGCGTATAATCTGCAAGAGATTAAACGATTCGTGAAAGAAACTAAAGAAGTGATTGTGTATTATAGAACTGTTATGTCAGATGATGAAGAACCATTAGGAGAAGAATCAGATGGCAAAGGAAACGATTGACACAGGAACTAATAAAGTAGATGTTGATTTAGATAGATACACCGACTTAATTTTGAAACTTGACGAAGCTCAAGACAAGATTAGGGAAATGGAAAAAATCACAAAAGAGTTGAAGATGACAACCAAAGCCGCTACACCAAGTACAAAATTTTCATTTGGTGCTTTGTTTAGGGACGAGAACGATATCAACGAGAAATCCATTATAGGATTTGCATCATTTATCATGATGCTTGCGTTTGGTATTGTTGACCTAGTAACAGGATTTTGGGGACAAGATATAACTATATCGGATACAATCTACACTTCATTTGTGGTAGTCACATTGGGTGCTTTCGGGATTGCAGAAGCTGGTAAGGCATTCAGTAAACAATAACCCCTAGATATAAGGAGAATAAAACTAGTGAAAATTGCGGTTGGTCTCGCAACGATTATTTTGCTAGCGGGATGTGCTAGCGGACAGGGTAAACCACCACCCACATTCAAGAACAATACAGATGATACTCTCATATACTGCGAAACCATAGGTGCCAGCAGTCATAAAAAGTGTCAGAGGATGCAAAAAGGGGAGGCTATAAACAGGGTAAACCAGTTTTTAAACTCACCCAGAGCAAGATTATAGGTAAGTTGTTGATTTAGAAGGATATTTAATTTCACTTTTTTTCGCTTTGGCCCTTGACATTTGGGTCAAAATATGGGATCATGATCGTATAAATGAGAGAAGTGAGAGAAAATATGCAAAAAGAAATCGAAAACCTACTAACCTTAATCAACGAAGACTACGCGAGGTGGTCTACTCGTTCTTTTGAAGTCAATGATTTTGGCGGAGAAGAGAGGCGAGATGCTCGCATTGCTGAGTTCGCTGATAAACTGGTTGTCAAAGAAGGTCAGAAATACATCAAGATTATTTCAGACAATTCAGTTTGGGGATTCATTGTCAAGGGTGACAATGATAAATTATTTCAAAAGGGTGATGTTTTAAAACCCGCTGGTTGGGCTGCCCCCGCTAGGAACAAACCTAGAGGCAATGTGTTTGCCATGATGGAAGGCAAAGGAACTGGTTGGGTAAGATGGACTGGCCCTCAGTACTTACGGTAGGAGAATGAGAATGATTGGTGATATAATTGCTGAAAAAGGTTTCCTTAAAACCCAGATAAATAAATGGGAAGAGATTGTAGATAATATTGATTCTGCTGTTCGCAAGGTGAATGAAGAAACAAAAGTTATCAAGTACAATGATGTTCCTAGTAACATTTATCTTACTGTTGAAGGGATTGCCGATGACTTGGGACTGAAGTTGAGTCTTGAAAAAAGTCAAGAACTGAAAAAAGACCTTGAATGGAAAATCAACGAAGTTCGTGAGGCAGTTAACAATCTGGAATCTGCCATGTACAATTTGGTAGAACCATTTGAAGACATGAAAAGGGATGCTGAAAATAAGAAAGATGATTTTGAGTATGAACTTGATGACTTGGAGTGGGAAGAGGAAAAACTTAAAAACGCTTCATAGTTTTAAGGCGAATACAGGATGCCTGCTAAAGTCTGTATAGGTTGATGACCGAACATCCGCGAGGGGAATGAAAACGCCCCTCAACTTTTTTATATACAGGATGAATTTATGAGTGATACAATACTGAAAGAAATTTCAGAAGAGATAAGTAGTTGGTCGGATGATAAAGAACCTATGGCTCAAAACATATTGGATGCCTATAAGTTCATATATAGATTGTTAGACCCAGAAGGATTTGGCTTCGCGGTCACAGCAGAAGTAAGGGACTGTGCAAGAGAAGTTCTTGGTATGCCCAAAGTAGAACAACAATTATATATGCCCAAAGATGAGTGATGAACGAGAATATAGACAACTAGAACTTTTTCTAGGAGAACAGAAAGAGGAGGATGAGTTGACGAATCCCAAGTTTGCGCCTGAAGAACTTGAAAACTCTAATCGCATATTTAAATCTGCTACACCAAAATATGACCTTAGTTGGTATATTAAATGGTTTTCATCTATATTAATACTAATAGCACTTACAATTAGAGCTGCAGATTATCCACGCATATATGATATGTGGTTTGGGTTTGTTGGTATGATTGGTTGGACATATGTTGGAATACTATGGAAAGATAGAGCGATTATCATCATGAATGTTATCAGTACCGCACTTCTTCTCATAGGTTTATTGACCCATTATAGAGGAGGTTTTTAGTGCCAATTTACGAAATAGAAAATACAGAAACAGGCGAAATCTTTGAAGTCATGATGAAGATAGATGCCAAAGAAAAGATGATGGAAAAGAATCCTCATTTCAGACAAGTACCATCCGCACCAGCTTTAAATTTTGGTGGGGTTGGTGACAGGGTGAAACCCGATGGTGGATTCAAGGATGTCTTATCTAAAATTGCTGATGCTAATCCAACATCTAAACTTGCCGATGACTATGGAAAGAAGGACAAGAAGTCTGTCGCTGTCCGTGACAGTATGAAACGAGTCAAAAAGAAATTAGGTTCTATCACAGACGGTTCCTAATTGTGAATATTACCACTCTACGCATTGCTATTTCAACATAAATATGTAAGTGTCAATATGACACGCTCAATTCATAACCGAAAAGAGGACATTGTTATGAAATGGTATAAAATGATTACTGCAATCTTTTTGATTTCAGTAGTAAATGTAGGGTGTGCTTCAGCCTCTGGTGGTAATTACTATGAAGCCGTGCAAAGGGCAGCAGAAGCGAAAGCGAAAGTGTCTGAAGCACGATATCGAGCTCTCGCTCAAGTCGCATCTAGTGGTGATGGTCAGGCTGCATCCGCAGCTGTTATGGCAATCGCACTATCAAATGAAGACACAATAGTTCCGCAATATGTCGAATCTTCTGCTCTTAAATGGGCGCAAGTTTTGACACCAACTATCGGAACTCTGGGGTTGGGTATTGTTCAAGCAAATGTTGCTAAGAACGCTGCTAACAAGGCTGCTGAAGTTCAAATGGCTTCCATGCAGGCAAACGCGGATATCCAATTAGGTCAACAAACCATGATTAGTAACATGGGTGGACAATGGGCTGATGTTGCAGCTGCTGGTGGACAGGCAACAGTTGATGTTGCTCTCGCTGGATTTGGTGCATTGAATACCGCTGGTAACCAAACTGTTACACTTGGTCTCGCTGGGTTAGATACTGCTGATAGTATTGCTACAACTGGTTTTACTACAGTTGATAGTATTGCTACCACAGGATTAACTACCGTTGGTACTGTTTCTACAGTTGGCATGAATAATATACTCACTATGGGTCAGTATGGTGTTGATGCAGCTGAAACTTTAGGTATTCAAGGTATGGTAAGTATTCATGAAACCAATGAAGATTGGTTAACTTATACTGCTGGTAGTGATACTAACTTTGCTCAGATTCTTGCAGATTTTAACGCAACAATCAAGCAATTTGGAACTGATTTAGGAACCCCTATTACATGTAATAATGACGGCAATGGAGTATTCAATTGCGAATAGTTACATAAAAGTTGTATAAATAATGGGGACGATGAGTCCCCTTTTTTAATTATGAGGTAAATTATGACGGAAATAAAAAAGATTCTTGACGGTGCGGAATTCGTAGTTAAACCACCCGAAGAATTAAACTTAAAAGAGCAAGTTGTAAATCCAAAATTAATGGATGAATTTGATAACTTATATGATGAAGATATCGATGCTGAAACAGTCAAAGCATTATCCCACGCATTAGAGTTAGATTACATTGAAAAATGGAAAGTCTTTGCTCAAATGAAACTACTAGAAAGAAACTTTGCAGTTGCTGAAGCGGCAAGAGTCGCCTTGCGTGACCAGTTGGTTAAAGCGAATGCTAATGTACAGATACTTTTAAAGAACTATGAAGAAAAAAAGATTGGCCTAGACCACGAGATAAAAGAAAAATTAAAAGTCAAGGAAGAACTCAAAACAGTTCGTGCTGAGTTAAGGGCCCTCAAAAAACCTAAAGGCCTTTCTAAAGCAAAAAGCGATAAAAATAAATCCGAGCCAGAAAACGCCTAGCTGGTTTTTTATAAATAGTGAGAAACACAATGTTTATGGAAGAAGTAATTAATGGTCGGATTTTTATCATATCTAAACGAAGATGCACAAGGCAAGAACCTTCATCTTGAACACCTAGAAGACGAAATTCTTAATTTCGGGATAGGTGGTGCTCGTGGTGCAATTAATTTCCTACAGTCATTAAGAGATATGCTGTCGGGAAGTTCTCGTTCATCTGTAAACATGACAGTCAAGTGGGATGGTGCTCCCGCTATATTTGCTGGTACAGACCCCAGCGATGGTAAATTCTTTGTTGCTAAAAAGGGTGTATTCAATAAAACACCACTATTATATAAGTCCACGCAAGAGATAAACAAAGATAGTAAATTACCACAAGCACTAAAACCCGCCTTTACAATCGCATTACAAGAATTCAGCAAACTCGGAATCAAGGGTGTATTACAGGGTGACTTAATGTTCACTTCTGGTTCACTTGAATCCGAGACCATTAATGGTGAAAGATTCACCACATTCCAACCAAATACCATAGTCTATGCTGTTCCCAAAATGTCAGAACTGGAACAGAAAATTAAAGCGGCTAAAATCGGTGTGGTATGGCATACTTCATATACAGGTAACACATTGGAAAGTATGAAGGCATCATTTGGTGTAAACATTAGTGGTCTCAGAAAGTCAAAAAATGTATGGATGGACGATGCTAGTTATAGAGATACTAGTGGTACTTCTACATTTACAAAAACAGAAACAGCTGCCGTGACTACAAAACTATCGCAATGTGGTAGAATATTCAAACAAATAAATTCAGCACAATTAGGCAGATTCTTAAAATTCCAAAATGGGTTTACTGGTAAAATGGTTGGCGCCAATATCAAAACCTACAATAATTCAAAAGTAAAAGTGGGTGCGAAGATATCTAATGTATCTGGACATGTTTCTGGATACGCGAAATGGGTAGAAGACAAATTTGATTCGGAGATAAATAAGTTAAAGACAGAGAAATCTAAGAGTCAACTAGAGAAAAGAAAAACAGAAACCCTAAGAGAACTAAGTCAGTATACTGCTCTTCTTACCAATGTTATCAATTTCCAGAACTCTATGGTAGAGGCGAAGATGATAATTGTTGGTAAATTAAATAGAGTAAAACAGTTAATGGATACTTTTGTTAGAACCAAACAGGGATTCAAGGTTACAAATCCAGAGGGATATGTTGCCATAGATAGAGTTTCGGGTAACGCTGTTAAACTAGTAGATAGAATGGAATTCAGTTATAATAACTTTACAGCAATTAAGGCGTGGGATAGATGAAAACATTAGTATATGCATTTGGTAGGATGAATCCACCCACAGCTGGGCATGGAAAACTTGTCCAGAAGGTAAAACAACTTGCTCAAAGAGAAAGGGCAGACCATCTTATTGTAGTTAGTCATAGTCAAGATAAACATAAGAATCCATTGACCCCACAGAAAAAAGTTGCCCATCTTAAAAAGATGTTTCCGCAAACTAAATTTAAAGCATCTGATAGAGTTAATCCAAACTTTATAAAACAACTAGGATTGATTACAGGGAAGTACGACAAGGTTATTATGGTTGCTGGTTCAGATAGGGTTCAAGAGTTCCAGAGAATACTGGATAGATACAACGGAAAAGATTTCAAGTTTGACCAAATAGATGTAATATCTGCTGGACAAAGAGACCCAGACGCGGAAGGCGTAACAGGTATAAGTGCTAGTAAAATGAGACTATTTGCAAAAAATAACGATTTTAACTCATTCAAAAGAGGGTTGCCTGCTGGTTATAGTGGGTCTCAAGCTTTATTCAAAGATGTGAAAAAGGGAATGGAGTTAAAAGAAAATACACATCACACTTTTTCACAATTTTTAAGAGGATAAAACATGTCTAAACATTTAGAGGGATTACTTCCCACAACAGGATTAGAATTCGATGAAACAGAGGCACCGCATGATGGTAAATGGGGTGTGTACGGATTCAAAGAAAACGGGCCAGGCATTTCTGACCCAACTGATTTACCAGATGAATATTATGAAGAAGTAGCAGATAGAGAAGAACTTCTTGAACAACTAAAAGAGGATGAAGGAGTAAAATATGAAGTCTATCTTGACCACCTTGGGTATCCCACCTGTGGAATCGGCCATCTCATTAAAGAAGAGGACGAGGAATCAGAATACGAAGTCGGAGATGAAGTCTCAGAAGAAAGAGTTATCGAACTCTTTAGACAAGATATCGGAATTGCCTGCCGAGACGCCGTTAATTTATACGGCTGGTCTGGATTTTGTGAGTGGCCCGAAGAAGTCCAAAATATCAATATCAATATGATATTTAACATGGGATTGCCGAGACTTATGAAGTTTAAAAATATGCATAAGGCATTAGAAAAACAAGATTGGAAACAAGCTGCTGTCGAGGGACGCGACTCTAAATGGTATGACCAAGTTACCAATAGAGCAGAAAGATTAATGAGTAAATTAGAGGAAATCTAATGAGGAATTTTATGTATATGTGGTTACCATCTATTATGGTATTATTTGTTATGGGATGTAGTGCTATAACTGGTGGATTACCAGATAAATTTGACAGTACAGAGTTTAGTGAATTGGTTCGTTTAAATTTGATATCAGAATCTACTGATTGTTCAAAAGAAGACATTCACGAGGCGCATGAGAAGTCTGCATTTCTATCTAAATACGCGGAACATACATTAAATGGAAATAATGCTGAAATTTACCACCAAATCTATGACTTGGTTGGTGAATTGCATGAAAGGGAATCGCCATCCGATGCTTACTGCAATTTGAAATGGCGAAATATAAATGAAGTAACAGACCGCGCTCTTGAATTGAGTGGTAGTAGGAGAAAATAATGTCAGAACTAACACAGGGGAAACTCTTAGAACACTATGAACAAAAGTTAAAAGAGTTAAATCATTTAGTAGATGAAGGAATGTTGTCCCCAGATGAGTATAAAGAACTCGTTGAAGATTTTACAGATGTAGAGGCAATAAAAGCAGATATTAAGGAAGAAAAACTTAAAGTATTTGCTGAAATGATAGTAACGCACCTTTCGACACTAATCAAAATATTATAAATAGTGTTACTATGGAAAAGACCTTTGCAGCCTTTGTAGACATACCCGAGCTTGAAGAGGGAGTTAATGACCCTGCTATCTTCAAAGCAGTTTTCCTTGCCGGCGGGCCTGGGTCTGGTAAGTCTTTTATGGTTGGTCAAACAGGTCTAAATTCACTAGGTTTCAAAGTAGTCAACTCTGACACACAATTTGAACTCGCATTAAAAAACGCTGGTTTATCTATGAAAGCAGCGGATATATTCTCAACAAAAGGTCAATCTCTCAGAGACCGCGCTAAGTTTTTAACACAGAAAAGACAAGACAGTTATCTAAACGGAAGACTTGGATTAGTTATTGACGGTACTGGTAGAGAGTACGACAAGATATCAAAACAGAAAAAAGATTTGGAAAAACTGGGTTATGAGACTGCCATGATAATGGTTAATACAGACCTAGATACTGCTGTTGCTAGAGACCAAGCAAGAACTAGAACATTGGGCCCAGCTGCAATTACTCCAATGTGGCAGTCAGTACAAAAAAATATAGGTAGATTTTCAAACCTCTTCAAACAAAATATGTTTATTGTAGATAACTCAGATGGCGCAGACTTTAAAAGCGGTGCGATGTCTGTATATAGAAGTCTTATGTCTTGGTCAAGGAGACCACCACAAGACAGACGGGCGAAAGCATGGATTAAAGACCAGAAACAACAACGCAACATTAAAGAAGAAAAAAAGAATTGTGGGTGTGGACAAGACCCTTGTATCACATATGGTAAAAAAGAACTAAAACAAAGAATCAAAGAAGAATTACCACCGCATTTAAAAAGACATTTCGATAAGAAAGGAAATGTAATCAAGGGTACATGGAAAGATGGTAAGTGGAGTCCAGATAAGAAACAACCAAAAATCAAGACCACTATCAGAGATGTAACACCAAAGGGATATGGCCCAACCGAAGATATCAAGAAGATGGATATGGGTGATGTCATCAAAGATTTTTACAAGAGTGATGCACCTCAGTTTAAAGGTAAATCTAAAAAGAAACGCAGAGAGATGGCGATTGCCGCTAAACTTTCTACTGAAGGAGTTTTTGACAGGGATTCCAAATCAAACTCTTTCAACAGAACTAAGTCTAAAACCACAAAAGTAAAATTGGGTACTAAGGGTGGTAAACCAGTATACGGAAAATCTACTGCCCCACAAGGATTCCCAAAACTATCTAATGAAGAAAGAGCTCAAATGGCAATGGAAGATTTACGCAAGTGGTTTGGTAAAGGCCCAAAAGGTGATTGGGTTCGCGTGGGTACAGATGGTGAAATCAAAGGAGATTGTGCAAGAGAGCCTGGCGAAGGTAAACCAAAGTGTATGCCTCGTTCAAAAGCTCATAGTATGTCCAAAGATGACAGAGCAACATCTGCCAGAAGGAAACGCAGAAAAGACCCAGTTGCAGACAGGAAAGGTAAGGGTGGAAAACCAATTATGGTTAAAACCGATGTGGATGAGGAATACAAATATGAATGGGGCACTCCAGAGGCAACTGCATATATGAAAGCGTTGACGCCTGGCGAGCCTGGTAAGACCACTAAAAAGAATAGGTCTAATGGAAACAATAACCACTACAAGGCAGTAAAAGAAGAACAAGATATGGATTTTGAGGGAATTATTACCCTTGATAACGATTGGTCTGCAATATTTCAAGAACAAGAAATAGAAGAACTTGAGAGAGAAGTTGATGAACTCTCATTTGAAGATATGGTAGCTCTTGGGATGTATGACGAAGATGAAATGGAAGATTTTGAAGAAATAGACCAAGACAACGATTGGCACGATGAAGTACAAATAACAGAGGTTCTATCCATTCAAGGTAGAATGAAAAGACGATTCGCTGCTAGGAGAAATAGACAAAAACTTAAAGTTGCTCGTATGAGAGCCGCGAGAAGGGCAGCTGACCCAACTAGGTTGAAGAGGCGTGCTACTCGTGGTGCGAGGAATATGTTGAAAGCTAGAATTGCGAGAGGGAGAGACATAGGTTCTTTACCACCCGCTGAAAAAGCTCGTATCGAAGGTATGGTCATGAGATTTTCTGGATTAGTATCTAGGATTGCTCAGAGGATGATACCTATTGTTCGTAAGAACGAAATGAAGAGATTAAAATCTGGTTCAAGACAGAAATCCCAGAAGGCGAAGAAGTATAATCCAAAGAAAGCATTGGCTTCTGCTTCAAAACAGAAGGGTAAAAAGTTTAAGGCAAGTAAAAAAACATTTGCTAAACCAAAATTAGCAAGCAAACCAAAGGCGGCGAAGAAAACGAAATGATTACATTCAAACAACTAATAGAAAAAAATGTACCGACCAATCCAAAGTTATGGTCTAAATTTAAATCACAGGCAAAGGCGAAGTTCGATGTCTATCCATCAGCATATGCTAATGGGTGGGCTGCTAAGAAGTATAAAGCTGCTGGTGGTGGATGGAAGACTGTATCTGAATCTTTATCTGAAGAGACTGGCGAAGAAATCACTATCATTACAGAAGAGGGTGAAAAGAAAAAAGTCAAATTAGGTAAAGTCCAGAGAGGCGGTAGTAAGAAATTTTTTGTGCATGTTAAGAACGACAAAGGAAATGTTGTAAAAGTATCCTTTGGTGACCCTAACATGGAGATTAAACGAGATGACCCAGAGAGAAGGAAGTCATTTCGAGCAAGGCACAATTGCGACAATCCAGGCCCGCGCTGGAAAGCAAGATACTGGAGTTGTAAGCAATGGAGGGCTGGTTCAAAAGTAGAGGACTGATATGATAGAGTGGTTGAAAAGACTCTGGTTAGAGGAATACGAAGTTACTATTTGGTTTAATAAAGAAAAACTGAATCCATTTGCTGATGAGAAAGTAAGAAGCAAAAAGGTATTTTTTATGAAAAAAATACAAACCAAAAAACAAACCCATTTTAGAGGTATAGATATAGATAACAATCAGATTGAAATAAGAACTACTGAACCCTTTGACTACCAAATTAAAAAGATTTACTAATGGACGGAACAAATATACACATAACACCAATTGCTCCAACATCGACTACTATGCACTCTTGGACAGATAGGCAAGTTGTGACTAAGGTGTTGTCTGGTGAAAATGGACAAGTTCAAGTAAAACAAGATATTTACAACACAACAATTTATGATGTTAATGGTAATAAACAAACAGTTACTAACTCACACACCATAGATTACTTAGTTTAACATTATGTTCTTGTGATTATTAAGAACCCTAGCACTTGAACTTTATAAATAATACCAATAAACAAATTTATATTGGAGATACCAAATGTCCAGCAGACTAGATAGAGTAATTAGGGAAGTTCTTACACAAGGAGAAAGCTTTCCCTTATTAGAAGCAGATATGTCAAGACGCCTTGATATGTTAGTGAGACAGGGACTAATGCCTGCATCACAATTACCCATTTTAAAACGCGGTTTAGATAAATTCAACCAAGGTAAAGTGCCTGCGCCGAATGAAAGAAACGCGGTCAATACACTATTGAACGGTATGATGTTCATCGTATTGGGTGACGATACTGTGTTCAATAGAGCAAGAACTTCTGTACAACAGAAAAGATATCAAACAGAAGAAGAAGAAAAGGGTAACGATTCTGATTCTGATAATAAACATAATATGGATCCTACTAGTCATGTCAAGAAAGAAGGTGACAACAAGTTCTGCGTATACAATACTAAAGGTAAGAAAGTTGCTACTTTTGAGACAGAAAAAGAAGCAAATGAGTATGCTAAAAAGAATCACGATGACCTCATGAGCGAAGAGCAATTGGACGAGTATGGTTCAATCATGTCTAAAAAAATTCTGGATTCCGATAATGGTAATGAATTTAACAGACCCCCAGAAAAATCTCCAGAAGACACCGCCAAAATAAAACAAAAAATGAAGGCAAAGAATAAATTAAGACCTAAAGGTGTGCAAGAAGAAGAACAACTAGACGAGTACGGTGCAATGTCAAGTGATAAAGCATCACACAATACTGGCGGATTTAGAATTTCAAACAAAGACGCGGCTGCTGCTAAAGAAAGAGCAAAGAAAAAGAGTGCAGAGAAACGCGACAAGTTATCAAATATAATCAAAAAGAACACCATCCAGAAAGGGCCTATGAAAGGTTTCATGACGGATGAAGTTAATCAAGGGGAACAAAAAATGGATATTGATTGGACAAAAAATCCTTTCGCTCAAGCAAAAGCCATGGCTGAAGGAAAATTCAAAGACATGGCTACTAGGCAGTCCGAAGAGGAAAGACTAAAGGCAGAGAAAAAAGCTAAAAGACTTTCTGATAAGAAGGGCAGAGAAGAAAAAGAAACTGACCCAGGCATGAAAGAAGCGTATGGCATGATGAAAGCAGAAAAGGGTGATGGGTATAATCCCGACAAAGAACACAATATGAATCCTACTAGTCATGTTAAAAAAGAAGGCGATAACAAGTTTTGTGTGTATAACATGAAAGGTAAAAAAGTCGCAACTTTTGAAACTGAAAAAGAAGCAAACGCATATGCTAAAAAGAACCATGATGAACTCATGAAAGAGGGTGTCGCTAAGAATACTCTTGACATCTATCAGGCACACGCGGATGCTAAGGGTAAGAAAACCCTCAAGTCCATAAGTAAACAAATGGACAAGGCGGTTACCAAAGCCAACGCAAAACTCAAGGAAGAACTAGAAGGACTACCAGAGTTAGATGCAATGGATATCGAAATGGCAGAGGGATATCAATCAGTTCTTAAAAACAACTACACCGACAAGGAACTTAGACAGGCTAAAGGTATCGCGTTTGATAAGAGATACAAAGGTGGTAACATGACAGGTGCTGCTAAGGCAATGGAGAAAATCAAGAAAGGTTTATCCGACCATCCTGTTGCTTCTAAAGCATTAAGAAAAGCAAACGAAGAGAACATGAAAGAGGAGTGGTTGGACTTGTTTGATGGTGTAGAAGATTTCAATGAAATTATTGAGATGTCTTACAAAGAAAAGTTTAATTCTATGTTGAAGAAGACAGGTAAATCTCTTGCTAATATGTCACCAGAAGAGAAGAAGAAATTCTTTAACAAAGTAGATGGCGCTCACGATGCAGTAAATGAGAACAAAGCATTTAGAGATGCTGCTAGGGACTTCAAAGCGGATGACAAGAGAGGTCTTGCACCATTGAAGAAGGATGCACCTAAAGTATCAGACGCGAAGAACGCCAAAGAAATCGAACATATCGTACCTCAAATGAGGAAGGCAATATCAGTAGGCAAAAAAGTGCAATTCAAAGATGGTAAACATCACACAGTTTCCAAAGCACACGCCGCTAAATTCTTGAATAAATACATGAGTAGCAAACCCGCTGATAAAGAAAAAATGCAATCGCAGGCCCATGCAAGTCATAAGGACTTCATGAATCATGCAAAATAGTTTTAATAACCAAAAACACATAGGAGAGAAAAAATGAGTGGATGGGGAGCAAATGATTCAGACGAATCAAAACCAAAGTGGTTAACAGCAGACCAGAAAGAAGATGTCTTTGCTAACTCTAGTGGTTGGGTTGTAAAAGCTGGGTCAACTATGACAGGAAATGGCAATACAAGTGCCACTCCAGAAGTTTTAGTTGCACTTGGTTCACTTGCAACTTCACTAGGACAAGCAACTATTGATGCTGTAGATTGGGAAAGCACAGCTTTTGATGTATCCGATGGTGGAACACTTAAAATTAATGTTCACTATAATGAGGAAATCACAGTCGCTGGTGCTTCACCTCTAATGTATGTAGCGAACAACCAAGCAGGTGGCGGTTCAGCATCTAGTGTTACATTAACAATGGATGGAAGTTTACCGTTTACTGGTGAAAAACTTACATTTAGTGCTACGATAGGTGCTGGTGGCTCAACAATTGTTGCAGACGATGTACTTTCATTCGCAGCTCAATCGATTGACCTCAACGGTTCTACAATGGTAGACGCAATCGGTGGTGGAAATGCGGAGAGAGCAATCTCAGCTGCACAAGCAACCGCTGGTGGAACAATTACCGCAACTGCATAAGGAGATAAAGCATGTGTAAATGTTGCAAGTGTTGTACATGTACATGCCCAGAGTGTAACTAATGGCTGATAGTAAACTTTCAGAATTAACGGCTGCTACATCTGTAGCAGCCGCAGATACCTTTTATCTAGTACAAAGTTCTACTAGTAAAGGTGTGACAGCTGCAAATCTATTCGCTGATGTGGCGACACCTGTATCTTTTTCAGATAAGGTATCAATCGCAGACGCGGATACAGTAACAGGGCCAGGCGCAATCTCAGTCGCAACGAATGTGACTAGATTGACAAACCCAGGCACAGGTGGTACATTAACCATTGGTGCTGGTACAGAGGGTCAATTGAAAATTATTGTTATGGATGGCAATTCTAGTGCGGTAACTCTGACACTAGACGATTCAGACTTAGGTCATGATACCATTACATTCAATAATGCAGGCGATACGGCAACCCTACTATATACTAATAGTAAGTGGTGGATGATAGGGGGGACAGCCACAGTCGCCAATTAGATAATAAAAAGATTTTATGAATGATTGAATTGAATGAAGATAATTATTTAGTATATGCATTGAGAAATTATAATAGTCCAGAGTGTTCTGGAATGGATGATTTTGAAGAGGATGTAAAACGGTTCAAGTACTTAAAGAGACTTTTTCGTAGGTATGAAAGAACAGAAGTCTTAAACGATAGACTTATCCTTAATCATCTTATAGTTTTGTATAATGTTTTTGACAAGGCTGCAACGCCTTTGTTGTTTTATAAAATAGACAAAGAACATTGGTCTATACTAAAAACATTTTTGGTATTTCTAAACAGGATGCCAATGGAACAAATTGTTACTGGTGGTGTTAGGGGGGATGATATCCAACTTGACATGAAAGTAATAAAAATATTAAGGGAAATTTAATGTCTAGAATTGTTGACAGTCTTATCGCATATCGGATACTTAGGATGTTCTCACAACCTATTACGAAACATCCAGCATATCAGATGGGAATTGTTGACAAAGACGGTAATAAGTTAAAAGAACCATCTGGTGCTACTGAGATGGATGCTTATACTCTACTAGACCGACTTGCTTTTAAAATAAAAAGAGCGTTACTGAAGTCACCAGATAGAACTGCTAGGAGACTTCTTACATTTGCTGCCGCTATTGCACTTCTACGAGAAAACCAAAATGTAGATGACATGGAAGATGGTGAATTTGAGGCATTGATTGATTTGTATTCAGAGGATGAGAATGTAATCAAAGAATCAAAAATGTTAGAGATGGGTAGGACACCGTTCACCTATTTCGCTTTGGATGAGGAGATTGCAAATGTAGCAGGCCCAATGGGCGGTGGCGCAATTGCTGGAATAGGGACTGGAGCTCAAGGAGAGCCAGGCAGAAACCCTAGTCTGATGCCTCTTCAGAGAAGAAAAAAGAAGAGGCAGAGTAATGGTAGAAGCTAACCTACAAACAAAAATCGCAGTTATGGAATCAGATATTAAACAAATGACAGGTTTGTTTGGTAGACTTGACACATCCATAGAGAAAATAACAGAATTAAATACTACCATAAAAGAAGTTTTAGCGGTGCATGAACAAAGAATATCAGCCACAGAAGTGGACATAGAAAGAACATACGATACTTTTGAGGAAAAGTACGAACAATTACATTCGCGTATATCTACAACCAATAGAGAACTTGCAAAAGACCTAAAATCCCATGGCGATAAAGTCATGGATGCGGTGATGGAATTACGAGAATTAGTGGGAGAACACGCTCAACATCATGACGATAGGATAAGGTCACTAGAAAAGAGACAATGGATGATGATGGGTGGTGCCGCTGTTTTAGGCTTTTTAATAGGCAATATGGAGTTTTTTCAACTCTTACTTAACTCATAATTCTGCTTGACATTTG